CTGAACCAACTGAACCAACTGAACCAACTGAACCAACTGAACCAACTGAACCAACCGCGAAAGCTAAGCCCGCTAAGCCCGCTAAGCCCGCTAAGCCCGTTCCAAAAACGGTAGATGATACCAGAGAGTTGCCTACTACTAAAGAAGAGCCACCTCTACTTCCGCCAACTAATACTACAGAAGGCCCGCCTAAAGATAGGATCGACGACGGCGGCGACATTGTGCACAGTCCTATAACTGATGAAGAGCGCACCGAGGCAATTAGAAAAAAGATACCTGCCTTCATAACTAAAATGGGACGCATACTAGAATACTTTGACAATAACGGAAAGAGGAAGCAAGCTTCCGACCCGTTTGAGCTACTGAACTCGCTAGCCGAAGCGTATCCAAACGCTAAATTTACTCCCGAGGGCGACGCGCTAATTCTCGATCGCAGAATAGACAGCGACGGTAGGGTTTTTGAGCTCAGGGCATCTAATACTGGGTCTAAGGCCTTAGTCTACTCCATGAATTGGACTGACCCCGAGACTGGCAAAGTTGAAACTCTAATTCACTACGACAAGCGTCACTCTATAACATCAGTCTTTAGGAAAGACAACTCCTCGGATGGTCTGATGGCTAAACTACTCAGCGTTGAGCCATTGAAGCAGGGAAATGCTTCACCTATTCCTGGTTTCGGCGAGGCCTCTCTCAGAGAGCGTGCTGAGTGGTACAAGATGAAGCAGAAAATGTTTACCCCAGAAGGTCTTGCAACTTTCTATGGCAATGGCCGTCCAAAGATTTTCCACAAAGACAAGGGCACATTCAAGCACCGAGACGTACTTAGTATTTGGGAAGCTTACCCTGAGTACAAGGACGATCCTAGCGACCCTGAGCTGAAAGACGCCATATATCACGGTCTACTTGGAGTATTTGGAAGATTGCCTATTGACCCACGTGTCCACAGGGAAGCTAGAAGGCAATTAAGATTAGAGTTTAGAAAGCGTTTCCCTAAAGAAAACGCTCGCAAGATGGGTGCACTAATTACTAATGCCTCTAGGATGTCTATGGGCAAAACATACGATCTAGACCCCGATACTAAAGCTAACCCTTATGCATCAAAGAACCGTGTCACCCCTATCGAGCCGGGTCAGATTGTGGAGTACACAAACAACAAGGAAGAGCTAATAAACCTTGTAGTTACTGGCTACGCACCAAACGTCAACGTTAGCCCGGGCAATGAAGGCTACGATTACAACGACTTTATATACCTAAAAGATGCCGATGGAAAAACTGTACGTCTTAACGCCATACAGTTGAGGATACTAAAAAACCAGGACACCCCCTTAACTAAATATAGTCCAAATATTGAAGGTAAAGAGCTACGGGATCATCGAGCAAAACTTGGATTCTATGACGATTCATCCACCGACAGACCTAATAACCCAACAGGTGTTGACACGTTTGCTGGAGAGCCCGACGCCCCGTTACCAGGTGTTATAGATGATCTAGAGCCTGGAGACGTGCTTCCTAACCTAAATGGTGAAGGCATTCTTGGGGAGATTATATCCTCTAGGTTTGTTAGAGGCAAAGATGACGAAGAAGGAATTGCGTTTACGGTAGTAACTGATAGCGGTGAGACTAAAATCGTAGTGTATGCTCTTGGTAAAGAGATACCACCAAAAAAAGACTAGCCCCCAATCAGGGGGGCGGTAGCCCAGAAGGGACTAACGATGGATCAGGACCAGGAGCCGAAAGTGACCCAGGGGGATCGGGACCAGATGGCAAAAGTCTACCCTCAGGAGAGGGAGTGGACGGACGCGGAAATCGAGATGGCAAAAGCCCTTGGTCATCTCTAGATAGTCAACTACCCGAGGCAACTCGCGCTCAAGAGTTACGTGACTCTGGCTCATCTACTCCGGATTTATTTGAACTAGACCCTCAAAAAGACGCTGAGGCATTCCGAGACGCAATTCAGAAGCTAAAAGAGAGCAATAAATACTCAGCATCTGTCTATGTTTACGATGTCGAAGAGTATCGTAACATGCGACTTTTCTCAACCGAAGATGGTACTGCTGGTATTGCACTGAAACCAGATGGCGACATTGTCTCCGGGTTTGTCTACGCTGACTCCCCACATAAAAGAGCCATCTCATCTATGCTGTCTCAAATGGTCGAGCTTGGCGGCGATCGTTTGGATGCTTTTGACACGGTACTACCAGGGATATACGCTAATTCTGGGTTCAAGCCAGTAGCCAGAGTTCGTTGGGACAATGAGTTCGCACCAGATGGCTGGGATAAAGAAACCTACAGTAAATTTAATAATGGTGAACCAGATGTAGTAATTATGGCGTATGACTCAGATCGTGTCGGATCTGAGTACGACCCTACAGAAGGAGAAGTCTTTGATGACTATGATGCAGCCATGGAGGCCCGCAATACAGAGCTAGAGGAACTAAAAAAAGAAAAAGAGCCGGATCTTTCTCCTGACAATGAGTACGCTGATCCTGACCCCGGCCACGCGGAGATCGAAGCAAATAAAGTTAAATTTGACAACAACCTATTCTATTCAGTTATGATTCCCCGAGTGCTGCTAGAAGATTTGAATGAGACAAGTGCTCTCGAAAATGATGAAGAAAATTTCATATACAAGCCGGGTAAATACATCCTAAAAGGTGATCGACTGAATGGGTTAATTTCTGCCATTGAGAACAGGATAGAACTCTACCGTGACGACAGAGAAGGCTACTCTGATGTAGGACCTTCGGCCATCAGGGCCCTAAAAAACTTTAGAGTAGCTAGTAAAAACCCTGTAGACGCTACGGCCGAAAAAGCACCTGCAAAAAATAAAAAGGATGAACGCCGCAAATTAGTCGACAAGCTTGTCGAAGCATCCTTCAATTTCTCGGAGACGGAAAATCTAGGACAGCTTTCGGAGGCAGAAGTCATAGAAAGTCGAACTGCTATGTGGCCGAATAGTAAAGCCTATTTAGAGAGAAAAATTGCGGAAGGTGGTGACTTCGACGGGTCACGTACTGCAAGATTAAAAAGAGGACTAGACGGCTTTATACAAGAAGGTCTAGACTCCCTGAGAGAGCTTAGGGAAGCAGAAAGAGCACTGGCCATATTTGACGGAGAATTAGCAGGGGAGCCAGAGAACGCTCCCGAAGCTCCCTCGATAGAGACAGGCTCGCCTGGCCCCGTCTCGAGAGAGCGTCCTTCTTTCGATGCAGGGATCTCTGACTTTGAGGTCGACGATAGCGAATTGGAGACCGGCGAAGAAGAGGACCTATCTTCCGCGGTGAAGCTTAAAAGGCTAATAGCCAATAACCCTGGCCTCTCTAGATTTATAAATCGTATGGCTAAGGCTCCTGTGCGAAACCCAGTAAAAACGCTGCAGAGCGCAAGAGACCTGAAGAAAGCACTTGCGGACCTTGACGTGTCTGACTTTGAGGTAGAGGGGTTCACTCCAAGCGTAAGTCATTCAGGAATGAGTCGCTCTGACATAAACTTAATTAGGGATAATCTTTCTGCTAATAATATAACCGTTTCCCCAGAAGAAGCAAGAGACCTGGCGGATATCCTCAACTACGTAATTAACTTTGAAGGTATGACCACCGAAGAAGCTGTTATAGCCGCACTAAAGAAAGACGGGATTAGATACTCTAACAAAAATAATATTGCCGTCAAATCTGTAGATCTCCCGATCACATTTGAAAACGAAGATTCTAAAGAGTTACCGGATCCTAAGACGGCTATACTGGTTACCACTCCGAAAGAGACCAAAGATATTCTTGCTGCCATGGGCAAGATAAATGCTTTTTTTGAGAGTGAAGGATCGCTTCCGGGCACCTTAGATCCAAACGCTATCTCCATTAGAGTTGTGCCAAATCAAAATGCCTTCGACAACCTATACAACTTGTTAGACATAACAGAGACAGGTAGAATAAAATCTCGTGCTACCACTTTTGGTGCAAACATACCCAACCTTGTAGAGCTCCCAGTTGAAGAATACCTAGCCGGTAGAATTCCCCTAACCGACAACAGAGATCTGAGCAGCAACATCATACTAAACTTAAAGTTCCTCAGGGAATACGCAGATAAGACTAAATTTGAATCAGGTTCCAGAATTCAGGAAACATTAATCCACGAATTTGGCCACACTCTTCATCGATCCTTCGGCCTCAGTTGGGGTCGTAAAAAGACTGTCAGTAGTCTTGGCGAGTACTACAGCGTGTTCAAGCAATTTGTCTCGGATTACGGAACAACAAGCCCTAAAGAGCACTTTTCCGACTCGTTTTCGCAGTACCTCCTAACCGGTGATTCTCCCCAGGGGTGGAAAGCATTCATGAAATCTCAGGGTATACTTAAATGATGAAGAAAAAAGCGGTTACAGTGCTACCAATTACTATCGACACTGAAGACGGACCTGTCGAAGAGTTAGTAAACTTAGATGATCTGACCTTAGATCAGATAACAGAGCTTGCGAGAGCTGACAAATCTTATATCCCTTACGCACTATCTAGGTACTTAGAAGAGCCACTAGACAAATAGTTGGTAATATATGATAAGATTATAGCTAGATCCAACTAGCTATAGAAAAAGATTAGGATCAAAATGGCTGAAGAGCAATTCGAACTTTCTGGCGACCCTACGATCTACTTCTACGTAGATAAGGAAACCGAGCAAGTAGATGGAATCTACATGTTTAGCATGTTTGGCATAATGGGCCGAATTAAGGGGGAAGACTGGGAGATAGCCTCTCGTGCAGAAGAGCCTCTGAACGGTTACATCACCTCTCCTGAAAAATATACGGTCTACGCTTTTGACTGGGATACTGACATTCTTCTTGCAGAAGATTCTGACCCAGACGACGATGAAGAGTGGAACCCAGTAGTAATCCAAGCCTGGGGACGTGGCGAAGACCTCTCTGTAGACGACATCTCAGGGTTTAGCAGAGTAATTTCGGCCGGTGAATCGGTTGACCCCTCTGAAGTAACCCCATCTTAATAACGGAGTATGATGAGCACTAATCGTATGTACACTATCCCTGGCGGCGTTCAGAATGAAGCTAAAAAGGCTCTAAACTGGCGCAAGGAGGCCAAGCGAGGTGGCACACCGGTAGGAATTAATAGCGCGCGTACTCTTTCAAAGGGTGGTCAAATTGGTATCGAAAAAATTCGTCACATTGCTAAATACTTTCCTCGTCATGAGGTTGACAAGAAAGCAAAAGGCTATGAGCGCGGAGAAGATGGATTTCCATCTAACGGCCGCATTTCATGGGCTCTTTGGGGTGGGGACGCCGGGCAGAGATGGGCTTCTGCAATTGTAGAGCGTGAAAACAAAAGAGCCATCGCTGCAGGTGGATATGATCTATCTCATGGCGAATCCGATTACAGAGAAACGCCCCACTATGAGCCTGACCTCAGTGCGTTTAAGCAAGCCCACGAATTAGACCTATTCCTTGGGCCAGAATTCATGGTTCGTATACGTCTAGACAATTCTGGTATAGATCGTCTATATAAAATTGATGTTGATGGAATGGTATCCGTCTGGGACGACTGCGGCTGGGACGACATGGGCCACGTTGATGGTGATGTTTATTCATACGACCGAGCTTTAGATGCTGATATTGAAACTTCCGAGTTCGACCATGTAATAATAGACCCCTCTGCTGCGGTAATTATTTCAGCCTTTCTACAGGCTAGACCTAATCAGCCGGTTAGATTAGATGAGATAGACCCAGAAGAAACCAGGCTTGTAGCCGATGGTCTTATGGAAGAAGACTTTGTAATGATCGACAGGGTTATTACTGCTGCCGGGACCACAGATTCCCCTACAGATAAAGACGGTGACTTTACTCCTGAAGAAAGATCTAATCTAGCCAAAACTCAGCCGAGAGACGCTAGTGGGCTTTTTGTTAAGGTCGGCTCGCGAACTGTTGTTGGCGGAGACACAGAGCGAGGTTCTGGAGTAATTACCGGGATTGATTACGCGATGGGAAAAGTTAAGGTAAAACTTGACAGCGGAAAAGATATTTCCGTGGACTCTAAATTCACGCAAGGTGAAGACTCCGTTGAGGGGCCGATGCCAATTCCAAAAAACATCGCTCCCTTAGACCTCAGCGGTATCGTTGCCGAGCCCAGGACCCCAAGAAACTCTCCAATTGCTCGTCTACCCGGGACACTGCCAGTTTTGAGTGATAAAGATATTAATTCCATTATTAATGATTTTCCATCATATGTAGCAAAAATGCGTAAGTCTTATAAAACTTATGATGACAAGCCTAAGGGTTTAAAGGCATATGACAAGAAATTAGTTAAAGAACGTCACGGTATAAACGCCGCCGCCACTGGTGACGTAGATCAGATTAACGACCCGTCGGAATCGGACGTCACTGCTAAATACTTAGCGATCGTGTCTCCTGACGACAAGGGTGCGGTAATGGATTTGATTGCAATTGTTCCTGCAGCAACAAGCTCTACGCAGCCGGAAATATACGAGCGCAAAGAGGGCAAGTGGCAGAGAAGTGAACAGCTTCTAATGGACTTAAAATCATCAACACCACCTCCCGTAGTCGAGCTTGATGATAAAAAAGTTCTAGACGATGTACTTAAGCAAGCTGACGAGGCTTCACCTATGCAGGCATCCGCATACGAATTCTCCATTTTCTGGGAAAGAGTAGTGGAGCCGTTGCTCTCAGCTGGTGGTGCTGACCGTAACCGTGGTAATGCAGATGCACTTCGTCGCTACTGGACTAAGGGCAAGGGCGCAGCAAAAATCCGTTGGAACACTCCCGGTGATTGGACTCGCTGTGTTCGCCAGCTCTCTAAATACATGGGCCCACGCGCGAAGGGCTACTGCCAACTTCGCCACAAGGAAGTAACTGGTGTCTACACTGGAAGCGAAAAAAATGTTGGAAAGAGAAAGGGCTTAAAAGCTTCTACTTCTCTATTTGCAACTGAGAAAGAATTTGATTCAGCAGTCTTTGAAAAGTCTCGTCTAGCAGCAATAGCATCCGATGCGCGTGAAAAGGTTGCTCTAATCGCTGATGCTTCCTATGGTAAGTCCGGGGCTGAATTCTACATACCTCTGATTGTGCCTGAAGAAGCCGAATCTGGTGATGGTAGAAAATTTAAAAAAGGCTCGATAAGCGTACGTGACTTACCGATCCCGCTTCTTTGGCAGATTAAAACTGGTGCAGGCCACGATGGATCCGTAGTTGTAGGTCGAATTGACTACGTTGAAAGGATTGAGGGAGGTGTTGGAAACGCTCGTGGTGTTTTTGATTCCGGCCCTTACGGTCGCGAGGCAGAGAGATTAGTTAGATATGGTTTCTTGCGTGGAGTCTCCGTGGATTTAGATCAATTTGAGGCACAAGAAAACAAGAGCCCAAAGACTGAAAACTCTGAAGATGGCGAAGTTATGGGCAAGGATAAATTAACCATAAACAAGGCCCGTATTATGGCTGCTACAATTGTAGCTAAGCCTGCATTTCAGGAGTGCAGCATATCATTGCAAGAACAAGGGGAGCAGGAGTACGAAGTGACCCCTAAAGATGGCATATATGAAGAATGCATTGACGGTTTTTGCGACCTTGAACCAATCATGGCTTCTGGGTACCTGGAATCCGAGATTCCAATGGCACCACCTGCCCAATGGTTTGCTGACCAGAAACTTCTCAAGCCAACGCCACTAACTATAGATAAAGACGGTCGTGTCTACGGACACATAGCCGCGTGGCACATTAGCCACATTGGACTGCCACGCTCAACTAAGCCTCCTCGATCTCGTAGCAAGTACGCATACTTCAACACTGGAGTAGTTAGTACTGCCGAGGGCACTGATGTCACTGTTGGTCAACTAACCCTTGCTGGTGGCCATGCTCCACTAAATGCGGACGCCTCATCTGCTGCCAGACATTACGACGACACCGCCTCAGCTATTGCAGATGTACATGCTGGCGAGGATCAGTTTGGTATTTGGGTATCTGGCTGCTTGCGTCCAGACGCTGATGAAATGCAGATACGAGCACTTCGCGCCTCAGCACCTTCTGGGGACTGGCGTCCAATTAATGGGTCCTTAGAACTGGTTGCTGTTTGTCAAGTTAACGTTCCTGGATTCCCTACTGCACGTGCAATGATTGCATCCGGCAAAATATTCGCGCTTGTTGCCGCTGGAGCTAGCCACATGGCAGTACTAAAAAGCCAAGCAGTTCAGACGTTATCTCAGAAAGCAAACACTCTAGGTCAGCTCGCCGCTACTGCTCCAGACCTAAAGATGAGAGTAAGGGCTGCCAAGAAATCTCTTCGCGAGGCCAATCTAGAGGCAATAACCGCTAGCGCTACCCTGATGAAGGAAAAATCACTAATTGCGGCTGCCGTATCAGAGCTGGCTAAGATCCCAAGTGATCTAAGGATGGAGTTAGCAGAAAAGGGCTACGCCATGAAAGATGGCTCTTACCCCATTCGTGACACTTCTGATTTACAAAACTCCATTAAAGCGTACGGAAGAGCAAAAGACTCTGAGAAATCCGCAGTGCGTAAGCACATAACTAAGCGTGCTCGTCAATTAAAGGGATTTAGTATGATTCCTCAGGGATGGGCTTATGCAAACTCTACGGAAGCAGCCGACAAGGTTGACTTAATGCGTAGATCAATCACTGCCGCAGCAAATTCTGATTGTGGTTGCGACTTACCTGTTGAAACAGTGGTGGCTGCTGTCCCGAAAGATGAAATCTCTGAAACTGAGCTAAAGAAGCTAAAAGACGCAAAGTCTGAAGCCGACAAGCAAACCGAAAAAGAGATTGAAGCAGCTAAAGCAGTCAAATCTGGTAAGGCGGACATTGAGGATCTAGATGAGGACGGTAAGCCTAAATACGTTTCTGGTGTAAACCAGCCACGTGACGCAAAAGGTAAGTACCGCACAGTTCTAGCTCGCCTAAAACAGAACTTAGGTGTTGCAGGTCTGGCAAAAGCATTGAAAAAAGCTGAAGATGCTGAAAACCTAGACTTTGCTGGTGACTATCGGGCTTCTGCGGACGCAAGCGGCGAGCTGATCGGCATGATCGACCGAATTGACTCAAAAGCCTTAAATTCAGAAGCGTTGGAGAATGTTCGCGCAACTGCCGGAGAGTTGGGCAAGGTTATTTCGAATCTGCCCCTGCCTTTCGGTAAGGACGCAGAAAAACTAAAGTTTAGCGATCTACCGTTTGGACTAAAGGATTTAATCAAGAAAATGATTACCCGAGTCGAGGCAAAAATCGGTAAAGAGGATGCAAATATTGCTACGCAAAGTTTGAAATCCTACATGTCGGGTGCAGATCTGTACTCTCAGGGTGAAGTTCAATCTGAGATGAGCAAGTTGCTCCGACTCCTTACCTAAAAAGTAGGGTAAAATTATCCCTAGGTGGAGCGCCTCTCGTTTTTACGCAGAGTCCCTCGGCCTTGACTGTAATCAAGGATGCTAGACATCCAAAAATAACTGGCCTAGGAGGTACAGTGTACGACCAGATAAAGACTCAGCTAGATGCAATTTCTGAGCTTGGTGACGAACAAGTCGCAGAGCTACAAGCAGACATCATCTCGCAGTTTGAAATGGTTGAGGGTGAAGACCCGACTCCTGAGACAGTTGATGCTATGACGTTACTAGCTGACTCTCTAGACATGGTACGCGGAGAACTATCAAACCGCGAAGCTCAGACTGCAGAACTTGCAGCCCGTGCTGCTGAAGCTACTGCCCGTGTCAAGGGTGGAGCAGAGGACGTCGGAGAGGAAATGGCCATGACCGAAGATGAGCCTATGGTAGAGGAAGCCCCTATGGAAGAAACTCCAGAAGAGGTAACCCCTGAGACCGAGGTAGAGGCAGAGGAAATGCCAGCCGAAGAAGAGGAAAAGGAAGAGGAAGAAGAAGAGATGTCAATTAAGGCATCCGCTTCTGACGAGACCTCCCTCGAGGCTGCAGGAGACGCCGTTGTCGAAGAGACTACAACCGAAACTGAACTTTCTACCGAAGAGGTAGCAGAAGTTGTAGTTGAAGAAGCTGTCGCAGAGACTTCAGTCGAGACTGAGGCTGCCATCGAAGAAATCACTGAAGCTACAACCGATACCGAAGCAGAGTTCTCTGCTGAGGGAGAAGTTGTTACCGAAGAGGTTATCGAGGTTGTCGAGGACGCCACAATCGAAGCATCAACTAATCAGGTAGACGGTTCTGAACTATCAACCCCAACCGAAGAATCCGCCGAACTATCTACAGAGGAGACTGCAGAAGCAGTTGCCGAAGTGGTAGAAGAAGCAGAGCTTTCGTCAGAAGAAATTATTGAAACATCAACAGCTCTCGTAGAAGAGCAGAAGGAGCAGGCAGTGACCGCTGCAGCTGAACAGCCTTTCGAGGCCCCAGCCGACCGTCAACCAGTAGTTCGGGTAACAGAGGCTCCAGTGGCAATCACTGCTGGCGCTGACATTCCTGGATACACCGCGGGAAGCACTATTAATAGCATGTCTGATGTTGCTCAGGCCATGGAAAAGAGACTTCACTCTCTTCGCCGTGTAAACGGTGGCGACGGAGAGCAGCACATTGTTGCATCTTTCACCACACAGTACGCAGAAGACCGCATATTGTCCTCAGACCCTCTAGAGAACGCTGCAAAGATTGAGGCTGTAACTTCCTCAGAAGCACTTATTGCTTCTGGTGGACACGCTGCCCCAGCCGAAGTCCGCTATGAGGTCTACAGCATTGGTGGCACCACCGCACGTCCAGTTCGTGACGCACTTCCTGCGTTCCAGGCTGACCGTGGTGGCGTTCGCTTCGTAACTCCTCCAATCCTGTCTGCTCACGCAGATGCTGTTGGTGTATGGACTGCTGCTACTGACGCTACCCCAGGTGGCGCAACAAAAGCTAGCCTTACCGTTGTTGCTGCTGGAGAAAACGTAGTATCAACTGACGCTGTAACTCTACAGATGCAGTTCGGTAACCTAATGACTCGCGCGTACCCAGAGTTGATCGCTCGTCACAACGAGCTTGGTCTAACTCAGCACGCACGCGAGGCAGAGGTTAACTTGCTGTCCGCTATTGGTGCAGCATCAACCTCTATCACTACCACCTCACTAATCGGCTTTGGTCGCGACTTCCTAGTCCAGATCCGCCGTGCAGCAGCTGGTTACCGTAGCCGTCACCGCCTATCGCCAGACGCTCGCCTAAAGGCAATCGTCCCAGCTTGGGTGTATGACGCAATGTCCGCTGACTTGACTCTGTCAATGCCAGGCGACGGAACCCTAGGTGTCGGCCAGTCCGAGATCAACGGTTACCTAGCCGGTGCAAACGTCGACCTAATTGCATCTCTTGATGCAGGCGCTTTTGGCGCACAGGCTACGGGCGTTATGACCGAGTTCGCAGACAGCTTCGACTGGTACCTATTCGCCGAAGGAACATTCTTGTTCCTAGACGGAGGTACCCTGGACCTCGGAATCATCCGCGACTCCAGCCTGGTCGGCACCAACGACTACAAGATGTTCGTTGAGACCTTCGAGAACGTTGCCAAGGTTGGCATCGAATCTCTAAAGGTAACTTCAACCATCTCGGTCAACGGTGTAGCCGCTGCCCTACGCGACACCACTGGTGGCGCTGCTGCAGCTGCAATCGAGCTCTAAAAAGTAATTGAATAGGGTGGCTCCCCGGGCTTAGGCTCGGGGGGCTCCCACCCCCTAAATTTTAAGTTCTTAAGTAAGGAATGAAATGGCTTTCACTAAGACAGGCGTAGTATCGGCACCCGCAATCGTGCCATCCGCCTTTGGTCTACTTGCTGTTGTTGAGCCAGAGAACGCTCCAGGAGAGGACCAGTGGGTCCGAGGTTTTGCCCAAGAATGGGAAACCACCGTACAGGAGCTCAAAAACTGGGATGACACAGACAGCACCAGCGGATCTGTAGTTGCCGGCGGAGTTATCAACTACTACGATGACATCAAGCCGTTTTTTATCGAATTGACCGAGACGCGCTCGGGACTAAGTTTCAACGCTATTGACAGAATTGCTAGACTGTCTCGTCAGATCGAAGGCATGAGCCAGAAGTCCATAGAGGCAGAACTTTGGGACGGTGCTATCCGTAAAGGAGAGTCGCACGACAATAAAGCCCTATCTGATGCCGGAACTGCTTTAGTTAACAGTGGAACTGCACTTGGTGCTATTTTAGCCCTTGCTGAACTAGAGCGCTCAATGGCGGTTGCTTCAAATGCCGGTGAGCTTGGAGTAATCCACATGACCAGCGATGTAGCTTCGCTTCTAAATAATAGATTAGAGACGTCAAAAGACGGAACTCTTGTCACTAGGCTTGGCACCCCTGTAGTTGTGGGTGCAGGCTATTCAGGTAATGGCCCAACAGGTGCAACTGGTGCTGCTGCATCAGGCATCAACAAATGGATTTATGGCACAGGCGCTGTCAAGGTATACCTTGGTGACGTCGACGTCGTAAACGACAATCTAGCGCAAGCTTATGACGTGTCGGGTAATGCAAATGACATGCGTATCAAGGCAATCCGCCCAGCGGCAGTTTACTTTGACACATCCATCCACCTAGCTGTCAGAGTTGATCTAACAGCTTAATCAAGAAATAAGGAGAATAGCTAAATGGCTACTCAAGAATATGCAGCCAGCATTCAAGGTGTGTCAGTCCGTGTCACTCGCCTAGATTCAGCTGGCAACCTGCTAAACGGCCCTGGAGACAGCTATGTAACTAGCGGCTTCATGCGTGCCTCGTTCACCCCAGAGTATGAAGAAGGCGACGAGATCACCGAAAAGAACGCTAATGGCGTTGTTTGCGTGACCTACAAGGCTCCGGACACTCTAAAGCGAATCACTATGGAACTTGCTATCTGCGAGCCAGACTCTGAGCTATCTGCTCTTATCTCTGGTGGACTGTTGCTACGTAAGAACGTGAACGGAGCCAATAAGTCAATTGGTTACGCATCACCTGGTGTCGGCGACGACCCAGCTGGTAACGGTGTTGCAATTGAAGCCTGGTCTCATGCTGTAAAGGAAGGCAAGAAGGCTAATGTTCTTCCCTACTTCCACTGGGTATTCCCATATGCAAAACTACGTCTATCAGGTGACCGTGTTATTGAAAACGGCATGCTTGCCACTACTTTCGAAGGCTACGGGCTAGGAAATGCCACCTTTATGTCTGGACCCGACGGCCGCTGGGAGTTCCCAGTTGCTGCAGAGCGTCCATACAGCTACTCGCGTGCTGACTGGGCCCCAACTGGCCTGTCCGGGTTCTTTACCTGGGACAGCGTGTCTGGTGGCTACACTGAGATCACTAACCTAGATACAAGTGCCAAGTTCAATGTAACTAAGAAAGAGATCCTCTCTAACAAGGCAATCCTTACACTTGAGGACACTCATGGATTTACGGTTGGCGAAACTGTCAATGTTGAGGGAATTGATTTGACCTACAACGGTACATACACACTGACTAACGTAACTGCCAAGACAATCTCTTACGCTAAGGTTGCTGCAGATGCTGGCGTAACCACCGTAACTGCACCTACTGCTTTGGTGTTCTCACCAACATCAACTTCCGAAGGTCAGTACAACGTCCCAGGTAACATCAACTTCAATGCTGATGTAACTGTAGACAACGTAATTCGTTCAAACGAGGACTAAGCGAAAGTTAAGTAGCTAAACGGGCGATGCGTCTCTTGGTATCCTAGATACTGGATGCATTGCCCGTTTTACTTAGAAGGACATCATGGCTAGTAATTTATGGATAACGACCGAAGAGCTGGGTAACTACGGCTTCACTGAATATGCTGACGAGGCAGTTCAGGTTGCGTCTAACCTACTCTGGGCCATGTCGGGCAGAAAGTATACTGGTGTCACAATTGTTACGGAGAGGTATACCTGCACTCTTAGAAACAACCGCATGGGGCCTTCTAAAAACACTAATAGTGCAGTGCTTTTTGGTGGAAGTGTCTATAACATTCCCTCTAGTGACTACGATGAGTACTCGGAGCTGACTGCAGATGGCACGTCTGCGGACTCTAGAATAAAACTTCGCGGTCGTCCAGTTACGAAGATACATTCGATGCGAAACAGCCAGGGAACCATTATTGATCCTAGTAACTATTACCTAGTAGATCACTCAACTATTCACGTCAGTGCGGGAACTCCTTGGACTCCTTGTAATACTGAAATCACTTATTCTTATGGAATTCCCGTCCCCGTAGCAGGCAAAATGGCAGCTCGTAAATTGGCCATTGAGTTTGCTCGCTTGTGGTCTGGTGATGAAGATTGTGAACTGCCTCAGCGCGTTACGTCTGTGTCACGTCAGGGAGTGTCTTACACAATCCTAGATAACCAAGAGTTTATTGATGAGCTGCGTACCGGAGTATATGAGATTGATTTATTCCTAAAAGTAGTAAACCCGGATAATGCTCGCCGAAAAGCAAAAGTATTTTCTGTAGATGCTCCAAGAGCTCGCAGGTACACACCAAAGACAGTAGAACTTCCCAAGAACTCAGATTATGATCTTGTATCCAGTATCGGGTCCACTGTTACTTGGGATTCATCGCCTATCCTTGATCTATCTCCTCTGTTCCCCAACCCCTCACTAGAAGTGAGGTTGAGAAATTACGGAGGCTCCAAATCCGTTATATTGGATTCTTCCGATATCAGTGCAGACGAGTCCTTGCTGACAGTTTCGTTCACCATCCCGTATGCGAAAGCCAATGCCGCTCTTGGCATGGTTGACCCGGGGACCTGGGAACTCTGGTCAACTGCCGAAGGCTCGGTAGAAGAACTTGCATCTGGAAACCTCCAGATCAAGATGTATTAAGAAAGAAGATATTATGTCAGCTCAAACTAACTTCCGTGCCCAAGACATGCTAGGTGCTCCGCAGCCAAAAACCGCCCCTAAGGCTGTTAAAAAAACTGCCGCGCCAAAGCCACCGGTTGAAAAAGCTCCGGAAGTAGAAGTAGAAGTAGAAGTAGAAGTAGAAGTAGAATTAGAAGAGTCCCCTGTACAGGAGACCTCAACTGAGGAGTAACACATGATAATTGACCAATCAGGAGTTGCCGAAGGTGCTCTCAATCTGAAAAACATGCTGGACGGAATAGTCCCTCGGATTGAGGCAGCTTTTGCGGAGTACAATGTTGAGCTACCTAGTCGTCGCTACTGGACCATGGGTCAGCCGGCTATTGATTGTGATCAACTTGTTGTCTACTTTATAGAGGCATTCCTAGGAACTCCCGGTGAAGAGGTTGGGCAACCTCAGCGTTGCTACGTACCAAGGAGTGCCACTGTTGGCATCTCTATTGCGCGCGAGGTCCCGACTGTCGGTGTCAATGGTAGGCCCCCATCTGCTGAAAAAATTCAAGAGTACTCGGGTAAGTCTGCAATCGATTCTTGGGTACTCCTTGAGTCAGCCAGGAAGTTTGACATGTGGGATGAAACAGGCGGCTATGGACCGGGCATAGTAGTCAGTCTAGACGTTAGTCCACCAGAAGGTGGCTTTCAACTTGTCAACATGACGTTGACAATGACAATACCGTAAGGGGAACCATATGCCAAGAGGCTTACCAGACTCCTGGGGAACTTATGCTATAGGTAAAGCTGCTAGATCTTTTAAAAATGCAGGTCGAGGTCGCGGCGTAACCGGTGGCATAACTACAACTTATACCATTACTAAAGTCAACGTTTATAAGAGCGCCCTCAAAACTTTCCTGAATACTCCAGCAGGCCCTCTGTGGCGCGAAGTGGAGAAGCGAGCGGTACTGGCGCAGATGCAGGCAAGAAAAAGTGTGGGAGTAAAAACGGGCGCATTAAGGTCCTCTATATACAAAAGACACCTAGGTAACTCCACTGGTCAGTATGTGGTAATTGGCTCAGATAAAAGCTACGCTTACGCGCATCACGAAGGTACAAAGCCTCACATAATTACTGCATCTTCCGGAAAGAACTTAAAGTTCTCTAAAAATGGAAGAATGATATATACAAGCAGTGTTTTTCACCCCGGGAATAGGCCAAATAGGTACCTCACGCGGCAGCTCAAATACTTCGTCAAGCCAAAAATAGTTATCTAGCACTTACGGTAGAATAGATACAGGTATTAACGTACCTTTATCAATAAATGACTATAGAAAAGAGATGCAGAGATGGCTGAAATGAAAGATTTTGGTAGCAATTTTGTAGGAGAAAAAGAATCCCCCAAGTTTAAGTTGCATGGGGAAGAGTTTGAGTGCGTTAAAGCTATTCAAGGAAAAGTTCTTCTAAACCTAACAGCTAAAGTAGCAAGCGAAGATCCCGCAGAGCAAGCAGCGATGATTACTGGATTCTTTAAAGATGTTCTTATCTCAGAGAGCTATGAACGCTTTGATGCCTTGCTCGATAGCAAAGATAAAATTGTAACCGTAGAGGCTCTTGGAGAGATTGTTGGCTGGATAACTGGTCAGTTGACGGCACGCCCGGAAGAGCAGCCAAAGGTCTCCTAACCTGGGCAGTCGATCTTTGGCACTACGTGAATGGAAAAGCCCTAACAATGAAAATAGACCTCAAGGAAATGAACGGAGAAGACATGTGCGACGTTTTGCACTACTTCTTTGAAGAGGACACCCACTACCAAAGTGGGGAGGAAGCCGAATCTGTGTCTAAGATGCGCACTGGGCTTTATGAATTGTATGGAATGCCATACAACTATGCAGTAGATAGCTCTGGTTCTAGTGCCGGCTCTGGTGGTCGTCAGTATATTAATGATCACGAAGATCTAGGCTTCCAGGATCCAGCTACAACAAAGTACATAAGCAAAGGTTTCACCCCTGCAACTGATGTTAAGGGTGAATCACTAGCACCATTTGGTGCACTACTAGACCCCCCTATCGGTGGATAAGGCATAAAGGCAGATCATGGCAGTTGTAGGTAGCGCATCAGTCTTAGTGCGGTTTATTACTGCTGGCGCTGCGCAACAGTTAAAGAAGGACCTTACCGGCGTTTCGACAAGTGCTCGAAGCGCCGGAGGTTCTGTTGGTAAGTCTTTTGTAAGTGCTTTCAACGCTGAGCAAGGCGGAGTATTCAAAAAGCTTGGATCTGGATTTAAATCCATCGAGGGCCCTGCTCGTGCAGCCAGGGAGAGGTTGCAGAGTTTAGTACGAATAAGCAACTTCCTCTCCCCTGCCATTATAGGAGTTATAGGCGCTGTTGGTGCGCTTGGCGGAGTACTAGTTACATTGGTTGGAGTTCTCGCCGCAGCGGGCCCAGCTCTTGGGGTGGTTGCTGGAGGGTTTGTAACACTCGGTATTGCGGCTATTGGTGCCAAAATTGGCCTAAGTGGTATTGGTGCTGCAGTATCTAAAGCTACGAAACAAAACGGGGCTCTTGGTAAGTCAATTGCTGTAATACGCGAAGAGCTTCAACAACTAGGCTTCGACGCTGAGGCGGCAGCTAACGCAGAGTCTCGAGCTGCGCTCAATCTGGAAGTTGCCCGGGAGAATTTAATACGAGTTCAGGACCTTCCGCCAAATTCTCGCGCTCGCCGCGAAGCCCAGCTAGGGTATGAAGAAGCAGAGCTAGCTTTCCGTAGGGCGAAAGACAATGCTGCTGACCTACAGAAGCAGCAAAAAGATGGGGTAGTACCCTCCAGCGTAGGCGGAGACGATCCTTTCGCCGGCCTGAATGCAAGTCAAAAGGCTTTTGCTCAGTACTTAATTTCTTTAAAGCCGCTATTTGATGAATTAGAAAATAGAATTTCTAAAGGGTTTATCCCATCCCTGATTTCTGGCTTTAAGAGAGTAGAGACGGAACTCCTTCGTACTGAAGACTTTGAAACTGCTATTGATAACTTTGGTTTAGCCCTAGGGCGTGCTGGCCAGAGTTTCTTCAATGGAATTTTAGACAACGGTGGTGGACAAGCGGTAATAGACATCCTAGAAATGATGTCAGCCGAAGGTGGGAGCATCGAGACACTAGGAGCAGTGCTTGGTAACGTCTTTGGGATATTCTTACAACTTCTAGTTGCGGCTCAGCCTGTGATAACTGCGCTATTCGGGGACCTAGAGAAGGGGACTTCTGGTTCTCTGGCTAATCTAAAGGGTCTAAACGAGAACGGGGACTTAACGAAAACATTTGGTGACTCGTATGCAATACTCAAGCAACTAGTAGGCATTCTTGGTTTATTTCTTTCTGGATTTGGTGCTCTTGGTACTGCTGCCACGTCTAGCGGAGCTGCTGGAGCTCTACTAACCTGGCTAGAGACTGTTGGTACGGGTTTTGCTGGACTTGGCGAGAATGAAGAGTTTAAGAAGACACTTGCTGGTGCTACTGATAATGGAATTATTCTTCTTCAAATAATTGGGGATATCCTAGGCTTCATACTTGAGCTTGGTGCTAGGCCTGAGATTGGTGCCTTCTTACAAGGACTACGTGATTTAGGCCCTCAGTTTGAAACATTGTTTAACAGCTTCTTAGAAGGCCTCCCTGGGCTCCTGGAGCTAATTGAGAACCTTGTTGGTATAGGAAATGCATTAACTGCTGACGGGGCACTGACGTCCTTTTTTGACACTCTTAACCTAATTGCTGGGACTATTAAAGATGTCCTAGAAACTAAACAAGCTCAGGACTTTATTGGAGCATTGTTCCCTGTTCTCCAGATTTTTAACGCTATCTCTCTCGCTGGTACATTACTGTTGAACTTCGTATTATTGCCGATTATTGGTGTACTCTTCACTCTTGCCACACCAATTCTCTTACTAAGAAAAGGTCTTAGCCTAATTGGAGTAGACGGTATAAAACTAGGTAAATTCTTTGGTGGAATTGGTACATTTATAAAAGGGGTCTTTATGGGCCTTTTTACACTTATCAAAACCATACTTATAGCTATCGGTACAGCAATTAGGGTTGCATTCGCTACTAACCCTCTTGGCGCAATTATTACTGTAATCGCTTTAGTAATAGCTGCCCTGGTTTATTTCTTTAGTCAGACAGAAATTGGCAAAAAAATCTGGCAAGGTTTTGTCGACTTCATCTCCGGTCTCATAGGGAACATTGGTGCCTTCTTTACTGGACTCGGCGAAAGTATTTCCGAGAGCTTTGGGAGAACGGTAGAGAATCTAAAGCTCTTTTGGGATGGCTTCGTGGGCTTCTTCCAAGATGCAATTGGCAATATAGGTGGCTTCTTTGAGACCGTATTCAATAATATTAAAACTTTTTTCAAAGACGTAATTAACAATCTAATCGGTTTTGCAGAAGGATTCGTGAATTTCTGGATTAAGGGGCTCAACTTTATTATCTCTAAGATAAACGAGATACAATTTGAGGTTCCAGATTGGGTTCCACTAATTGGTGGTAACAAGCTAGGCTTCAACTTGCCGTTGCTTTCCGAAATTCAACTCCCTCGCTTGGCTAAGGGTGGTGTTGTGCTACCTCAATCCGGTGGTCAGATAGTAACTGTGGCTGAGGCGGGGCGACCAGAGCGCATTGAGCCACTAGATCCTAGTGGGCTCTCTCGTCGTGATAGAGCTCTTATCCAAGTGTTGTCAGGTGCTGAAAATAGTAGCAATAAACCAAGTGTAGTTAACACAATTAATGTATACGCCACTCCAGGCATGGACGCTAAAGAACTGGCTGAAGAAGTTTCCCGTAGAATTGCTTTCAAAGTTAGAAAGGGTGCCTTCTGATGTATGAATATTATGATTCAACAACAAATGCTGCTGCGCAAGAAAACGAAAATAAAAAAGTAAACTTAGGGCTTAGTCCTCTACCAACACCACACATAACTGGGCTCAAGTTAGCTGCTGACGTAGCTATAGGATCCTTAACGCTAAACACTATCGATGAGAACGGCGTAGTTTGGGTTATGACAGATTTAGAGGGCTGGTGGCAGCAGGCCGAGCCTGAACTCCCATCCCTAAGACGTGGTTGGGGGGACGGAGACTACGATGCTGTAGGACGCTATGGAGCTAGGAATATAACACTGACCGGATCTTTCTTGACCCAGGACCCATCACAAGTGGCAGCAGCTCGCGACAAGCTCATTAGAGCAACTAATCTAGTGCGAACCGCTGATTGGCTTATTGTTAACGAATCTCCAGTCGCAAAAGCTGCATATGTCAGATTGAGTGGTGCTCCGCAAATTGAAACCATCTCTGCGCGTGGCCGAACTAACTTTTCAGTGGGATTTAAAGCAGCGGACCCCATAAAATACGAGTGGGTGGAGGGAGCTGCAAACAACTTCCGAACCGCGGGTCTAAACTCTGGTGGGATCACCGTAAATAACCTTGGCAACACTCCGGTTCCTGTAGTCTTTGAGCTTTTTGGCCCAGTTAGTGCCTCTGCAGCATCCCCCGTGCGCATATCTAGAGTAGGCGGAGGTTCCATAGCTATTGTAGATTCTATTGTGTCCGGTCAAACTCTAGAAATTGATTCTATGAATCGAGAAGTCCTCTTAATTGAGGGTGAATCGGTTCTTAGTGGTAGGTATAAGACGGCTACCCTATTAGATTGGATATATCTACAACCAGGACCCAATACTCTCTCATACAACGGTTCGGGAAGCTGTAGAATATTGTATAGGTCAGGCTGGATAGGCTAACTCTAAGGACTAAACGACAATTATGACAAAAACGAGACAAGTTGCGCAAGTAGACTACCGATATTTTGTGGTGGACCTAGTCAGCAATACCTTGCTTGCCGAGGTGCCCTTTGTTGGCGTCTCTTATAGTCGATCCTTACGGGAGTCTGGGACTTTTTCTGGATCCATACCCATCACAGAGGATACTTACAATCTAAGTCTCTATGAAAACACTCTGCCCGGTACAAGAGCACTTTTTGTTACCAGAAACGGTGTCACGGTTTGGGGCGGAATTATATGGTCGAGAACATATGACATCGTATCAAAAAACCTAGAGGTTTCGGCATCTGAATTTACCAGCTATCTATACAACAGGGTGCTTTGGCAAACCTTTTCAAATTCATTCAGTGGCAACGCAGAGGTAGTTGCCGGTGTTGCTACTATAAATCTAGATTTTACGGAATACGCTTTCATTGTGGGCGAGCCAGTGTATTTAGACTGGGGTACAGATAGGCGTCAATATAACGGATATTACAGCGTCCTCACTACCAACGGTACTGATAGCTTCACTACCACAGCTGAGTACGTAACCGGTCAAGGCGTCACTAAGACAATTCCGGATCAAATCGTAGAACCTGCTATAATGACTGTAGAAATTAGACAGGACACTTACGAATATGCGCGCTACATTCTTGGAGAGCTAGAGAATGATTTTTTTGATCTTAGCTTTGCTAATGACGCAATTGAGCCAGGCATCGATCTTTTCAATGAGATTGAGCTATACAGTCGGTCAGGAAACGTTGCTTCCATAATCTTAAAACAGCCGCATCAATTAGTAGTGGGTCAAAAAATTGAAGTCACAGACTCCGGAAATGGTTTTAATACTTTAGAGGCAAAAGTTAAAGAAGTTTTAAATGACAGTACTTTTAGTTATGACAATCAGGGACCTGACCTAACGGTAGCATCAGCACTAACTTCATCTTCTGGACTTGCTTTCTGGCAGAGGCTCAATTCTGTAGTTACGGTCACGACAGAAGCAGCTCATAACTTTAACCTCGGTGCAATTGTATATATTGAGAATCTAAACCCTACAGTAGATGGCTTCCATACAATCAGTTCGGTTGGTACTCCCGGAGCAAATAACTTTCAGTTTGTATCTGCTGGCAACATCATAGCCTTTAGCCCAGCCGCAGCGGATGCCGAAGCTACCGTGTCCCCTGCAGTAACCTACTCTACCTACGGATCCTATGCAAACAATTCTACGCTAGGGATACAATTCGAAGGGACTCCTTCTAGCGACAAAAAGCAGAGGAACAGCACTATACGCGGTTATGAGTTAAAACCAATTGGAGACATACTAGACGAATACTCCAACGTACCTAATGGCTTTGAGTACCGTATCGATTGCGAGTTTGACGAAGTTACTAATAAGTTTAAAAAAATATTTAAGTTTCTACCACTAATACCACCAAGCCTCGCGACATACCTATCAACGCTGCCCGAGGGCAAGCTGCCTGTTGGAGAGCTCGCACCCGTTAGTGCGTTTGGTGCCGATATTAATGTGTTTGAGTACCCAGGGAACGTCAGTTCTGCATCTCTAGAAGAGAGTGCGGAAGATTCGGCAACTCGCTTTTGGGTACAAGGTAATGACCCAGATCTCAGTGGTGATGCTAGTCAGCCATATGCAGCAGCGGCGGACGTTGACTTACTGAGCAGAGGATGGCCAATTATAGACCAGACTGAAACTGTAGAATCAGCAGATGAAGCGTTACTGCAGATCTACGCAAGTAGATACTTAGATGAAGCTAGACCACCTGTTAGCAATTTCACTATCTCAGTAAACGGATCACTGACTCCCGAGGTGGGGAGCTATAAACCGGGGGATTGGTGCTCAGTTATTATTAATGATGATTTTGTCAACTTGCGTCTACAAAGCTATATAGAACTGAGAGATGGCACAAATAGGCAGGTACTGCTTAGGAAGATAGATGCGTTTGAGGTAACTATCCCGGACAACCCATCGTTTCCTGAAGAAGTTTCTCTTGAACTAGTTACAGAACCAGAGGTGGATAAAATTGGCAATTAGGCGTCGTAGAAAAAAACTAACTAACTTATTAAGCACACTCGATAGGAGAGTGAAAGGCCTGGAACTTAGGCCTATTGACCTTCTTAGTGCAAATCAAGCCGCCTTTATTCAAGAAACAGCTGCGGATGCGATTGACGTCATTGTCTCTGACAGTGCACCATTCCAATATAAGCCAATTTATAAAGCATACTTTTATGGGAACAAGGTAACGGGGTCGGGCTCTCAGGTTGAGTTGTTTTTTGAGTCCGACACTGGAGCGGGTGTAGGAGATAGACTCCAGGTCAGTGGACTAAATGGCACGAGCTCGGTTAGTTTAGAGATTTCGGGAGATAGCTTTATAGCTATCAGGGAAGGATCTCCCGACTGGGATCAAGAGGGTAGAAAAACTTGGCAGTACACTCCTAGTGCACAAGAAAGCAACTTAAGTCATTCGTTGGTGTACAAAACCAATGTCGCGGCTCCCGGTTCCTTTTCTGGTGCTAAATCTCTTTCGGTTAGGGCTAGGATAGCTAGCTACCAAGCAACAGGTAGTACTGTGCGGATAAATCTCACAGATGCCCATAAGTTTAAAGTCGATGACATACTATATGTTGAGCTCGGGGTTGAAAACCCTATTATTTTTGGCATAGACGGTCTATTTAGGCTCACGGCCGTAGAGCCTACGTATGTTGAGTACGAGATTTCCAGCCCGCTAGCAGAACCCATTGGTGTAACTCCTGTTGTCACAATTATTAGATACATATACGCAGTAGCTCATGAGTATGTCCGAGAAGGTGCCACCTGGATTGATAGTAGCGGAGATTCCGATGTTGTCTATATTTGGAAAGATTTTCGCTGGGTGAGCTTTAGCTCATATGTTGGCGACGACGGGATAGCACCAGCACCCGTTACTAACTTATCTGCTGAAACTAGCACTCGTGGTGTCAATGGTGTACAAGCAGGTGTTGCTACGGTCACTCTGACATGGACTAATCCAACCAAAAACGCTACTGGTGGTCCTCTCGATGACTTATTTGGCTTTGACGTTTGGTATAGATATTCCGCTTCCGACAAGTGGAATAAATCTGGAGTAGTTCCCGGCGATGACAGTGAGTGGACTCAAGACGGCTTCGAAGTACCTAAGAACGTTACTTTTAGGGTTTATGCTATAGATAGCGGTGGGCTACCATCTGCTCCAGCTGACATTACAGTAGCCACCGTGCCTGGTGCAAAAGAGATTAAGGCTCCTACCCCTCCACAGATCACCCAGTATTTAGGAACACCCAGATTTGAATGGAATGGTCTACAACAAGACTTTACTACTCCTCCATCAGATGCCTACGAAGTTGAAGTCCATCTATCCACTATTAATGGTTTTTCAATAACAGACGGGGCTTTTCCTGCAGGGTCTTTTTACGGTAAGTTTTCCGCTATTCCTGGCGGGTACTTGCTGGTCAATGCTAATGACCTAACTGATGGTGCTGCTTACTATGTTCGGTTTGTTTTGACGGACATTTACGGAAATAAAGAGGCCTCTCAGCAGGGAACCTTTACGGCTAAAGTTAGCAAAGTTGTAACGTTCGATCTACTAGACGTAGGGACACTAAATGGTCAACTAATTACAGGATTGGGGATTCAGACAGGCCAGAACGTTGCTGGCGGCTTTGGAGATCAGAGTGGTCTTATCCTTGATACAAATGGACTAAGAGCATACAACAATGGTGGTGCTCAAACCGTAAACATTGATGCAAACACAGGAGCTGTTAGCTTAACTGGCAGTATTAACATTAGTGGTTACGCAAAAACCTCAGATTTGACAACTGCCATTAACAATCTCCCAGACAATGGCCTAAGCACACAGGACATTATCAACGCAATTAATAGTTCTGGTGCTGGTTCAATTAACGAAACCGTTGTTAGCCCAAATGGGATAGTAACCCCAATAGTTGCAGCAAACACATTTATTGCGCTTGGCAGTAGCAGAGACATCCTTGCGGCTGGTACCACAATTAATGGTAGCAAGATAACGACAGGGACAATTGACGCCAGCAAGGTGACGGTGTCAAACATAAACGCAGATAACATAAAAGCTGGAACTATTACTGGAACGAGTCTGCAAACTGCTGCGTCAGGAAAGCGAATTCTGATCAGTCAGGTTAGCAATTCTATCGTGGTTTATGGTAATAACGGGTCTGAGGTTGGTCGTATACAGGCCGCTATTAACGCTGGCACGTTTACCCTTAGTGGAACCGGGTCTGCAGGTATTTCTATAGGGCTGGTCTCTACGCAAATACGTGGAGGCCTGGGAACAGTTGGAACTAGCTCTAACATAACCGCTGGGGGGAGATGCGGGCAAGTGGTCTTCTCATCGCTAGGTACTACTTCCTCTGTAGGCAGGTCCACTACTTTTGAGACCCAAGGGCTTTTTGGTCCAGCGGCATCTGACGCACGGCTAAAGGAAAACGTTATAGAGCTGGAAAACAGCTTGGATCTTATAAACCAACTGCGCCCAGTTAAGTTTCAATTTATTACTGAAGAAAACGGTCCGGTTAGCTATGGCCTAATTGCGCAGGAAGTGCAGCCTCTATTTGACGACAACGACAACGTCGTTAACGAAATGATTGTCGGTGACCCCGAAGAGGGCGAAGACAACACAACTTACCTAAGTATCGAGTATGACGCCTTTATAGCTCCACTCATTAAGGCAGTTCAAGAACTGTCCGAAAAGAACGACGCACTCGAGGCTAGGCTGGAAGCACTAGAAGGAAACTAAAGACATATGCATGAAGTGAGAGATGGATCCAGGACTTTGCAGTTTAATGGCACCTTGGTAGCGGAGTCTAGTTCGGAGAGGTACAACTCTCTGAGATGGATCGAGTTCAAGCTCTATAAGACAGAGAACGGCTCTTATGTTTTATCTAGGGTTGGCGTTTCTCTAATGTTCCATGGAGCCGCTTGTCATTTAGTGAAGAAATATAACCTCCAAGAAGGGCCAGCGGTTGAGCTGCACGAAGAGGCCGTTGCCTGCGAAGAGTGTAACCCTGATGAGAGTGCGGTCCTGGTTTTTCCTGAAAAAAATCGCACTTGGGCTCAAGTTAGCGATAAACCCGATGCTGTATTGAAAGCTCTATACAAGTATGACCAAAATGGGGCAAAGTATCTAACTGGAGTCGCACAAAGATTATTAGAATCTGCATCTAAGGTTGACATAGAGATTAATTCTGTATATAATTTTGAGGTAATCCCGTAATCAACTAAAATGAAAAGACAAAATGACAGGACTCAGAGGGGTCCAATTTGAGCTAGTGGACAGTTTAGATCAAGCTAATCGCTTTCTATCCTGGCTAGGTCAAAAACGACCTTACGACGCTATTTCAATAGATACCGAAACTGGTGAACTACCAGGTAGGGATCGAAACGATGCACTATCTCCCTGGAAGGGTAGATTACGGCTTGTTCAGGTGGGCGATTCAGATATTGGTTGGTCAATACCCTGGGATGAGTGGCGTGGCGCTTTCTATCAGGGAATGGCCAGATACGAAGGCCTAATAGTCTGTCACAATGTTGCTTTTGAAGCAAAATTCTTTGAACTTCACTCTAAGTGGAAGATTCCATGGCATCGGGCCCACGACACCATGATTATGGCTCAATTGTTGGACCCTCTGGGCTCCGGTGCACTAAAAACCTTAACCGCTCGATACATTGATCCTTTTGCCGCTTACTTGCAAGATGAGCTTGCTGCCGGATTAGCCAAAAACGGCTGGACCTGGGGAACTGTTCCTATAGAATACGAGCCATATTGGGCTTATGGAGCAATGGACCCTATCCTGACTATGAGATTGTTCGCAGAGTTCTGGCCGCAGGTGAAGCCTGGAACTGCTTTTCACTATGCCTACGAATTAGAGATGAATACAAGACGAATAGTTACCACTATGGAGCTCAACGGCGCCAGGGTTGATCTTGACTATTCTCAGAAGAAATATGATGAACTTGTCACGTATACGGAAACAGTGAAGGACTGGGTTAAGGACACTTATGGCTCCTCTGTCACTAGCAATGCTCAGATGGCACGGCTGTTTCAGGATCGAATGGGTGCAGAGATTAATGAAAGAACCCCTAGCGGTCAAGCTTCTTTATCTAAAGATCAACTTAAGTATTTTACTATAAATGGAACTGATGAAGTTAAGAACCTTGCTGATGTTATGTTAAAACAGCGAAAAGCTGACAAAATTGCTGGTACCTACTTCTTAAACTTTATAAACGACAATGTAGACGGCTTTGTTCACCCGTCTATTAAGACAATGGGCGCCCGTACTGGTCGAATGTCTATCAATAATCCGGCCCTGCAGACTTTGCCCAAGGGCGATGACGTTGTTCGGCGTGCATTCTTACCCAAAGATGACGACCACGTAATTATCACTTCGGACCTTGACCAAGTCGAGTTTCGTATGTTTGCATCTCTTTCCGAGGATGAAAATCTTATTAGCCTCTTCAGAAACGCTGATGCTACGGGGTCTGATCCGTTTACTGAGATTGGTCGAGAGATTTACCAAGACCCGTCTATGCAAAAATCTGACAAGCGACGCAATCTAATCAAGGGTGTTATTTATGGACGTCTATACGGTGCCGGAATATCTAAACAAGCTCTCACCGCAGGCGTGCCAGAAGAACAAATGCGAACTGTCTCTAACGCTTTTGATAGACGCTTTCCGGGCATGACCCTATTTCAGAAAAAAGTTGAAGCTGTCGGACTGCGGCGACTACATTCCGAAGGTCAGGGTTACGCAAAAACTTGGACTGGTAGACGACTACCCTGCGACGAGGACCGAGTGTATACGCTTGTGAATTACATGATACAAGGCGGCGCAGCAGAAGTCTTTAAGTCTAACCTTGTAAAGTTGGACGCAGCGGATCTAACTCATCTACTTATTGTTCCCGTACACGATGAAATAGTGCTGAACGCGCCTCGCGCTGACGCAGAAGAAATTAAAAGAATAGTTAAAGAATGCATGACTACAACAGAAGGATGGGAAGTGCAGCTCACGGCTGATGCTGACGGTCCACTAGAGCACTGGGGAGCAAAATACTAATGATTAGACACGTTCTAGCAGTTGATCCAGGTAAAGCTACTGGTATAGCCCTATTTAGCCACCAGACGGGCGGTGAGCCGGTTTTAGAGTGGTCTATTGAAGTACAACAGGAAGACTACGCCAAGCCGCTACGTGACGCTTTACTTGATCACCCTGCTGCAGAGGTTGTTTGCGAGAGATTTACTATAAATGCTCAAACTGTCAGAAACTCTCAAGCGCCCTACTCCCTAGAGCAAATAGGCATACTCAGACAATGCCTACTTGACTCTGGTAGGGCTGCTGATGACATCTACTTTCAATCGCCTGCGGATGCAAAAGCAATGTTTGACAATAAAAACCTTAAAAAGTTAGAATACTGGCATAGGGGTGGTGAAGGTCACGCACTTGATGCAATTAGACATGGCCTACTAAGATTGGTCAAAACTGGATGGAAACCAATAAGATTATTAGAAGAATAATTTGTTTATCAAGAAAATAAGTTACAAAGTTGTTTTTTTCTGATAATATAAGTAGTATATACACACAAGAAGGAACGGAAATAAGATGACTATAAGTGTAGAGCTGAACACAGAGCTAACGCACATCAACATCTTTGCTGAATATCGATATAAAGAGATTTGCAAAGCCCTGCCCGGTGCCAGCTGGGATGTCAAGCTAAAGATTTGGAGAATCCCCGTGTCCTGGGGTGGGTGTCTTGCTCTTAGGTCTACTTTTAAGCATGACCTCGAGATAGGGCCTCTTTTAGGAGGCTGGGCTAAGAATGAGCTTGAGCAGAGGATTGCACCAACAAATAGTCTTAGAGAACTTGAGTCTTACGACGACTCAGATAACGAAGACCTGTTCCCACATCAGAAGGCTGGAGTAGCATTTCTTGCAAGTGCGAGACAAGCGCTTCTGGCCGACGAGCCGGGTCTTGGTAAGACTGCTCAAGCAATTAGAGCTCTAAAGAAACTAAGTGAGCAAGGCGAAGAAGTTTTTCCAATATTAATAGTGTGCCCAAATACACTAAAGAGTAACTGGAAGCGAGAGTTTGAGCGTTGGTGGCCTGAGATGGCTGTAACGATAATAAAAGGACCTGCTAGCAAGCGTAGAGGATTATTTGACGAGCCCAGTCAAGTTTTTGTTATAAACTGGGAGTCTTTGCGCTCCCACTCACGGCTTCTGGGTTACGGATCGATTGCGTTGGCACGATGCCAAGACTGCGGTGGGCACGATTCGAAAATCTCTGAGGCACGTTGCGAAGTACACAAACGTGAATTAAATGGTATGAATTTTAAGGCAATAGTTGCCGACGAGATTCACCGCTCTAAAGATCCTAAGTCAAAGCAGACTAGAGCTCTTTGGGCTGCCAGTGGTGACGCGGAAATACGTTTTGCACTAACTGGAACACCAATTGCAAAAGATGTAGTAGACCTCTGGCCAATCTTGCACTGGTTAAAGCCCAGTGAGTGGCCTAGTAAGACTAAGTGGATTGATCGCTTTGTAAACACGATGCTAAATGCTTTCGGCGGGATGATGGTCTTGGGGCTTAAGCCAGAGAAAGAAGAGGAGTTTTATGCAAGCATAAACCCTCGAATGAGAAGAATGCTGAAAACTATAGTTCTTCCCTGGCTCCCGGCTGTGCTTAGAGATCGCCGTGATGTCGAGATGAATGCTAAACAGCTGAAGGCTTATAGGCAAATGTCCGAAAACATGATTGCAATGATTGATAAAGATGGTTCTATTGACTCTAGTACTGGCGACGTTATTGTCGCGCCTGATCCGCTCGTACAGACAATAAGATTACTGCAGTTTGCAAGCGCGTATGCAAGTGTCACAGTCGATGAGTCTGGCAAGGAGAAGGTTCTGCTCTCCGACCCATCCTGCAAGGTAGACGCATTAATGGATGATATTAGCAATAAGGACTTTGGCGAAGATTCTGTTGCTGTATGTGCAGTTTCTAGGCAACTTATCGAAATCCTTAGTGCGCGTATGCAGAAGGAAGGGATAAGGCACGGATTAATTACTGGTGCTCAGTCACAAGAGGAGCGCCAGCAAGCTGTTGACGATTTTCAGGCTGGTAAGACAAAATGGATCCTGTTCACTGCGCAAGCTGGTGGTGTTGGAATTACCTTGACAGCAGCAAGAAGACTTGTTATGCTTCAGAGACCGTGGTCACTTGTTGACTATAAACAAGCGCTAGATCGTGTTCACAGGATTGGGTCAGAAATCCATGACTCTGTTTTGATAACAGATTATGTCACAGAAGGCTCTATTGAAGAGAGAGTTATAGATGCTCTTGACGTAAAGGCCGAGAACTTTGAAGAAATTGTAAAGGATAAGGAGCAACTGAAGAGAATGCTACTTGAAGGAATTGAGAACACTAAATGACAAATGAGCCAATTAGAATATCTAACTCAGAGATTCAAACATTTAAGGATTGCCGCAGACGTTGGTGGTTGACTTATTACCGTCGCCTAAAACCAAAGATGCAAGATTTTACTGGAGCTCTGGCTCTTGGGTCTCGTATCCACGAGGCTCTAGATCGACACTACTCAACTGGACAAGACCTTTTAGAGGCGCACAGTGATTTGGTGCGTGTTGACATGGAAACTCTCACAAAAGACTATAGGGATACCTCGAAATTAGAAAGCGAAGCTGAATTAGGTCGCATCATGCTTGAGGGGTACCTCGAGTGGGTTGAGCAAGAAGGTATTGACGCAGAACTCGAAATGATTTCCACAGAAGAGATCCTCGAGCGTCCGATGCTTGACGGTAAAGTCATCCTTCAGGGCAAGATTGACATGCGTGTACGTCGAAAGCTTGACGGTGCTCGCATGATTCGTGACTTTAAGACCGTAGGTGGCTCTTTTGCTGATTTCGGTTCCATGGCACACATGAACGAACAAGTCAAGACTTACATGCTTTTAGATGAAGCTCAGGAAGTAGAGGGCGAGCGTACAGATGGAGCAATCTTTACGATGCTACGTAAAGTTAAGCGTGGCGCATATGCCAAGGCCCCTTTCTACGATCAAATTGAGGTTCGACACAATAGGTTTACACTCCGTGCTTTTCTAGATCAACTAGAAGGCACACTAACCGACATGCTGGACGTGCGTGAAGCACTGGATGCTGGCGGTAGTCACTATAGAAATGCATATCCTACACCCACTAAGGATTGCAAGTGGAAGTGTCAATTCTTCGCTACTTGTCCGCTCTTTGATGACGGCTCTGCCGCAGAGGCGGCACTTAGCGATGCGTTTGCGGTCTCCGACCCTTACGGTTACTACAACAACGAGAAAAAAGGAAATGAGTAATGTCTAACGACGTACAGCGCTCCCTGACTTTAATGGTCTATGGAGAATCAAAGGTTGGTAAATCAACCTTTGCGGTAACGTCCCCCTATCCTCGGCTCATGTTGGACGTTGAGGGTGGACATCGATTCCTCCCAATTACTGCCAAATACTGGGATCCGATGAAGGAGGAGCCGCCAATAGCCGACGGCACTTGGGACACTGTAGTGGTCCAAGTCCGCGAATACGAAACTGTCATGAAGGCATTTCAATGGCTTCAGAGCGGTAAGCACCAGTTCAAGTCCCTAATCATTGACTCCATCTCGGAGTTGCAGGTTAAGTGCATGGACAACATCGCTGGCACAGAGCAAATGAAAATGCAACAGTGGGGCGAGCTACTTCGTCACATGGGTGCACTACTTCGTGACCTTCGTGACCTCACGATGCACCCGACACAACCTCTCGAGGCCGTGATACTAACAGCTATGGCACGAAAAGGTCAGGATGGTGTATATCGTCCCTACCTCCAAGGTCAGCTTGCAGTTCAGGCTCCATACTTCTATGATGTACTTGGAGCCATAACAGTTGAAGAGATCCCTAATCCGGACCCTCTACAGCTACCATATAAAGTCCGCAGGATGTATGTTGAGCGAACAAGTCAGTACGAAGCTGGCGAGCGAGTTCAGGGTCGCCTGGGAAAAATAGTTGAGCAAGGCGATCTCGGTGTAGAGCGTCTTCTCGACATGGTCTTCGGAGAAAAGAAGACCGAATCCACTAGTAAAAATAAGTCAGGAGATAAGTAATGAGTTCACTAAATTGGGACAGCATAATTGCCGAAGCAGGAGAAACTACTAATTCTTACGAGCCCCTACCAAAAGGTGAGTACGAACTGAAGGTAATTGATGCCAAGGCAACAATGGCTCAGACTGGTAAGACCATGTTTAAGCTAACCACAGAGGTACAGGGTGGTCCGCACGCTAATCGTCGCGTATGGGACAATCTTGTAATCTCACCTGAAAACCCTAAGGCGCTCAACATGTTCTTCATGAAGATCGGTATCCTTGGGCTAAATCGGGAGTACTTTAAGTCAAATCCTAGTAATGCTCAGATTGAGGCAGCACTGATGAACCGCACTTTCCGTGGCTCCATCGGTACCCGCACCTATCAGGGTAACATCAGTAATGAAATCTCCCAGTACCACAAGGGTGATAGCTCTACTGCAACTGAAGCCCCCCAGGCAGTGGCAGTTTCAGCCGCGCCTGCTCCAGCTCCAGCTCCGGCTCCGGCTCCGGCCTTTGCTCCACCAGCAGCACCGGTGTCCCCAGTAAGCGGAGAAGACACTCCGTTCTAGAACATTGATTTAGAGGGGCTTCCCGTAAGAGGCCCCTCTAAACATTCTTAAGGCGACAAAATGAAAATACTATTTACAGGAATGTCCTCGTACCACTGTAAGCCCCCTAAAACTACTAGATATTTTGGCACCTTGGCCAAAGCTGTAGCTAGGGTTGCAGAAGTCTCTTGGGCGATCCCTAGTGTTAAGTGGTCTCTGGAAGACCTTGCTGAGTATGACTATGTCGTAGTTGGGGTATCCCCGCCGACGTCTCTCAGTGCTAACAAGGCCTACGGAGGCCTTCATGTTATGAACTTACTTTGGGATGATCCCAGACTAAAATTAGTTGTTGACTCTCCTCAGATTTGGCAGTATAAAAACAGTATCAATAGGTCAAGCAAGAATTTAATTAGTGGACTGTTCCCTGCCTTCTATGCTAACAGGTGGGAGTACTCGGAAGCTTTGACGTCTACCTCAATACCAGATGTCATAGATAAACTTAATAACAATGCCTGGCCTGTCACTATTTTTCCAGGACTTCCCTGGAAGTCAGATGAGTCAATTGTGAAGTCTTTTGGTTTAGATGTAGGTAGCTCTATTATTAGCTTAAATCTTGACGCTATTAATTTAACGGACCCTGTGGAATCAGACGTACGTCAGCCGTTTTGGTCGATAGATGATGCTAATTTAGGCTGGTCACAGTCTCTAGCTAAAACCATTAAGTACGAGACAGTGGACGTTAGGTCCAAAAGGGGATACCCTGATCAAGAAGCAACCGAAACAATTCTGGACTCTGTGGGGCTAATAATTCCACCGCAGGAAAGAAAGGTTGGAACTTGGTGGACATATAGATATGTTCAAGGAATGAATACTCTCACACCAATTGCAACCGACTGGTTAGAGACAGTTAACTTTAGCCCTTCGTGGTCAAAACTTGCCTATCAAATAGAAGACATGAGCTCAGAAGATAGGAGATCCCTTGCACAAACGCAACGAGAAGACTATGTGAGAGCCATCCCTTCGGTAGAACAATTAGACCAATTAATAACTAGTAGAATATTTAATTAGAGTACAAGAGAGGTACAAATGCCTGAAGTAAATCACGAGTGGGTTAAGAAGCAGTTAGAGGCAGCAAAAGTGAAAATTGGCAGTGGAAAAGCTGTCTTACAGCTCCTCTCAGTTTGGGAAAACTTTAATTTAAGTGGACCCATGTCCAGAGAAACAATAGAGGTATTCTCGAAGCTGGCATTGAATCAGGCGATTGACCTTGAGGAGGCTACAGAAGAGGTTTGGATAGCCCTACAACCTGGAAATATACTTGTTGGAGACGAAGTTAGAGTCTTTCCTGACGCTTTCGAGGGAAACCTCGGCCCCACTCACAACGGGAGACGCGGAACTGTAGTGGCTGTTAGATATGGAGATGTTATTTTTAACGCAACGGACGGAAAGCTACCTGAGCTTAAAGGTGTCCACTATTCTCCGTACAAGCTAGAGAAAAGAATTAAATAAATGAGGACAAGTTTTGAACTAAAACTAGTTGCAGCTACTATAAACGAAGCTAAGTCTTTAGCTGCTTATCAAGTTGCTAATTTTCTTGATATCTCTGAAAAAGAGGTAGAAAGTAGAGTGGACTTCGAGTTTAAAATATCCTACCCCAAGGCCGAGACCATAGCTGAGATAGAGAGTTCTATAAAAGCTGGAATCTATCAGGTGACAGTGTATGGATCGGTTAAAAAGAGTGTAACTAGCTCATTTAATAGCTAATTTTGTAATCTACGGTAGTATTTAATTTTTAGAAGCTTGTGAGTAGTAAGATTCTACTTATGAAGGATATAAGAATCGGCGAATCTCTTTGGTTCACCTGGGAGGGCAATGAGTATGAGCCTAATAGCACGAGTTCTTATATATATTATACCAATGGCCATATTGATCTAAACGAAGATGTCGTCAGAGGTGCACTCGCCTCTTTATTACAAAGAGATGGGATTTCTTACTCTTTGGGGCAAGGGTTTTCTTTAGTCGAGCGTGCCGTAATAAACTACCTTCAGGCTGGTTTTGAGGATGGTGAGTATCACCCAACTATTTCAGACAGTGACGGGAACTCTATAAAAAACGAGATAGAACTAATCGGTCTATTCGATCTGACGCTAGTTGAGATAGAGAATTGATGTTTGAAGACTTGCCCGATTGGTATGATGATGCAGAGTGTGCTAAACCTGAAAATCAAGAACAGACTCCTAACTTTTTTGCCAACAAGCCCTCTAAGCAATATCAAGCTAAAAAGCTATGTGGTGCTTGTCCTGTAAGGAAAGATTGCACTCAGTGGGCATTGAATAATAAACAAATTTGGGGAATCTGGGGGGGTCTTGGTCCGGAGCAAATACGTAGAACCCTGTCAGTTAATTGGGAGGGTCAAGAGATGCGTCACAAGAGGTTCCCAATCTGTCCTTACTGTAAAGCTAAGACTGAAAGTCTTGGTACTAAAACTGTCGACCGGCCTGATGCTGGGCGGTGGTCAACTATGAAAGTTGTCTACTGCAAGGAGTGTAGCTTTTCTTGGCAGAGTCGAACTAGCGCTAATGCTGTAGAGGCGTATTACAACCAAGAGGACAGGAAGAAGAAAAAACTTCCTTAGGATTTTTTATCTCGCTCAATAAGCTTTTCTATTGGCGTGGAATCGTTCGCGGGGCGGCTATCCATCTCTAGCTTTTTTTCTATCCTGTATATACGCCTGTCAAGCTTGTAGATGTTTTTGTTTCCTTCATCTAGTCTCTGATGAACCTTATCTACTGAATCCTTTAAAGAGTTTCCGCCATTATTTTTTAGATTTCCGTCGATGTCACTCAACCGCTCCATCACCCCTAATGTTGCACCCCTGCCTGGTCTAGCTTTCTCTCCCGACCAGTCGGCCATGAAATTCTCCCAGGTTAAAATGCGGCGCCTTATACCAAGATACATGGGACGAATTAACCTAACTACCGCAAACCAGGCTGCTAGTATTGTTGTTATTGCTACAGCTATAGCGGTTAACAGCATCATTTGATCTTCAGTCATAAAATATAAACCTAAACCTAAACCTAAACTTAAACCTTGAGTTTGCGCGAATGTCGTATACCCAACTGAACCTGCTGGATTCCTCTAGATAATTGTACCTCAATAAAAAACATTCTATTGGGTGCTCTTAACGTGGTAAATTTTTAAAATTTATATTATTTCTATTTAATGACTTGCATTTCTCATAGTGACGTGTAGAATGCTATTAGTCACTAAGCACAAAGAAAGATCCATGCATTTTTATAGAATAACTAGGATTTCAATATAATGGCAAGTCAATGGGAAGAGTCCTCTGGACGCCTCGGGCCTGCTGCGGCTTATTATGCCAGCAAGTACGGTTGGAAAATACTACCAGTACACGGTCTTGGCAGGGACGGTAAATGTACCTGTGGTAAGACCCATATAGATTCCAAGGAAATTGGAAAGCACCCGGCTATTAACAACTGGAATACCCAAGCGACGGACGACTTAGAGCAGCTTGCTACTTGGTGGGGGATCAATCCGGACTACAATGTTGGAGTTTTTGCTAAAGAATCCGGCTTCTTGGTTATTGATGTAGACCCTCGCTCTGGCGGCGATGAGTCGTTCATAACACTAGAAAATCGCGCAGAAGGGGCCCTACCTCCTACTGTAGAGGCAATAACTGGCGTTTGGGACGACCGTCAAGGGAGGCCTACTCGTGGTCGTCACCTTATATATAAATGTGACCCTAACGAAAAGTTCATAGGAAACTTTAAAAGCGAAGGTCTTGGCGGAATTGACGTTAAGCACAACGGATACATACTACTTACGCCATCTAGACATTTCTCTGGCGTTAACTACGTATGGAAACCTGGACATGCCCCCTGGGAGATGGACATAGCGCAGGCTCCAGAGGAATTGTTGAATGTTATCCGACCTAAGAAGAAGGCCCGTGGCACTGGAGTCTACGGAACCGCTGACTGGTCCTGGATTGGTGAGCTTGAATTTGCCGGTGAAAAAGTTGATGTTGATAAAATTATGGAAGAGGGCATTAGTGAAGGCTCTCGTGCTGTGGACATCTATCGCTTAGCCTGTGCGCTGGCAAACAAATACGGTACCGATAACGCAAACCGAACTTACATCGAAACATTGATGATTAGATTCAACGCAGAGATGGTAAAACCTCCAATGGAGCTCGAGGGGCAAAACTCCCTGCTTATGCACGTTCATAGAGCAATTGATTTCGTGGCCAATAATCCCAAGATTGATTTAGGCTGGGGCGGTCTAAGCGAGTGGGTAAAAGGTGAAGGAACCGAGTGGGCAGCTAAGAACCAAGAGGAAAAGATTCCTAGCAGGGACATAATTGTTCCGATTGTCCTGGGAGGCACGGATGACTCAGGGGGGCCAACTCCTACTTATAATCTTGGTCAGCAAATCAAAGATTTAGCATCTAGAGGTATGTCTGTAACTCAGGCTTCAAGCGGTGGTAATCTAAATATTCCCAACGACGTTGATGCCGTAAGTGAGTCTGACGGTGGTCGAGAAGGTTATCGCACACTAACTGATACTGGCAATGGGCGTCGCATGATTGACGCGTTCTCTTCAGTAGTAAGATATACAGAAAGTTTAGGATGGTTTTATTGGGACGGGGCCCATTGGAAGCATGACGTAGAACAGCTAAAGATTAAAGAACTTGCGAAAAGAGTCTCCCCAATGATTGCCGGTGAAGTCATAAACTACGGCCCTGGAGACGATTCAAAGAAGCAGGAGCTTGTTTCCTGGGCCAAGCAAGGTAAGTCTAATACTAGAATCTCCAACATGATAGCCAGCTCGCACACTGACGAGAGAATAACATCTCACGTTGATCAGTGGGACGATAAGCCACATCTTTTAGGCGCGTCTAATGGAATTATTGACCTAAAGACTGGAGAACTTCTCAAGGGGCGTCCAGATTTATATATGACAAAAAACACACCTGTCTCTTACACACCCGGACTAAAAAATATTCGTTGGACTGAGTTCTTAAACTTTGTAACAGACGGAGACGAAGAGTATCAGAGATGGCTTCAAAAGGCCGTAGGATACACCCTGACGGGACTAGTAGAGCAGGACGTTATGTTCTTGGTATATGGCCCTCCAGGGTCTGGTAAGAACACTTTTGTGGAAACTATTGTAAACGCATTGGGCACAAAAGAGTATGCTTTTTCTTTAGATAGTCAGGTCCTAGCGTCTAATGACGGTATGTCCAGTAGGACTGACGAGTACTACATGGCAGAGGTTAGGGGGCGACGTATGATTTGGCTAGATGAGTTGCCTGATGGCGGTCGAATGAAAGAGAATCAAGTCAAAAAGATGACTGGTTCTCAGGAGTTGCAGGGCAGATCTCCTGGAGAGAGACCTTTTACTTTTAAATCTCAAGGTAAGCTCTGGGTGACTACGAACCACAAGCCGATTATTACCGATGATGCAATGTGGCGCAGGTTGAGGCCCATTCCTCTCCTTAACATTCCTGACAAGCCTGACAGTAGCCTAAAGCCATACCTTTCTGATCTAGACGGAGGACTACCAGCCGTGCTTTCCTGGGCGGTAGAGGGTGCCATTAGGTACCTCAACTCTTCAGAGTCGGACCCGCTTGGCTGGTGTACGGTTGTGAAGGAAGCTGCAGAAGTCTATCGAAAGAATGAAGACAGAATTGGGATCTTCCTAGATGAAGAGACAAAAGATATGCCTGGAGCCTCTTTGCGTGTAAAAGACTTGTTTATGACTTATAAATTCTGGAGTGAAGATCGCGGCGAACGCCCAATGACGCAGATAGCCTTCCACAGGAAGATAACTGACAGAGGGCTAAAAGTTGTTGGTACTGGATCAAAAGCCGAAATTAAAGATATGTCCAAGAATCTCTCAATTGTGAGCAATTCTTCTGAAGTTTCATGGAGCAACTTAATCTAACTTTGAAAGTTATTAAATAAAAGAACCTTATCAGTAGTGACATAATTGAACTAAGTGATCAACTACTGATAGGTAACCCTATATTGAGTAAAAAAGACTACGTCTGTAGCAAATGTCAAAAAAATTGGCCCGTACCGTCCTTGGCAAAAGCTTGTCAAGAAAAACACGGGCCAACTGTATAAGTAACGTATCTAGTAACTACTCATTACTCGAGGATAGTCTCTGCTGCTCTAAAGCATGATCATAGTGAAGCTGATTTACAGCAAGCCTACTATCGTTACTTAGAGATAGAGCAGTAGTATTGTAGCTCACTGCCTCCGAGTACAGCCCAAGGTTGTAGCTCGAAACCGCGGCTAAGTCCCAGGGTAGGTCACCCCATGCAAAATCCTCGCAAAGATACTCTAATGGTCTTTCGGGTATAGCGCATGCATTCGTTGCGTAAGTCCTGCAGCTATCCCAAGAACCTTGTTCGTAGTAGTACTGAGCCAACTCAACTAGTGGCTCTCGTCTACCAGGGGCCTGAGCGACAGCCTGTATTAGCCAGTCAACTCTGTTATCCGGCTCTACTTTGGATAGATATCGCATAGATGCAGCACGTTCCGGGGCCCATGTAGCAGTTGGTAGATTTAGGTGTCGCTTGAATTCGACAGCAGCCTCTTCATATCGGCCGTAAAAATAAAGCTCTCTGGCGTAATAAAAAGCATTTCTGTCATCGTACAAATCTTCCTTCACAGCTTGCGCCAACAATGGCAAGTACTGCGACCTGGGCTTTGTATTATCTGGATGGTGATGTATTTTTAGCCCTGTCCAGCTCTGTGTCTCTGCTTCATCACCATATCTAGTCAAAACTTCGTGTACTGGATGCTTCCAGCGATAGCCAAAACGTGAGTGAATCTTATCCCCTCCGTAAACAAGCCCTGGGGAGGTCTCAGCTGAGTTCTTCCAACTCCAAGTGTACTCATAGCGAGGCCTGGTGGTGCCCTTTTCGAGGGCTTGTTCTAACTCTTCGCGCCAACCAGGGAGCAACACTTCGTCCATATCTAAGGCGATGCAATAGTCTAGATCCTGAGGCATTGCTGCTAGGGTCGCGTTTCTGGCCATGTCAAATCTCCATGGCTTTACCGACACATCGATTACGTGTATGCCAAGCTCACCAGCTTTTTGAACAGTTAGATCGCTAGACCCAGTGTCCCCAATCATAATAAAATCAGCTTCTTTTGCTGATTCATACCAACGTTCTACGAATTGCTCTTCATTTAAAGAGATTGTGTAGACTCCTACTTTCATTTTTGCACTCCTAATACGCTGATGTTTTCTCGGGGATCAAAGCTTCCGCCAATGACCATTGTTAGCATTCCTGGATTGGATTCCATGCCGCTACGGTCTCTGTACCATTCGCTTCCCGGATCTGTCGTAGGGGCCTGTACCCACAATCGGTTTCCTATGTCCATAGTCCTAAAATTATGATAGTGACCTGACACCCAGACATCAGCACTACCTAGAGGCGTCTGCCCCGCTGCGTGCCCTGATAGAAACTTCATGACATTGTTCTGTGAAGCTTGGTGGCCATGGAATATACCCAGCATACAACCATCAACATCTACCGTTAAAGTTTGGTGGCCCGAACTAGGGTATCTGAACTCAACGTGAGAAAGTTCTGGATTCTCCGCACAAATATCCTGCACTGCAGACGCAATCTCTACGTTCCACCCATCAGCTGGATCGGCAGCAACTTGACGAGTCACCTCATCGTGGTTACCGTTAACTACAGGCACCACTAATCGATCAACCAAAGGGGCTAGAGCTTTTATTTGAGCTAATAGTAATCTACGGGCAACTCTAACTTGCTCTGTGAGTCCGAGATCTGAAGCAGCAAGACCTTGAAGTCGTCCGTTTTGGGAGGTGTTACCTTCAACGTGGTCTCCGGGAAGAGCTAGAACAATAGTACCAGGAGCTACACCACCTTTTTTTAGTGAGTTAAATTTTTGGATTGATCTATCAGTGAGGTGTAGAATTCTATCGACAGATTGGGCACTTCCTTGTCCATTTGCTTTTTTACCAAGTTGCTGGTCGCTGGGCACTACAAGAAATGCACCACCACCAGTAGATTTTTTGACGCCCTTGGATGGTCGCCACTTTTTTATGTCTTTAATGAGTTGCTCAGAGTCAAATTCCCCGGAGAGAGCCGCGTTAGTCGGGATCACGTTCACTCGGATTGACTCGAGGTACTCTCCATCAAATTTCTGCCACTTGCCTTGGCGCAACGAGGTGACTATCCAATTGTTCGGGTTTAATCCAAATTCTTCTAAGACCCCGGCAGCATCGGCTTCGTTTCCGGCCGGCCTGGGCTTGCCTATAAGGAAGCCACCTTTTTCGCTGTCAACGTCCATTCGAGGACGCCAATCTTCAGGTATGCCTAGCTTCTTAATATCCGACCCCGTTTGCCCTGGCTCACGCAGTTCGTCTAACTTGCTAGACAATCCCACGGTCAGACCCCACTACTAAAGCAAGCACACTCTTGACGTCTATGACGCTCTATGCTGGAGTTGCTCATCTGAAAACCCTCGGCTTTCAGTGCTCCTACAAGACGAGTGGCTGGTAGATACTCTGGGTGTAGAGTATCTATGTTTTGGAGCGTCTCTAGGTAAGCAGTTACATCACTCTCAGTAAGCCTACTTGACGTTGTTATGCGGATAGCTGCGCATTGTTTTGTTCTGTTCCTATGTAGCTTAGAAACCCTATCTATGCTTTCGGCCAATGCCATAAGTTCTCCTTGGGTCGGTTATGCTGCCAAGCCTACCACAAGATGACGCGTTTATGAAGTATATTAGAAGTTTATTTTGACTAAGCCCAGAACTTCCAAGAGCTCCCAGTCCAGACATATGTCTCTGTAGATGCCCAAGTCGAGCCATTCCAGACACTCACATCCGGTAGTGCCCAGTCGGCACCGTTCCAAACCCCTCCAATAATATTTGGAAGTTGGATTCGATTAGAGGTTGTATTGATGCTAAAGTCAGCGTTGCTTGCAGTACCTGCCCAGCTGTAGATCCCTCCGGGGGTTAAGCCTGTTATTATTTCGTTTCCACTCTGACTGGATGAATTTAAGCCAGTACCCGAGACCGAGACTGATGTTGCAAAACTGCTATTCCAGACAACACGAGCACTAGTTGAGTCAATAGCTGTTGCGGAAATATTTAATGTTGGGGTATTACTAAGAGTCTTTACTGAGGTCTCTACTGTCTCACCGCCCTGAGCGTTCGATACTTGTATTGAGTATGAATAAGTGGTGTTGGCAGACAATCCGCTAATGCTAGTTGATCCACTGCTGGAGTTGCTAATAACTGAGTTATTATCCAATCGCCTAACAGTCACGCTGGTTGGTGCGGCGTTGCCTTCAGAAGAGCTCCAACTGATATCTACTTGACTCTGGGAGTTGCTAGACGCTCCAATTTGACCAGTTGCCGGCTGTGCATCACTCGGGGTCTGTACCGTGCTACTGGTTGCGTTTGTCCCTGTGTGATATGAGGTACTAGTAACACCACCACCATGTGCTGCAGAAACATTGCTATGCGCAGCAACTTTAAACGCGTAAGATGTGTTTGGACTTAACCCCGATATGGTGGCTTGGGTAGTGCCACTACCTACATTAGTGGCATAAGACCAGCTTCCGTTATTTGCTTGAGAAAGCACGCGGTATCCGCTGATTGGGATTCCTCCATTGTCACTTGGTGCTGACCAGGACAAGAAAACACTACTGGAACTTTGTACACCTGCACTAAGATTGCGGGGGGCACTCGGAACAGTGTCTACCACGAATTCCCCGCTAAGAGTTCTACCAGATGCGTCTCCTCCTCGGCGGGCATAGATAATACCTCCAGAGCCAGCAAAAAACTCGGTACTAGTACTATCACCCTTAGAAAACCCGTAATATACAGTATTGCCTGCAAATTTAGCTAGGTTAGGATAATCTCGTCGCTGACCGGTACCAGTTGTGGTAACTGAATCAGCGTAACCGTCTGTACCACCACTGCTGTTAGCAATGCGTAGACGCACGACTCCACCAGCTGATGAATTTGTAAAATTTATGGCAAATTGAGTGACCCTAATTGGCATCGAGCTCTCTTGACCAATTGCACCACTAGTATTAGTATCACCGGTTCCAAAGGTATATGGACTTGTTAAATACTCAGCGCTAAATCCATTGTTTCTAACAAAAGAGTTAGAGCCTAATGGAAATGTTTTCCTAGGCATTAGTAACTAATCCAGACATCCCCCAGTTGGGCACTAGAGGGCCCAACGGTTCCTGATTTAACGTAAACTTTTCTATAAGCTGCTCCATCTACGTAGTATACATAACCACTGGTTATAGACACCTCTCCAGCACCACTAATCGATAAAGGCGTCTGTGCGGTAGAAACTATTCCAGTAGGCCCTGTGGATCCAGTTGGTCCTTGAACGCCCTGAGCACCTGTTGGTCCTAACTCTCCTTGAACACCCTGTGGCCCCTGCGGACCTGTTGCGCCTACGCTACCTGTTGGTCCTGTAACACCCTGCTCACCCTGATCACCTTTAGGTCCAACAATAGGTCCAATATTTTGGAATATTGACCCGTTCCATACAAAGGCATTCTTAGTGTCTAGGGTTATGTACGCATCGTTTAGCGTATTTCCACTTGAGGGCAAGTCTGACTGAGTTGCAACAGTTCCGCGGAAATTTATTGACAACCCCTGCGGACCAGTTGGGCCGACAATTCCCTGAAGACCTCTAACACCCTGCGGTCCAGTTGGCCCAGTTGCGCCTTTTTCAATAATTAAGGACCAGTTTGCGCCAGCTGCGCCAGGGAAATATTGAACACCACTCACGTTTAGTGAGCTCGTTGCGTAGTATGCTCCTCCATTGAAGCTTACCGCGTCTCCTTTTACGTATGCCGATAGTTCTTGCCAAGCAGTACGCCAGGTTAATCCAACTGGACCTATTGCACCAGTTGCACCGGTTAGTCCAGTTGCACCTGTTGGTCCAGTTGGCCCAACTACTCCGGCTAATGCAAGGATCTGCCAATTGGATGTAGATGAACCAGGAAAATTTCCAACTCCACTAACGTTTTCAAAAGTTGGCGTATACCAGGTCGTACCAAGATAGGTAACTACGTTACTCTCTACGTAGTTAGAACTGGACAGCCAAGCTCCTCTGTAGGTAAATCCAACAGGACCCGACGGCCCCGTTGGGCCCAACTCCCCCTGAGTTCCCTGGATACCACGAAGCCCCTGTGCACCCGTTGGCCCAGTCGGACCTATAGGGCCAGTCGGCCCACCAGATGGTCCTGTTGGTCCCGTTGGGCCATCCTGACCCGAAGAACCATTATCCCCCTTGACTCCAGCCGGTCCAGTAGCACCAACAATTGGACCGGAATTTATCCAGGTAACATTCTCGGGGTCCCAAATATACAGATCTCCCTGTACAATATACCCATCACCAGTGAGTCCAGCAACCTGATCCTCTAATAACTCTTCTTCTGTGTTATATTGACCCTTAATAAATACACCAGCACCAGTGTCGCCTTTTTCGCCAGTTGCACCCTGACTGCCGACAGCACCCGTTGGCCCAGTGGGCCCTGCATCAGCAATTGTGACAATTTCTCTCCACTGATTTAAAATTCTAAAATATACAGAGTTGTTATTGCTATCCACCCAAATGTCTCCAACCTGCGGAGAATCTGGTTCTTGGGGGCCATATGTGACATTGGCGCGGCCATCTGTCTCATAGGCTGAGTTCATTGAAAAACTGACGCCAGTCCTACTGGCAGCAACTCTAACTTTGTCACCTACGTTTACAGCAAATCTAAAAGTTTCATAGCTCTGGCCGGCCCCTACTGAGATATTAGAAGCTAGATATATTCTTGAAGACTCTGCGCCACCACTTTCGGCTGGGTCAATGTAGATTGTTGATGTGACCTCTAGAGCATTTTTGTTGGTAACAACAACTGCGGCAACGGCAAAATAATCTGATGTCGCCAATAGGGTTGTTGTCTCTGCGTCGGGGGTTGTATACCCAACTCTTCTAATTGGCATCTGTTATCCTGTCTTTCCTGTAATTATAACTCTGCGTTAGCAATGTAAGTAGAGGCAAAGAAAGCCCCTGATGTGGTGCTATTTGCGTTTCTGGTCTCTACAAATCCATCGATAGCCTGTTGAGAAGGGTTACCTGAAGTATTTACAAACCCAACAGCAGCAACACTGGTTAAAGCTATTGTTGGAACAGTCCTCATTGCGAGCGGTAGGCTGTACTTAGCATAATATGCGGTTCCAGAAGTAACATTTCCACTAAAGATTGATCCATACACCCCTGCACTACTGGCATAGTAGTATCGATAGCAGTTCTGGAACTCCACCAAGCTAGTGTAACCACTCCTTCTGAATGGAGCTGCGGCATCTGCCGCCTCGATCTGTATGCCAGTAACTTCTATGTAGTCAGCTGGTCCAGCTGTTCCTACTGGTGTGTAAGAGATTCTTATGCCAAGTTGACCTGTAAAAATACTGAGATTTGGTACAGTTATTGAGTATCTCTGATTAACTCCTGGTGTCAGAATAAATGTACTTTGTGCTTCTGCGCTCTGTGTCTGAAAGCCGTCCCAGAGATTTCCGTCCGTACCATCTCCTGTTATTATTTGCGCCAATATTTGACTGTTCGCAGAAGAAAAATTATTTCCAGCACTGGCGTAGAACGAGAAGGTTACTGGACCTCCGGTCAGGGATGAAACATCACTTGCAACTAAAGAAGTTGCGAGGTTTAAGTTTGACTCACTAGTATTTGAGGGAGTTCTTCCCATTCTTAGTGCATATTGCAGTCCTGGTACAGCGCTTAGCTCCTGAGACCACGTACCTCCAGAGGCTCCGCCAGTTCTATATACTTGAAACCTGTCTGGACCATAATATGGGCTAGAGTTCATGTTTCCCGTGAGCCCACGCTGCCAGACATCAAAACCACCATTTACTGCAAGATTTATGGCTTGAGTTTCGCCTGTCGAGCCGGTTGGACCCAGTAGATTTCCAGTAGATCTCCAGTCACTTAGTCCTAGATCCCACACATACAGTACTCCAAGAACAAAGTAGGCATCTCCTGGACTGCCAGTAGGCTCAGCTATCCTAAGTTCATCTAGCGTTTCATATGTAGTACTGCTTATGTCTGTGTACCCTGTAGGTCCAGTTGGGCCACGAGCACCTGTTGGTCCAGAGGGACCCGCGACTCCAGCAGGGCCAGCCGGGCCTAATACGGAGACTGTAATTGCACCTGACAAAGTTGCATCATTTTGAGCAACATAATAAAGAGTGTCAGGAGCATTAAATGGAATTTCCCAAATAATCTCTCCGCTGTCTGCTCCAGGGTTTGTAATTCCCGTGCTGTACTCAAAGCTTGCACCGTACGGCCCTGCAATTGTCATAAACCGCAGCGGGTAGCCTCCAACGGACTCCCCCAGTGAGAATACGTAACGATGGCCTCTAATAACTGATAGTTGAGGGTCGTCAGAGCCGTTTATTGTATAAGAATTAAAAGCTGCATTAACTGAGACGTTGAAAGTTATGCCACCGCTCGAACCTGTTGGGCCTGTCGACCCAGTACTACCCTGAGGCCCCAATCCACCGGTCTGACCAATAGCCCCCTGAGGTCCAACAATCTGACCTGCGTTTGTAAAGCTTGTGCCACCCCAGACGTAAAGATCGCCGTTGTCCTGATTTACATATGCGTCATTGACAGAGTTAGATGTTATGACCAATGAACCGCCTGAGCCATATCCCGCTGCTGAACCATTAACACTTACAAAGTATAGAGTTGGAGCACCTTCTGGAACAACGATGGTCAAAAGACCGTTGGTTCCAGAAGTGCCCGTATATGTTACGCCGCTTGAGTACGCAAAATCAACTACAAATCCGCCAGTAGAGTGGTGGCCATTAGGCGTAGCTGATAAGTACATCTGGTTGTTTAGATTAGATCCATTGAATTGATTGAAGACATATTTTCCCCCCTCGTGTAAAAATAGGGTCGGCACAGCCACACCATCAAATAGGTACCTAACACCATCTGGCGTGCTATCGATTGTCACGACACGGGTTATGTCGTCGGCAGAGTCCGGAAGTGCTGCTTCGTTTTTAACTGATGCAATAAGGTTTATGGCAGTACCTTGAGGCCCTGTTGGTCCAGTCGACCCTATCTCGCCGGTCGGTCCTACAATCCCTTGAGGGCCAGTTGGTCCGACAATCTGGCCGACAGAGTTCCACTCAGTACCGTCCCAAACATACAAGTTACCATCTGCAGTAACTACATAAGCATCATTTACACTGTTACCTGAAGCTGGAAGGTCTGCGGACGTCGCTACGGATCCCAGTAGAACTATCGAAGCACCCTGAGGCCCGATATCGCCCTCTGGTCCAGTCGGGCCGTCAACACCTACATCACCCTGCGGTCCTGTTGGTCCTGGCGTGGTGGAAACTGCACCTGTCGGTCCTGTTGGTCCAACATTACCTTGCAATCCGGTCGAACCTGTTGGTCCTGTTGCGCCTACGCTACCTGTTGGTCCCGTTGGACCAGCAATCTTACCAACGTTAAACCACCCACCAATAGCATCGGCTACGTATAAGTTGTTATCGTCATTAACTACTATAACTGCGTCACCCTGAGACGGGTCAACTATACTATCTAGATCTGAAATATCAGGAACACTACCCACTAAGGTTACTGACACACCTTGAGAGCCAGTCGGACCAGTCGATCCCTGCAATCCCGTCGAACCAGTTGCCCCAACTGGACCTAATGCACCGGTTGAGCCAGTTAGACCAGTCGATCCTACGTCACCCTGAGGTCCAACAATTTGACCTACGTTCGACCAAGTTCCGCCATCCCAGACGTAAAGATCACCGGTGTCTGTTGTTATGTATGCATCCGCTACAGTGTTACTACTTAAAGGTAGATTTGCCGCCGCTGCCACGGAACCTTTTAGTACTATATTTGTACCTTGAGGCCCTGTTGCTCCAGTAGCACCCAGTGCACCATCAATACCAGTAGAGCCTGTTGGCCCAGTTGGACCTACGGCTATGATTGTCTCTAATGAGTCCCATGTGGTACCTGACCAGACCCATTGCCTGCTATCGGGTGCAGTGAAAACCTGGTCCGCTATCGGAGAGTCTGGGAAGTTTAAAGGCATACCTTTTTCTCTTTCGTCCTTATGGACTAATTATGTCCAGATTTTATCATAGTGAGATGTCAAAAAATAAACTCAAAACAATTATACACCCCTAAGGCGTTGGCCAGTGCGGGTACTACTCAATACCGATGGAAAAAGTTTTTTTAGCACCAAAAGGTATATATGCAAGACTATTTGTTCCTCCCCAGAGGCTATTTAGTACGGTGTAGTCATTATTTTCACCACTATCGTACATAGTAGCCTGCGCCTCTCTAACTAGCCAGTTCTCTACCTGAGCAGGAGACCACTTTGGATGCACCTGCAATAGCAGAGCTATAATTCCACCTATTTGCGGTGCAGAAAACGAGGTGCCTGATAGAGTCTCCTGCAAGTAAGCACTATTGCCTGAGTATGTCGAGGACGAGGAATAGACATTGTTGTCACTCATTGCGCCAGTAATATTAGTACCTGCGGCATATATATTGACCCCTGGACCGGCGTTACTGTACGCTGCTTTGAATTCAGTAGCGTTTGACGGCCCAACCGTGGTATTACCTAATGCTCCTACTTGAAATCCAGGCAAATTATTTACGTTTGGGGAGCCACCTCTGTGGTAGTAGTAGTTTTGTAGACCTTCTAGGGTTATAAAGTTATTGTAGTCAGCCCCTCCTAGGCTGTCTGCTTTGACTGATTCGTTGCCAGAGGCGTTCACTACATGAATCCCTGCGGCAGTCAGTATCCCGATGTCAGTGTCTAGTGATGGCGAGGTGTACGGAAACTGAAAAACGTTCTCCGCATACTGTTGACCCGTGTGACCTTTTGTTGGGTCTTTTGTGGCGCCTGGCCAGGGCGTACCTCTATACTCACCGCCATTTACCGAATAATACGCTCCGTCCCCAGTAGGATTGAAAGTCAATGCGTCCTGTACAGTGTCCCAGAAGATTCCGAGACCCCAGGCGTTAATAACTACTGATGGTCTGTCATTGGTTTTATTTGTATGCCATCCAACCAGAACGTCCATAGCTTGAGTCACTGACAGTCCTGGAAATGGGTCTGACGGCCCCCTGAGTGAGTTCAACTTTATGGCAAATATTTGAGCCTTTTTTGCCCACCCAAAAGTGTTACCAGCCACTATGCTTGCGACGTGGGTTCCGTGTCCATCATAATCTGCATAAAATCCGTTTGGTTGAGTTCCGAACACACCAGACTGAGAGAACCAATTAATTTGTTGAACCCTAGTGTTGCCCGCTTCGTCTAGAAATTCTGGGTGATCTACTTGGATTCCGCTATCTAAGACCACAATATCTACGCCACTACCGTCTAATACGTAGTCATACGTCCTACCAGGGTCTGCCGAGAATGAACCAAAGACGTTTGTTTTATATATGTGACGTACAAGTCCCCAATTTTGCCTAGAACCGGTACTGGCGGAGGTCTTTGGAAAACTGCCTGCTTGAAAAGCTCTCTTTATTGGCTTTATCTCTTCGGGATCTAAAACCTCCGCGACTCGAGGATCTTTCCTCAGCTGGTTGGCTTCTTTTGGGGTTAGCATATAATGAGTGCTTGTAGGATTTGTAGTTCTAGCATCTGCAACAGCTACGGACCTCTTGGGTATTGCGCCCGCCTGATTAGGGCTTTCTTTAGTTAAATCCTCTAGAACTGACTCTGCCTCACCTGTGTTTGGAGTGTATACAACATACTCTCGTCTTTTATTAGACATTAACTAACCTACGATCCCTGTAGAGGTGTGATGCTGTTAACCATAGAGGCGTGGATTGAACAAATATACCTATATAAAGTGGCATCTGTATTTGAAATATCGTAGGGTAGCGTGAAATATAGCGTTCCTGTTGTCTTACCCTGAGCACCGGAACCTGTCGACACGGTGCCGTTAGTTGCTACGTGAGTCAAGCCAACGGTAATATCGGAATACGAGCTACCTCCTGCGGGATCTGCTTGAATTTTAAAGGGATGACCAGCAACAGAAAGCTTAAATGCAAGGGTGAGTCCTCTATAACTGTATATAGCTGGATTTAATCCGGTATATGGAAATGAGAAGACGTATTGAGTTCCAGCATTGGTTACAGACACAATTGAAGCAGCAGGATACGCGACCGTGTCTATAGTAACTGCAGCTAAAGTTGGCTCGGACAAAGTGTTAAATGATGCACCTGGACCAGTGTCACCTGTGGCGCCTGTTGGGCCAGTGCTTCCGCTAGAGCCTGCCGGGCCTGCCGAGCCTGCTGCCCCAGTCGGACCAGTTGGACCTGTTGCCCCGGATCCGGAACCGCTACCTATTGCAGCCCAAGCAGTACCGTTCCAGACATATACGGCGGCATTAGTAGTGTCATATACAATTGCACCAGTACTAGGAGTAAGTGTTAAACGCTGTGTCTGAGTGTTGTTCGATAGGATAAATGGTGCAGAATTTAAGGTTTCCGTAGTCGGATTTAAAGTTATTGAAGTGGGAGATGATATAGAATATGTCCCCACTAACGTATCGGGTGGTTGGATGGCGGACGTCTCGATATTGCTGACAGCTAGAGTCTCGGAAGTCGCGTCATAAGTGATTCCTTCATTGGTTTTCCCACCAATTGATCCCGTGGCATCGTCATACAATCCAACAAAAGTCGTAGCTTGTGTGGTGTTAGCGACATCAACAGACCCGCCTCCACCCCCGCCTACACCTGCACCCGCAAAAAGCTCCCATGAACCTAATAGATCTGATGGGTCCTCATTCAGGCTTGGAGAGACTGCAATATAGCTGTTACTGCTGCGCTCTACCGCATCATTTAGCACATATGATGTCAGATCGGACCACGTCCCGAGCCAATTGATTCCAAGAGGACCAGTCGGACCAGTTGGTCCAGCGACTCCTATTGGTCCGGTAGGTCCTTCAATATTTCCCGCACTGACCCACTGAGCGCCGTCCCAAACGTATAACTCCTCAGTATCAACTAAGACGTATGCATCATTTTCTGAATTATCAGCAGTAGGCAAGTCAGCCTCGGTTGGTACGGATCCTTTGAAAATAAACCCGATCCCTTGAGGCCCAGTTGGTCCAACTGGACCTGTCGGACCCTCGAGCTCAACTGCCACAACCTGCCAGGCAGTGCCGTTCCACTTCCAGGAGCGATCTGCTACTGAGAATATCTCGTCTGCTGCGGGGGAGTCTGGAAAATTAATGGGCATGATCTAATTATACCTAACTTGTTAAGCTGTTAAATCGCCATACAGGGTGTATGAACCAGATGCTGTACAGATGAGTGTGACCTTAGACCACTGACCCGAAGTCAGACGGTCAGCATTCTTAGAGTTTAGGGTGACACCAATTCCAGGAGCGAAAGTCAGCGCGCCAGTACCGCTCTGTATGAAGTCAACGGATTGCCCAGGGGATAGCACATTATTTACAGTACCAGTCGCTGCTACAGGAGATAGAATTAGCTTGCCCGAGTCACTAGATATGACGGAAAAATCACCAGTCTTGCTATTAACGGTTCTTGCGACCTCAAACCCTCCAGTTGCACCTGTTGGTCCGGTTAGGCCAGTTGCACCTGTTGGTCCAGTTGGACCTGCTACACCTACGCCACCAGTCGAACCAGTTGGACCTAGAGGCCCCTGAAACCCCTGGGGCCCAACAACTGAGCCGACTGAGCTATACTGAGTGCCGTCATACACATACAAGAAATCATCAGCATCTACGATGTAAGCATCTGAGGTTGTGGCACCTTCGGGCAGATCTGCTACTGTAGCGACCGAACCTAATAAGTTTATTGAAGTGCCTTGAGGCCCTGTTGGTCCAGTCGGGCCTGTTGGCCCCAAGGAGCCTGTAGGTCCAGTTGCACCAATTAATCTTCCAACATTATTCCACTGAAACGAATCCCAAGAGTATGCAGAGTTTTCTGTAGTTACGTTAAACGTATCGTTAACAACGTTACCAGATAGAGGTAGATCAGCTAAGACACCTACACTACCTTTAATAAACAACGTGGCGCTTTGAGCACCAGTTGCACCTGTTGGGCCAAAAACCCCTTGTGGTCCTTCGGGTCCAGTAGGACCAGTTGGTCCCTCAACTGTTGAGTCCGCGCCCTGTGGACCAGTTGGACCTACAGGTCCACCAGATGGTCCTGTTGGTCCCGTTGGCCCCTGTGCTCCTGCTGCGTTTTGAGCTGATTCCACCCAGTAATTATCGAAGTATACGTAGAAACGCCCGCTGGTCCCGTCAAACCAAACATCACCCTCACTTGGGTTTAGTGGAGCTGAGTCTGAGGTTAAGAATGTGCCGTCAGGTCCAGTCGGACCAGTCGGACCAGTCGGACCAGTTACACCCTGAATTCCCTGTGGGCCAGTTGGGCCTGTAAGTCCTCGAGGCCCTATGGAACCGGTTGCACCAACAGCACCAGTTGCACCGGTTAGGCCAATTGCACCTGTTGGACCAACCACTGCCCCGGCATTGAACCAGTTGTTGCCACTCCAGATATACGATTCTTTGCTAGATTGAATAAAGTAGGTATCACGAAGAACGTTCCCAGATGTTGGCAAGTCCTCTGGAGTCTGTAGGCTGCCTTTGACGTTGATGTTTGTGCCCTGAGGCCCTGTTGCTCCTAGCAACCCGGTAGGTCCAGTAGGACCAGTTGGTCCAGCAGTATTTGGTAGTAGCTCTACCCAGAAAAGATCATAATATATGTACGCTTTACCGCTTAAGGTGTTGTACCATACGTCGCCGGCGGTTGGATTTTCTGGAGCGGAGTCCCCTGGCCCAAATGCCCCCTGTGGGCCTGCACTACCTGTTGGACCTGTTGCACCCAAGATTCCAGAAGCTATCACCCACTCTGTACCATCCCAGAAAAATATGGTTGCACCACTCTGCTGAGTAGGCCCAATGTATGCATCTAGTACGTTAACTCCCGCGGCTGGGAGTGATAAGAACCCTGGGACTGTTCCCAAAATGTTAAATACAACTGCGGGAGATCCTTCTGGGCCTTGTGCCCCTGTCGGACCTACAGTTCCTTGGGGTCCCGTTATAGGTCCAATATTTACCCATGAAGAAGAATCCCAAAAGAAGATATCCCCAGTGTCTAATGCAACGTATGCATCGCCAACATTTGCACTTGAAGGAGGTAAGTTTAAAAAGCTTGCTACGCTGCCTCGCAGATCTACTGGCAATCCTTGAGCACCTGTTGGTCCAGTTGACCCGATTATGCCTTGAGGTCCAGCTGGGCCCGTCGGACCAGTCAAGCCTTGATCACCCTGCGGTCCGAGTAATTCTGCTACTGATCCTGCCTGCTCCCACCCGGTGTCGGTTAGTATTTCTAGTTTTTGATAGTCCGTATTAAACCTGACGTATCCAACCTCTACGTTAGTCGGGCGTTGAGCGACGGTGCCTCTGGCAAAGTAAATAGTGTTTGTATCACCACTAATTATTTTATTTTTAAAGGTTTGCTGTATGTTCTGAGGTAAAACTGCATCATTTTGTGGTATTCCATTACAGGAAAATGAAATATTAGGACTAGTAGAAGAAACGTATAGCGTGTCTCCCGGATTTACGGCAAACCTAAAAGTTTCAAACGATTGACCTACTGATATCACAAGATTTTTTGCTATGTACACAGCATCGGCCTCTGTGGTGTAATTCACCGGCCTAATGTACACGTCGACTTTTGCAGAGCTAGTTGCAGACACGTTTAGGTTTGATACGATTACAGCAACTAAGTGCTCTCCCGTAAACGAAGCTAGCGGGTACGCTGAATCTGCTGCGCTAGCATTTACTGAACCTAATCTAATGATTGGCATTTTACTTCTTCCTTACGCCTGAGCCTCAGTCCAGGTCAGTTTAGCACCTGTAGTAGTGTCAGCAGCGGTCAAACGAGAAACTGCAATGGTCAAAATATCTGGACCGTCAGGGAAGGTGGAGTCTCCGCCCAAAATTGAGTTTGATAGCTCGAATAGATCATTAACATCTACCGTTGTTGACTCTTCCTGACCACCCTGCCCACCAGCTGCACGGAAGTTGTAGACCTGAACTCCACCAGAAATGGTGTCTGCAGGAGTGTGCTCAACAATTTGAACCAAAGACGGAGCATTTACTGATTGGAAGTTCAAGTTGTTCAACCTACCGTTCAATAGAAGCTTCACGTCAATGAGTCTGGTCGATGAGATACCAACTTCTTGTAGACGTAGCTGCATGCGGTTGATAATGTCTCGGTCACCGAGCTTACCCGTCAAACCTTCAGACACCGATGGGCTCAATCGGATTGAGATAAGTGGCTGGTAGTTTGGACCAGAAGTGTTGTTTAGCGAACCATTTGGGTATAAGAAATAAGTGTACTGAGAGTTACCTTGGGAAGTAAAGTCTACTCCCTGATAAATTTTAGCAGCCGAATCAGCACCAACTGCTACAGTAGCAGTCTCAGTAGTAGGTACGTCATATGTGAAAGTCGTAGCATTTGATGATGCTTTCACTTTATACACTCCGTTTGGAACTCGGGTAGACCCTACAATTTTTACCGCCATTTGATCAGTCAACAAGTGAGCCACTGACGTGACAACAGTGACGGTCACACCTGCCTGCTGAGTTGTTGATATAGCGTTACCAAAAACATTGTCTGGAACCAGCATGACTGTGTTGTCGTCAATAATCAAAGAATCATACACCCTGGAATTCTGTAGATTATCAAATGCATTGGCATTCTCCACATTTGTAGTTCCTGGCATCTGAACATTTAATCCAGGGAGTCCGTCAGTTGCAACACCCTCGAATTGTAGCTGGTCACCATTTCTGAATCCGTGGTTAGCTATGGTGATAGTATTTTCAGCTGCGTCTATGCCCTGAGAGCTAAAGGACTTTGCTGTAGTCCCAAGAACTGGCAGTGACTGGCTCGATGCGGTAAATAGATATGCACGATCGTCATCAAACTTACCATCCATGATTACTGAAGTACCCCAGTGGAATAGTGATGGAATGTAAGTTGGATCGTTGTATGTAATTACCTCATAGCGGGCTGGCATGTTTCCAGAACGGAAGTACGACTCATAAAGTTGGTTGTTGTGAACAAACTCATGGATGTATTCAACTTGACCACCAGTAGTTTTGAATCCGAAACGGATCTTACCAGCACCATACCATGAGTAATCTATGTAGACCATCTGAATTCTCGATACGTCTAGGTTGTATCCAGTTTTTCCCGTACCATCACAGGGGTCAATTGACCAATCTGTCTGAGGTACTCTAACGTCCACAGTCTTTGTAACGATAATGCCTGATTTTGCAGGCGTTAGTGCGTGAATAGCTGTGGTCCCTACTGAGGAAAGGTCTACGTTTGACTCTGCGTCAGGCGCGGCTTTCAGCTTAAAGGAGTTGTTGTCGATTAAGTCAACGTAATAAGTATTACCGTTGATTAGGCCACCAATTTGCTCTCCGTCAATTGAGTCGTAGATTACTGGTATGCCTTGAGAGAATCCATGCCCAACTAGTTGGAACGTGTCTGAAGCCAATCTTACTGCTCCTGCAGTTCCATTACCTGGGTCAAACTCCTTCTGAACTCCAGAGGCACCCTTGTATTCGGGCCTAATAGTCAAGCGTGTGTCGCTCTCAATGTCGGCGACACGATAAGTTTGGCCACGCAATACAATGTAATCTCCCACTACTAGTTGTGCAGTGAATGCAGTATTCGTGCCGAAGACAAGCTCAGAGCCTTGTAGGCAAGATACGCTACCGGCCAACTGCTGAGTAGAGGACCTCCGTACAGCATACATTTGCTGACCGTCAAATTCATAGAACATTCCGTTTTGGAAGTCAAACATCCCTGATCGAATTGCGCCGTTAGTCCACTCTCTTACGTTAAACTGAGGGAATCCGTAAGCTCGAGACTCCACGCCTGCTGGTACTTCACCAACGGCATTAATACGGAAAGTTGTCAGATCATCAACTGTTACTTGAAACTCTCCATTATATAGAGCGCTTAGGTTGCCATCAGAGGACTCTGACTGATCTACAACAATAAAAAGACCTGATATCAACCCGTGAGGGCGGCGAGTCTTGCATATAATTTGAGTAGTAGAGAATCTATTCATTGATTCTAGATCAATAGAAGGCTTAAAGTTTAGACCAGCGGAAGTCTGGATTCCCTTACCTGACTGATAACGGAAGTACTTACGAGTCTGACGGACAATCTGACCCAACGAGGTTCCAGCACCGACCGACATCTCAACACCACCATCAAATGGGCGGTGTAGCGCATACCCCTGAGGGCGTACATATAGAAATGTTGGGTAAGTATAGCTAGCCTCGGAGAACTCGTTAGCGTATGGACGATCTACTGTAATCTGAGTGTCAGAGCCAATGGCGGTAATCTTTCGGATAATTGCGCCAATTGGTGCTGTAAAGGTTAGGTGGAAATCTGTTCCAGATCCAACAGAGCTTATATTTACGGTGTTCAGGTTGTTGTCTGCATCGTTTTTCGTGTTATGAAGCGTTATCTGTGTGGCAGATATTGCACGAACAAAGTAGTAGTATCCATCAACCAAAGGAGCTGGAGGCTGTCCTCCTACCGCCTCAAACTTAACGGTCTCGCCAGTCGTAAACGTGTTATCTTTTGTAATGATGTCCGTAACTTCACTCACGTCTGCACTACTAAAAACAATCTGCTTAATTATGTTCGGAGGGAATAACCGGAATCGGTCTCCCACTTTAAGGATCTTGGAGAAAGATGTACCAACCCCAGTAACTAGCACAGAACCAGCGTTCACTGAGGCTGATCCACCACCAGTTATGTTTCCATTAATCTGCGTAGTGGCTAACTGGTGCGCAATTCCGGTGCTAAAACTAGTTAATGGAATAGTTATACCAGCGGCTGCATTTTCTGCCGAACTTGAGAGTTTTATGTAATCCTTATTAATAGATACTACGTAGTAACTTACGCCATCAACCATACCGCCGATGTCTGTGGCAGAATCTCCCTGGGTATATATGACTTCAGTGCCAGTAATGAATCCGTGTGACTCTAAGAAAATTTCATCTAGATTCAGATCCAGTGATGAGCGAGGGTTGAATACTTTCTCAATTCTAGGAACTGTTCCACTTGCTAGTACAGTAAACTTCTTCTTGTTGCCGTCTACCTCAGAGTCCTTGATCTCATAAATGCCGTCAGGAGTCTTGCTCAATGAGCGCAGTGAGTGGGTGCCTACTGCTGCAGGGGTGTCTGTAAGATCTACCGCGGTTCCTTCGACTGCATCTGCAGGTGTTACAGCAAGCTTGATGTTATCGCCATTAACAAATATCACGTAGTAAGGAGTAGCTGTAGTCAGCCCATCTACTACTTGCTGTCCTTTAGAATCGTACTCCACTAGCTCTCCGGCAAGGAATCCATGGCCCGGTAGCGTGATGGTGTCTAATTCAAAGTTAAGAGAGGTAATTGTTAGCGAGTGCACGCCAGTAGATGTTGCAGTCAAGTTTATTACCGTACTAATTTCAAGATTTTGATTCTGTGTCAGCTTAATTAAGCTGGAATCTACCTTTATTATGTAGTATGTTTCGCCATCTACAAGTCCACCAATCACTGGATTTGCTCCAGGGGAATAGACAACACTTTGTCCAGACACAAGTCCGTGGTTAGGAATGTACAAAGTATCTTCTGGAAGGTTTACAGTCAAGAATATGAATGAGTGACCTGTCCCTGTTCCTGCGCTAACAAAATTGATGTTGGTTGGTGCATCTAAGGATGCCTTTAGCTTAATCTGGTCAATACTGACCACCTCTGCAACATAGTACGTACTGGCTTCTTGCAGTGGGATAATAGGAGTCCCCCCGTTTGTGCTATATGTAAGAGGCTGATCTACCAAGAATCCGTGGCTAGGAATTGTTAGGGTTTCGGTAATAGTGTTAACTACCACCCTACTCAGAGTGTCACTACCTAAAGTTGTGTAACTAGATGGAATCGTAAAATCTAGTAATGAATAATTTGGTGCAGGTGTTGTACTCAATTGGAAAGAGTAAGCGTTAACTGTTTTTACGTAATATATGGTATCGTCGTTAATGCCCTCTGGTGATGTGCCCTGAAACCCATAAATAATAGCCTCGCCGTCACTTAAAGTGTGTGGTGTAGAGCTGTGTATGACGTCAGCTTCTATATCTAACGAAATTGGTACAACTGAGTGGTATGAGGTTCCTCGAGGGGCTATTTCAATAATATTAGTATTATTTGCAGCGTCTGTTGCAGTAGGGTGGACTGTGTTACCGGTAGTAAATGAAGTTTCTAGTGTTACTGAAACCTGCCCATCTGCTGTTGACTTGTACGAACTCAAATTTGTTATTGGCACACCGTTAAATGTGTTTTGGGTGTCATAAGTACCGTTAGATGTACCAACAAGAGTTGCAGTCGGGGTAATGAATATACCGCCACCACCACCAGTAGAGTTTGCTGCAGTGTTCCTTGAACCAGCTCCACCGGAGTATCCTCCAGCCCCGCCTGATTGCCCACGGAAAACACCATCAGCCTGAGCACCTCCGCCAAACCCGCCGTACCCGCCGCTTCGCGCGTTTGTGTCCATGGTCAATCCGCTGTTGAAGCCGCCTCCACCGTTGGCGATAACTTGACCATTATTGAATGATGCAGTTCCTCCATTAGTCAAGAAGCCACCGCCACCACCGGAGTAGCCACCACCGGACAGTCCGCCCTGCCCAGGATTTGTTCCAGCACTACCATTAGTAGAGGAAGACCCTCCAATTCTTCCCATCGAAGCATCAGCTCCATTAGTCGTATTTGAATCAGCCGAACCGCCGCCTGCGACGAATAGTGGCTCGTTACCAGCTTTACGGACCACAAAGGTTCCGCCTCCTGAGCCTCCGTATAGATCTGCTGATGTAGGACCGCTACCTGTTTGGCCTACAGCAATAGTTATTACCTCACCTTTAGTTAGGGCTACCCTGCCCGTAACAACTGCTCCTCGACCGGCTGTTCCTGAACCCGAGCCGTTGTATCCGGGGGCACCGGAGAGATTGAAGGTATAATTACCTGATACCGGTACAGTCCAGTCCTGGTAGCCCTGGAAAGCGCCTTGGCTCAAGTACAAATCATCCCAAGGGGTGTTGTACGCTGTGCGCATTTGCTGCTGGTCCGGCCCAGTCCTACCTGTCACTCCACAGCTAGTAAAAGTGTGATTTGTGAAACTGTACAAAGATTGAGACCCAGAAAATTCTGAGATGGATACGTTTCTTAGGAAGTACGTTTCCCCGCTAGTCATTCCATCTATGGGGTCACCGTTTGTAATGTACTTTACTGCTTGATTGTCTGGAGTAGATCCATCAATGTTCAACTTATTAGCGTAAACAACTGGGGAGTTAAACGTCACTCCTCCAGGGGTGCTGTCAGTTATTGGTATGGGAGCCCCTCCAGCAGTTGCGCTAAAAGTAAGTTTCTTTGGTTGTTCAGTTGTTACGTAGAACAAATCGCCATCAGTAACTCCTAAGATCGAACCAACAGCAGAGTTGTATATAAAGGTTGTACCAACCGTGAAGGTGTCGGGTATTTGATTCTCTGGGTCTTGGTTCTTGAAGTATATGTAGTCATCGTCAAAGTTAACGTTAGTCTTGGAAAAGGAGTGTTCGCCTGCAAGACCAATAGTTGTGATGTCAACTGCCATTTTTTATCCTTCTAGTTGCGTTGTGTTAAAGTCTTGTGATGTTTACTCGACCATTGCCATAAGAGGCTTGGTTTGAGTTAGATTGGTTGTTACCACCATTGTATGAGCCGCCGCCGCCTGCTGAGGAAGACCAGTATGATCCACTACCACCGGAGTACCCGCCGCCGCCGCCAGCGCCATAGTAGGTGCTGTAATAGCCTGCGCCTCCTCCAAAGCCTCCTCCGTTGTTCCCTCCAGTACCATTTGAGTTAGCAAACGCATAACCTTGACTAGGAGAACCGCCACCATCGCCATAGAATCCGCCGCCACCGCATCGTCCCCAAGTGCCACCGCCACCATTACCATTGCTACCGCCACCAAAGTTATAACCTTGGCCATTCGTGCCGGTAGTAGCATGTCGTTGGTTATAGTTGCTTGGAGCACCACCACCACCACCACCTGAAACGATCATAGGGCTAGTGTTGGATGTTGCAACGAAAGTCCCACCACCACCAGCAGTCGAGGCATATTGGCTTTGACCAACTTGACCACAGACAATTTGGATTACGTCACCCTGAGTTAGATTGAAGTCACCGCGCATCCGAGTTCCTGCGCCGCCTTGTGAGCCCCAACCGTATGCATAACCTCCCACAGCACCATACGTCTCTATTCTGTATGTAGCGTTTTGAGGAACTGTCCATCGCTGATATCCAGCTTTAGTCATGTTCAAGAACGAATTAGCCCATGAAGGATTTCCTACACCGCTGCGAGCTTGGGCGATGCTTGGACCGTTGGTATCACTCCTGCCGCCGTTGTTGAAAGTTGCAGAGTTGAAGGAATAAAGGAATGGTGGCTGATTGAACTGATACAAGTGGGTCTGAAATCCAGTATTTCCTTGTGAGTCTGTAATAGTAATGACAACTTCTCTACCAGGCTCTGGGATAATTTCCTGAGAAGTTCCAGACACCACTCCAGTTGAAGTATTTAGGGTTAAGCCAGTAGGAAGAGATCCAGAAGTAACCGCGAAAGTGTAAGGTGCGGTGAAGCCAATTACCGTCATCTCGGTAGGCGTAATTGGGTTAGTCTGAGCATCAGTTCCTGTGCGGTTTATGTTGCGCGGCACTAATTCGCCGATGCTAGAAAGGACGTCAAAGTTATGCTGATCGTATCTAGTATCTACGAAATAAAAATTAACTTCATCTAGGGCAGCGTCAGCAACATCAAACCTACCGGAGACTGGAAAAGAGTAGCGAATCATATCGCCCTCTTCGTAGCCGTGATCCTTTATGTGGAAAATGTTTTTATCTACCGATATTCCTGCTTCGGTGAATTTTTCAATTCCGCTCCCGCCGCTAATCGTGGGAACTGGGTCGGAAGTTGGTAAGCTTCGTATAGTAAAACTGTAACGATTGGTGCTACCCTGCTGGAAGAAGCTGTCGATAAAGTAAGTAGTGTTCGCTGTCAAGCCGCTTGCGGCAACACCTGCCTGAGTAACAGTCGTGCCATCCTCCGCAAGTTCATCCTCAACCGTATAAAGCACCATGGTGCCCGAATACCATTGCCTATCGACATCCATAGGAGCGCCACCCTCGATGTCAACCGTAATGAGCGATCCGCTGTATGAAGACTGGATCCCAACATAACCATTTTCGTTAGCACCATCAAACACTTTGGGGGTGTCTTTCAAGATCGAGACAGTAGTTTCGGTTTCCAAGTTAATGTTATTTCCAGCAAATGTACGAGCTTGATTTGCAAGCTGGAATGTACCGCTAATTGTTGCTGGTAACTCAATAATGTCCCCGTTAGGCTTATCGCTAACGGTAAATGTGGTAGAACTCGTTGTTGAATCATCCGATATGACTGATATAAAGACGACTCCACGGGGCCTGGTTGCAAAGAACCCACTTCCTGTAGTTATGCTGTAATAAAGTGGATCGCCTTTTTTAGAGAGTGAAAAGTTTTCAGTAGTGTGCGTCACTACGATTTGATTAGTGTCTGTTAATGTTTCTACCACAGTACTGATTGTGCCACCTACAACAGAGCTGTTGCTGTAGTCAATGTTAATAGTTGATAGGGTGTTTGATCCATCAAATGTCTGCGCTGTGGCAGAGTTTGAAGAATCAAAAGATCTAGAGGATGTGTTAGACGAATCAAATTGCTGACTAATTGTAGAGTTTATGTTTAGAAAATAGAACGGTGTCTTTCTTCCAAATCCATGCGTAGAGTCAGTTGTCACAGTTAGGGTAGAAATTGGCTCAAAGTCAGTAACTAAACCAGCGGAATCGGATATTCTAATCTGAGAACCCTGGAAAAATTCACCTGTAACTATCGAGGAGTAAAGATCCTCGATGGACAGTGTCTCTGCCTGGTCGTCTTTGCAGAGGTAAGTAAAAGTACTGGTATCTGGTATCGAGTTAATGATGTAAGCACCATCAGCAGTAATAGACTTGGTACCCTGAACGTTAATGGGAATACCTGCGGCAAGTCCGTGATCAAGCTTTGTTTTTACTGTGATCTCTCGAGTACCAGCATTGGTAGTGATTGAGTTGATGCCATCAATGGTAGTGTCGCCAGACTTAGAGAAGAATGACGGAGTATTGTTAATTAGCTCAACGGTCTCCCACTTGGTTGGCTGTAGTCCGTACTCAAAGTCGGTGTCAATCATTGTCTCAGGTTGAGACACACGTAGTTTTGTTACTGGGTCAATAAGTTCTTTTGGAAAACTGATTTCCCCGCCAGCGCCGCCGCCGCTAGTACTTCCACCAAGATATCCAGGCATTTAAAAACGTCCTTTTCCTACAATTGCTACGAGAGGTCTGATTAAATTATACACCGAACCACCAAGCTTGAGACAGAGCGTATTGTCCCGAAATACCTTGCGGTCCAGTTGGTCCAATGTTACCTGATGCAACTTCAACAAATACACCGTTAAATAGTACATAAGTTTTAGCATCTTGAGTATTGAACCAAGCAACACCGTCTGTTATGCTGTTTATATCTGGTTGAATACTAGTTGTGAGAAACTTTCCAACACTTCCTTCTGGCCCTGTTGGTCCAGTCGGGCCATCCACACCAGCCACCCCTCCTGGCCCTGTGGCACCAATTGGGCCTAAGTAGTTTCCGGTAAATATCCAGGTAGCACCATTCCACACATAAATTGAGCCCTCGGCTTGGACGTAATACGCGTCACTAGGTGCTGCGGTTCCTGGTAATTGATTTGTTGTTAAAACTGTACCGAGAACATTTAGGGAGACACCTTGCGGCCCAGAAGGACCCGTAGAACCAGTAGGTCCAGTCGGACCAGTAGGGCCTAAATCACCCTGAGGTCCAAGAAGCCCTTGAGGACCTACTAGCCCCTGAGGACCCGTTGGGCCTTGATCACCAGTAGAGCCTGTAGGGCCAGTTGGTCCAAGATCACCCTGAGATCCCACGTCACCCTGAGGTCCAACAATTTGACCTACGTTCGACCAAGAACTCCCACCCCACACAAAGAGGTCACCAATATCTTGAACAACATACGCGTCATTTATGTCGTTAGTTATAATCGAAGCTGCACTACTCCCGCCAAGAGCTGGTGTTGATTCCGAAACATAGTATAAAACTTCAGGAGCATCTTCAGGGACGACAAATATTAACGAGCCATTAGTGCCTGCGGTTCCAGAATAAACAACTCCGCTGGTATACGCGAAGTCAATCACTCCACCCACTGCTGAGTGGTGGCCGTCTTGACTTTCAGATAGGTATATTTTATTTCCCGCATTGGATGCAGCCGACTGCGAGAAAACATAAGTTCCACCGCGGTGCATAAACAGGTTGGAAGTTAGCTCTCCTCCAATATAAAACTTATTTCCTTCTTCTGTAGATTCAACTGTTACTACAAATGTAACTGAAGAAGTAGATGATGGCAAAAAGTTAGAGGAGGGTACTGATCCCAATAAACTTATAGCGGTACCCTGAGGACCAGTTGGACCAGTAGGGCCTAAATCACCCTGAGGTCCAACATCACCTGTAAATTGAGCAACGGAATTCCATGCAGTGCCGTCCCAAATATATACAAAGCTATCTTCTAGAACAACATACGCGTCATTGTCCTGATTACCAGTAAGTGGGAGGTTACTCACTGTAGAGATAGGCCCGATTAGATTTACTGGCAACCCACGAGGACCAGTAGGGCCTAAATCACCCTGAGGTCCAACAATTTGACCTGAATCGGTCCAAGACGTGCCGCCCCAGAAATATAAATTACCGTCTTGATCTACAATTCTTGTGTCGTTTAAGGAGTTTCCACTAGAAGGCAGATCTCCAAATGTGGCAACAGAGCCTTTAAGTGTCAGGTCAACGCCACGAGAACCTGTTGGGCCAAGGTCACCCTGAACACCCTGTGGGCCAGTGGCACCTACGTTACCAGTAAGACCTATAGAGCCAGTGGCACCCGTTGCACCCGTCTGACCTGTAGCACCAATTGGACCTTGTACGCCAGTTGAGCCAGTTGGACCCATTGGTCCAGCAACACCGGTTAGGCCAGTTGCACCTGTTGGGCCCCTGTCTCCAATAAACTGACCTGCGGAGACCCAGTTGGTTCCGTCCCAAATATATAAATTACTTGTTGCTGCTACAGCAAGAGCATCGTTAGTATTGTTGCCGAGCAGGGGTAGGTCTTCTTCAGTATTTACAGAGCCTCTAATGTTTATAGAAGACCCTGTTGCACCTGTTGGTCCAGCTAGACCAATGTCTCCATCATTACCCGTTGGCCCCTGAGGACCAGTCGGTCCTACGTCACCCTGAGGTCCTGTTGAGCCAATCGCTCCTACGTCACCCTGAGTACCTGTTGGACCTATGGGGCCTCCAACTCCTTGTGCACCTGTTAATCCAGTATCACCCTGAGACCCCTTAAGGGCCAAAATCTGCCATTGGACACTGCCCTGGGGCACCTCTCCAGTAGTTGTATCAAGAGAGAAGTAAGAACTGTCACCATAAACAACAGCGTCAGCATACACGTATGTAGTACTCGAGTCCCACTCGCCTTGCCACTGAATACCTGCAGCACCCTGAGATCCTTGTGGTCCTGTAGCGCCTATGGGTCCAGTAGTACCTACCGCACCAACGGATCCATCGTTACCGTCAGCACCTGTTGGGCCAGTAACTCCCTGCGGTCCTGTTGCACCTAAATTACCCTGTGCACCTGTTGGTCCAGTTGGACCTGCTACACCTACGCCACCAGTCGAACCAGTTGGACCTAGAGGCCCTTGCTCCCCCTGAGGACCAGTAGGGCCTAAATCACCCTGAGGTCCAACAATTTGACCTACGTTGTTAAATACTTCGCCGTCCCAGACGTAAAGATCGCCATTAGCTTCTACTATGTAGGCGTCGTTTAGAGAGTTGCCACTAGAGGGTAGGCCGCCTTCTGTTGGTACGGCACCAAGTAGGTTTATAGATGTCCCCTGAGCACCTGTTGGCCCAAGGTCACCCTGAGCACCTGTTGGTCCAAGGTCACCCTGAGCACCTGTTGGGCCTAGTGGTCCTACGGGGCCAGTATCTCCCTGGGGGCCTGTTGATCCTGAAAGACCTTCGATTCCATCAAGACCAGTTGCACCTTGAGAACCTGTTGGACCTAACTCGCCCTGAACACCCTGTGGCCCAGTTGAACCTTGCGCTCCCTCGTTGCCGACTGAGCCAGTCGGACCAGTTACACCCTGAATTCCCTGTGGGCCAGTATCGCCCTGCAGTCCGGTTGAGCCAGTTGAGCCCATTGGTCCATCGAGCCCAAACTCCCCCTGTGGACCTGTTGCGCCTACGCTACCTGTTGGTCCCGTTGGGCCATCCACGCCTGCGGATCCATTAGAGCCTTGTGGACCAGTCGGTCCAAGATCACCCTGAGATCCGGTTGACCCCTGCGGACCTGTTGCGCCTACGCTGCCTACTGCTCCGATTGCCCCCTGGGCACCTGTTGGACCTGTTGCGCCATCATTACCCGCCGGGCCAGTCTCTCCCAGACCTATAGGGCCAGTCGGACCAAAGGGGCCTTGTAGTCCCGTAAGACCCTGAATACCTGTAGATCCAGTAGGACCCGTCGCGCCGACAATTTGAGAGTACTCTACGTTCCATACAGTGCCGTCCCAGACGTAAGTTGTCTGTCCATACACATACTCGTCGTTTAGCTCCGGGCTATTTGGGAAATTAATTGGCATTATTAACCTTCTATGATCCTTAGTCGTGCTGCGATTTGATCTAGAGCATCAGCAATAGTGGTTGGCTCAACAGCGTCCCAGTTAGAACTAGTAGCTGGGGTGTATGTAGTTGCACTACCAGCAGCACCTGTTGGGCCTTGAGGGGCAGTGGCAACCTGAACCCACTGGCTACTATCTACGTCTTGAATGTAGACGTACATTTTACCGGTTTCTAGGTCTGCCCAAACTTGTCCAGCGTATGGATCTGATGGGAATACTGTTGCAAAGGCACCAGAGCTACCCTGTGGACCAGTTGGACCTACAGGCCCACCAGATGGTCCTGTTGCTCCTGTTGGCCCCTGTACTCCTTGAGGCCCTCCCTTGGATACTTCTACACGATTGCTGTACATGGCCATTATCTAGTTACCTCCGCACGTACGGTAAAATTTCCTAAAAGAAGTCGTTCGACTACTCCAGTCATTGGTGCCTCTATCTCTAAATCGTAAACGTAATTACCTTCTACTACTGTTGACATATCTGTTGCTGAGACTAAAAGGTCAAATCTTCCTTCAACTCCAAAAACTATAATCCGTCCATTTTCCGTAGTGAGTTCAAGAGCTACCGCGGCTGAATTGACAGCTGGCCTAACCTGCATACGTGCCGTGTAGCCTGTTGTATTGTGCGGAGTGCGCTTAGCATCCTTGTACACAACCGTGTATGAGAAAGTTGCACCCTGATCGGCCACTATGTTATGTGTGCCTTGATTACTGGCAAGGCCGCCATTGTAGAGATTTGTAGAAGGCATTTGACTCTTTCGGCGAGAGGTTACAGTCAACTATCATTCTACAGCATTTGTAGTTAGCCCATAAGGGAGATATACTTAGGCACAGGAGAATCCATGAGCTTGGTACTAAACACAGAAATACAGCAAAAAGAAGAGCAAAACGAGAATAAACTTGCTCACTATGCTGAAGCGGCCTCAGTGAGTGAAGCTTACGTACTTGGAACACCAGTTAAAGCTCTCTGTGGAGAGGTTTTTATTCCTTCTCGTGACCCTGAAAAATTTCCCGTATGCAGAACTTGCAAAGATATTATAAATGCACTATTGTTGGGCTCGGATTAAAAATCGACCAACAGATTTTGTCCTATACTAGAGCTTCAACTCCTGACGAAATCACTTATTTTGGGATACAAACGTCAGGATTTGGCGTCTCAAACTAACGAAGGGTACACCACACATGACAGTCACCGTATACACGCTCCCATCCTGCGTTCAGTGCGACAGTACCAAGAGACTTTTGACTAGGAATGGAATTAAGTTTGAGATAATTGACCTCAGCACAGATGAGGCCGCCATGGCACTTGTAAAAGAGCTTGGCTACACTGCTGCACCTATTGTTGTTGTAGGTGACGACCACTGGAGTGGTTTCCGGATGGATAAAATTTCTGCACTTGTATAATCATGTACGACATAGTATATTTCTCTAACGTATCTAATAATACGCACAGATTCATGGAAAAGTTAGGCCTTCCGGCTCAGCGGATACCGGTCCGTTGGGACGGCGAAGAGCCTTTTATGGCGTATGGAGAGTATGTTCTTTTTCTCCCCACTTATGGTGGAGGAAATGACGAACACACTGTGCCAAAACAGGTCAAAAGTTTTTTAAACATTAAGACCAATAGAGACTTGCTTCGCGGTGTTGTCGGACTCGGCAATACTAATTTTGGTGACCACTTCTGTGGTGCAGCCGAGATGATTTCAGCAAAAACTGGTGTACCTTTGCTGTATCGCGTAGAAATTATGGGTACACCATACGACGTAGAACAAGTAAACGAGAGGTTAAAACAACTGTGGACAACTACAGCTATCACGAATTAAATGCAATGCTCAACTTATATGGCCCTGATGGAGAGATTCAGTTTGACAAAGATAAGGCAGCAGCTCGCGCTTACTTCCTAGACAACATCAACCAGAACACTGTATTTTTTCACACTCTCGAAGAAAAGCTCACATATCTCGTTGAGCAGGACTATTATGATCAAGATCTCCTGAGAAAGTACTCTGAGGAAGAGGTAAAGGATCTCTTTAAGCGGGCATACGCCTACAAGTTCCGTTTTGAGTCGTTCCTTGGTGCCTACAAGTTCTACACTCAGTATGCGCTGAAAACCTTTGACGGCGAACGCTACCTAGAGCGCTTCGAAGACCGCGTTGTAATGAACGCTCTTATGCTGGGGCAAGGCGATGCCGATCTAGCTAAAGATTTGGTCGAAGAGATCATCTCTGGACGCTTTCAGCCAGCAACTCCCACCTTCTTAAACGCAGGTAAGAAACAGCGTGGCGAATATGTTTCGTGTTTCCTATTGCGCATCGAAGACAACATGGAGTCGATTGCTCGTGCCGTAAACTCTTCGCTGCAGCTTTCAAAGCGTGGTGGCGGTGTTGCTCTAAACCTCTCCAACCTTCGAGAGCAGGGTGCACCAATTAAAAAGATTCAAAATCAGTCTTCTGGAGTTATCCCTGTGATGAAGATGCTTGAAGATGCATTCTCGTACGCAAACCAGCTTGGCGCTCGCCAGGGTGCCGGAGCGGTTTACCTAAACGCTCACCACCCAGATATTATGAGGTTCTTGGACACAAAGAAGGAGAATGCCGACGAGAAGACTCGCATCAAGACCCTTTCAATCGGAGTAGTCATCCCTGACATCACACTTGAGCTGGCTAAGAGTGGTGATGACATGTACTTGTTCTCACCTTATGACGTTGAGCGTATCTACGGAGTTCCATTCGGAGATACCTCAGTTACTGAGAAGTATCAAGAAATGGTTGACAATCCAGAGATTAAAAAGACTAAGATCTCAGCACGTGAGCTATTCCAGCGCATTGCGGAGCTTCAATTTGAGTCTGGCTACCCATACATCATGTATGAAGACACCGTGAATGATGCCAACCCAGTAGAGGGTCGCATCAACATGTCAAACCTCTGCTCTGAGATTCTGCAGGTGAACACACCAACCACCTACAACGCGGATCTTTCATACGACCAGATCGGCAAGGACATCTCTTGCAACTTGGGGTCACTAAACATTGCTAAGGCAATGATGTCACCTGACTTCGAGAAGACCGTTAGAACCGCCATCAAAGCTCTAACAGCGGTGGCTGACATGAGCTACATTGACTCGGTAATGTCCATTGCCGAAGGTAACAAAAAATCTCGTGCAATTGGACTTGGCCAGATGAACCTTCATGGTTACTTTGGTAAGGAAAGTATGCACTACGGTGACGAGGAGTCAATCGACTTTACTAGCGTTTACTTTATGACCATCTTGTACAACGCTCTAAAAGCGTCCAACGAGATGGCTAAAAAGACCAAGGACCCTTTCGACAACTTTGAGAACTCAAAGTACGCCTCTGGTGAATTCTTCAGCAAGTACATCGGAGGCGACTGGGGCCCTAAGACTGACAAGGTTAAAGGCATCTTTGACACTGCTGGAATTAAGATTCCAGGAGACTTTGAGTGGGTCGAATTACGCGCTTCGGTAATGGAGCACGGTATCTACAACCAGAACCTTCAGGCTGTGCCACCAACCGGATCGATTTCCTACATCAACAACTCGACCAGCTCAATCCACCCGATTGCAGCGAAGATTGAGATCCGCAAAGAGGGAAAGCTTGGACGTGTTTACTATCCAGCTCCGTTCCTTACTAACGACAACATGGAATACTTCACTGATGCATACGAGATTGGTCCTGAAAAGGTTATCGATGTCTACGCAGCAGCAACTGCCCACGTTGATCAAGGCCTATCACTAACCCTGTTCTTCAAGGACACCGCAACCACAAGAGACGTAAACCGTGCCCAGATCTACGCTTGGCGCAAAGGCATCAAGACCATTTATTACATCCGCATCCGCCAAATGGCTCTCGACGGCACTGACGTCGAAGGCTGTGTAAGCTGCATGCTCTAACAGAGAAAGAAAATACTATGAAAACTAAGCTAGTTACGAGGCCAATCAACTGGAATAAGGTTGAAGATGTCATTGATCTAGACGTCTGGAATAGGCTTACCCAGAACTTCTGGTTGCCCGAGAAGATAGCCATCTCAAATGACATCCAGTCATGGGGCACGCTAACTCCAGAAGAAAAACAATTAACCATGAGAGTGTTCACTGGTCTAACCATGCTTGACACTATTCAGGGGACTATCGGCTCGATGAGCATTATGCCGGACGCCAGGACTCAGCATGAAGAAGCAGTCATCACCAACATTGCTTTCATGGAGTCAGTACATGCCAAGAGCTATTCAAGCGTATTCTCAACGCTGTGCTCCACTGCAGACATTGACGATGCCTTCCGCTGGTCAGAGGAGAACCCCTATCTTCAGAAGAAGGCAGATATCATCCTTGGATACTACAACGGTGATGACCCACTAAAGCGTAAGATTGCATCCACACTTTTGGAGAGCTTCTTGTTCTACTCCGGCTTCTACTTGCCAATGTATTGGTCCTCAAGGGCCAAGCTAACCAACACCGCAGACCTAATTCGCCTAATCATTCGCGATGAGGCTGTACACGGCTACTACATTGGCTACAAGTACCAACTTGGGCTAGCAGAGCAATCTGCCGAGCGTCAAGAAGAGCTAAAGGCCTACACTTACGATCTTCTCATGGAACTATATGAGAACGAGATTAGATACACTGCAGATCTCTATGACTCCAAGGGACTAACTGAGGATGTCAAGAAGTTCTTGCACTATAACGCAAACAAGGCCCTTATGAACTTGGGTTACGAGGCGTTGTTCCCTAAAGAGGTCTGCGATGTAAATCCAGCTATCCTCTCAGCTCTTAGCCCAAACGCTAACGAAAACCACGACTTCTTCTCTGGCTCGGGTTCTTCATACGTGATTGCTAAGAATGAGGCGACAGAAGACAGCGACTGGGACTTCTAAGGAGGCGAAAATGGATTGCGACTGCGAAGGCTGCGGATGCGGTACAAGTAAGTAAAAAAGATAGGCCACCCTTCGGGGTGGCTTTTCTTTTGTAGACTATATCTATGCCTACCTATTCTTATATTTGCGAAAACGGACATAAATACGAAGAAATTCGATCAATGTCTGAGAATTTGCAAAAGACGACTTGCGCAGAAACCCCTTGTGGTACTACACTTAAGAGAGTATTCAGCGCGCCTCCAATCACCTTCAAGGGTGGTGGGTTTCATGCTAAAAGTGGTTAAAAAGTAATAGGAGCCCCATGAGAACCCAAAATAACGTAGACGTAGAATTTATTGGCATCAACCTACCCGAGTTTAGTAGCAGACAAAAACCCCTTTGCGCCGACGCGGATCCTGAGCTCTTCTATCCTATAGAAGTTGAAAGCAGGCTGAGCGCCAGAGGTACTGTTGTTTCCGCTAAATACTTAGACGAAAGAGCTGCTAAGAAAATATGTAATCAGTGCCCTCTGCAAATGGCCTGTTTGAAATATGCTTTAGAAAACTCGGAGTACGGTATATGGGGTGGAACTTCTGAGACTGAAAGGGCAAACCTTCGCAGAAGGATTAGGCGTAACTAGTGGACTTCAACACTTGATACAATAGAAACACCTGGGGAAGAGGCGAATTAATTAATCGACCCTAGGAGTTTAAATGGGATTACTACCCGAAGTACTAAGAAGAACCATAGCTCTAATTATTCTCCGTGTAAGTGGAGTCTTTGCTGGAGGCTCTCTTGCTGGAGTTGCACTCTGGCAATCAGCCGCGATGGCGGCATTCATCGGCCTCATGGATGTAGCGGAGAATCTATCTCGTGCCTACATGATTGATGGACATCTTGATGAAGAAGAAATAAACGCTGCTTTTGGTGGCAATCTCGTTATGGATGAGGATGCAGAGTTAGCAAAAACTATTAAGGAAGAAAGATAAACCAGATAATCTTTTCTCTTTACGAAACCCCTTTTGACATTTTTGTCAAGAGGGGTTAGTATTTTCCCATGAAAGATAATTTTGATAAATGGCTGCAAGTTGGAATAAAAAATAATTGGTGTGGTCCAGCCATATGCTATACGCACGATGGGCTTCCAATTTCTGAGCGTCAGTCCCAAGAATTTGAAGAAGGTGGAGACCCTTGCCTCCATATTATTAGGCTTTATGAAGATGTTGAGACAAAACAAGAGATAGAAGACAACCACCCACCTTCTGTTTGGAGAGCGCCACGCAATAAATAGCAAGAGTGATCCACTCATAACTAAATATGTGTAGACTTATCACAGATGTAACAACGAAGGAGCTAACTTGTCCGAAAACTCAAACAACGAGATCACTTCAGGAGCAGTAAGGACCTTTGTACTAGATACATCTGTTCTCCTTTCTGATCCAAAGGCAATCTTTCGTTTTGCGGAACACGAAGTTGTTCTGCCCATCGTTGTGATTAATGAGCTTGAGAAAAAGCGAAACGATGGCGAGATAGGCTACCTATCACGTAAAGCGCTCCGATTATTAGATGACCTCCGCGACGAGCACGAGCGCCTAGACTTCCCTATTCCAGTCGGGGACGGTGGAACTTTAAGAGTCGAGCTTGAAAACATTGAGCCCGGCATCCTGCCAACCGGTTTTCAGCTGGGCGATAACGACTCCCGAATCTTGGCTGTAGCGGCGAATCTCAAAAGCGCAGGGTATGACGTAACCCTAGTCTCCAAAGATCTTCCTATGCGAGTAAAAGCTGCATCAATTGGGCTAAACGCTGAACAGTACCTACATGAACTTGCCAACGAAGAGTGGCACGGAATCTCAGAGATTGCTGTTTCTGGTACAGACATAACTAATCTGTACGACAACGGTGAACTCGCACATGGATCCATCAAGGGTATGCCCGTAAATACTGGACTAGTACTATCTTCAGAATCTGGTGGTGCACTAGGCCGGGTAACAGACAGTGGCACCATTCGTCTAGTCAAGGGTGATCGTGAAGTATTTGGACTACATGGACGCTCTGCTGAGCAGCGACTTGCTATTGATTCGTTGTTAGACCCCGGTATGGGCATCGTCTCGCTCGGTGGAAAAGCCGGAACCGGAAAGAGCGCCTTGGCATTATGCGCTGGGCTCGAAGCGGTCTTGGAGAGGAAAGAGCACAAGAAGATTATGGTGTTCCGACCATTGCATGCAGTCGGTGGCCAGGAACTTGGATACCTCCCTGGAACCGAAGCCGAGAAAATGAATCCGTGGGCGCAGGCCGTTTTCGACACGCTCGGATCACTGGTCTCGAAAGAAGTAATTGAAGAAGTAATAGCTCGTGGCATTCTTGAGGTCCTACCACTAACCCACATTAGGGGTCGATCGCTTCACGACACCTTTGTAATCGTAGATGAAGCTCAGTCGCTAGAGAAGAATGTATTGCTGACTGTTCTATCTCGTATTGGACAAAAGTCTAGAGTAGTTCTGACACACGACGTAGCTCAGAGGGACAACCTCCGAGTGGGCCGTCATGATGGAGTTGCCTCGGTTGTTGAGAGATTAAAGGGCCAGTCTATATTTAGCCACATTACTTTGATGCGTTCCGAACGAAGCGAGATAGCGGCTCTGGTTACAGATCTTCTAGACTACTAGATGGCCAAACGCGAAGCAAAAAACGCCACTATTGATTACAGCGGAGATAACAGAGAAAGTATCTTTGGATGGTGCTCTACTAAACAGCACTTGGATTGCATAATAAATTTCCCTGGCCACAGTTGTATATGTTGCTGTCACGATGGAGATGTGTTAGTATCTGACGATGCATAATAATGAGAAGCAGAGTTTTACAGGTCTTATCCTGAATCTTATAAAGCAAAAGTTTTGTAAGCATTCCGATACAACTGATATATCTTGCCCGTACACCATGAGGACCTACACCGACTGCGTTGATTGCGGCCTCAGGATAAAAATAGAGCCAGCAAAAGGCTAGATCGTGATTTGGCAAGATCTTTAAGGTACTTAATGTAGCATACTGTACCCCCCGGTTTTGTTCATTAATGTACAAAGGGTAGTGTACAAAAACTCTGTATAAACTTAAACCTAAGGTTATACAAAAATGGCACATTGGACTAAGTCTTTTGAATCCATGTGATACTGATAGATGAGGAGTTGGGTTTTAGCTGACAAATGTTCAGCGTTTAAATTAATAGAAAGGTTTACTGTGTCTCAAGAAGAAACCTACAAAGTGGTTGCTGGCTTAATTGTATCTCCTACAAACAATATTATTCTGGGTTCGGGTGAGAATACGTACCTAAACTCCATAACTCCAGATAATAAAGTTGCTACTATAAAAGATATTAATGATGCTAACACAGCGGATTTTACTTTTGAGAATGTAGATAGCAGCGAAAGCAGGGTCTATTTAAACAACAAAGACTTTACAATTGAAACAACTCGCGGTGAGCCAGTCTCATTTGAAGGTAGCATCTCACTTGCTACTGCTAACACATATTCTTTAATTGCTGGAGCAGGAATTACAAATACTGGTCCTACCGCTATTAATGGTAACATTGCCACTTCTCCGAACAATATCTTTACAGGTCGGGGGTCTGCCATTATTGTTGGCGACGTTCATTTAAATGACCCTAAGGCTGTCCAGGCACAAATAGACTTACGCAGTGCTTATGATGAAGTTGAAGCTCTTACCCCTACTGATACAGTAACTGCTAACTTGGGAGGCCAGACTCTCTCTCCAGGTGTCTACAACTCTGCAACTTCCATAAACTTAAGCGGTGACCTAATTCTTGACGCTGGCGGAGAAATCGATGCAGTGTTTGTTTTTCAGGCTGGGACTTCGTTTGAAGTTGTCGGAGGTAGCACCGTAACTCTGATAAATGGCGGACTAATTAGAAATGTCTACTGGCAAGTGGGCACCGCTACAAATGTCGCGGGTGGTGCTGAGCTAATTGGTCTTGTTATGTCGACTGGAACGATTGCTATGGCAGCTGGCGCTTCCATACGTGGACGGTTGCTTTCACTAGACGGTGCCATAACTCTATCGACAAATAGTATTATTTTGCAATCGACCCCAGAGTCAGTAAATATTGATGCAGATATAAACTTGTTTTCTGCAGACGACGTTATTATTGAAGCAAGGGGAAGTGGTGTTCAGATATCAGCAAACTCTAATGTCTTTATTACTACTAGCAAATATGACTCTCTCAGTCAATGGACGTTTGTTGAAGATGGGTCGCTAGAGTTCCCCGACAACACCTTTCAAACTACCGCTTATACGGGAGAGGTTCCTGCTTACACAAATACCGCAGACCTAAAGGCTCTTGTAGCATCAAGCACAGATTTTGCAGACTTTAAGAGCAGGATTGCAGCGCTGTAAGGCCTCTATATAAATTAAGCATCAAAATAACTTATTAGCATGGAAGGTAGAATAAGTATATGCATAACATGGACACCTTTTTAATACCTGAAGAACGAGATCTTGCGGACGCGCTCGCTCGAATTGCCAGTAAGTATGGAAAACTCAATGCAGATGATACTGGCATATGGGCTGGGTACACCCCCGCCGAAGAAAACTATGAACTTGCACTCATAAATGTTAAGTGTGGAAGTTGCGTATTCTTTCAGGGACCAGGCAACTGCCAAGTTGTAGAAGCCGAGATAGAAGAAGGTGGCTTATGTCGACTTGCCATTATTCCAGACGGTGTAGTGACTGCGGCAGCTGGGTCAAAGCCCGCTCCAAAGAAGGATCAAATAAAAGGCTCTAGCAAGAACAAGGCGGGGTCTGCTTCTTCGGGTAAGGGCGTAAACTTTTCCGCAGCCATTACTAAGTCCCTTGAGACAAAAGTAAAAGAGCATAATGAGAAAGCCGCCAACGGTCGCAAGGTGACTTTGGCTAAACTAAAAGCTGTGTATCGACGCGGTGCTGGTGCCTTCTCCGGTTCTTACCGTCCCGGTCAGAATAGAAACTCCTGGGCGATGGCTCGCGTTAACGCATTCTTGCTGTTGGTTAGAACAGGTAAGCCAAAGAACGCCAAGTACACTACGGACAATGATCTTTTACCAAGAATGCACCCGCGCAGTACTGCTTCGGTTTCTGCGTCCCCATTACTGGCATCTCTCATGCAGAGTTATGACGTAGTAGACCAAGAAGATTACCCTGACGACCTGCTAGAACCCTGGCTCTCCTAATAGTTGTTTTTCTGGACGCCCCTAAATCTAAGATGTATAATTGAACTGCGGAGATAATCCGAACTGAAGGCGGTAAGAATGTTGAAAACACTAACAAACTCCGAGGAGTGGACGCTTACTGCCCTGGACAGATGTGATTTTGATTGCGCATCCCAAGCCTATGTTAGAGCTGTTGGGGATGCTGGCGAGCTACTATTCTGCTCCCACCACTACAATAAGATTTCGAGCAACTCTAAGTCATATGAGGGCCTAATGAAGTTTGCTTATCAGATAGTTGATGAGCGCGAGCGCCTTATTGAAAACAGGCTTCAGGGCTTAAATTAGATTATAGTTAGTCAGCTCTACTAAAGTTTGCATATTTTAGATAGGCTTAGCTCATGACTACTTCGATACTCGTTGTTTTTGCAATTCTACTTATACCCTCTGTAGCAGCTGCTTTTGCAGTAGGTTGTACGATTGGTATTAAGCAATCAAGTGTGCGAATTTTAAAAATAATAGACGCCGCTACTGTAGGAGTAGATCCAGACGTAAGAGACTATAAAAAAAGACTTAAGAAGATGTTAAATGAGTGAAGGCAAGGCAATACTATATGCGCGAGTCTCTACCGCGATGCAAGTTAGTGATGGTATATCGCTAGATGTACAAGAAAGGCAGCTAATAAACGCTGCTGAGTTTCACGGCTTTGCAGAGTGGGAAGTTATTCGCGAAGAAGGCAAGTCGGGCAAGAGCGTAAAAGGACGCCCCGTTTTACAATCCGCTTTGAAACGCCTTGAGGCCAAAGAAGTAGACGCCCTTATTGTTACAAGGATAGACAGACTGGCTAGGAGTACAACTGACTTTCTTGAGATAGTGGACAAGGCCGCCAAGCAAGGGTGGCGACTAATAATGCTAGATCTAAACCTAGATACTTCTACGTACCAAGGAAGATTTGTAACAACCGTGATGAGTGCCCTCGCCGAGATGGAGCGTGGCATTATTGCTTCCCGTCAGAAAGATGTGCACAAGGATAGACGAGAGCGTGGCATTGTTTGGGGAAAAGACATGGGCCCAATAAATAAAACTCCGCAGATCATAAAAGATAGAATTTCTGCGGAAAGAAGTGCTGGACGGTCCTATCGTGAAATAGCTAACGGATTAAATCAGGAAAAAATAGCTACGCAGAATGGTAAAATATGGTACGCTACGACAGTAAAGAACATTTTAGATGGGATGTCACCTAGTGAAGCGTAAAAGAAAATCAATAATAAAATTCACCTCAGCAGATAACTTTACAGAGCAAAGTGCAGCATTCCCTTTGCCGGCAAAGAGATCTGTCCCAGATTGGTATAGAAAGATGCCATTACATTTTGGCGGTGAAGGCTATAAGTGGATGGGAGAAAGGGGGAATAACGGAACTTTTAAGGCCTGCATCCCCATGTTTGATGCCCTAACTTCAGGATATGTTATACCTACCCCTATTGACTTACTTGTTGAGCAAGATTATTCGGGAACCCCAAAATTTGTTTGGAGAATGGCTGGCGATAGTGGCATGATTAGTACTCATGATCCTGGTCAAATACCAGAGGACATGGTCCCTGAGGAGTATGACAAAATGGCTTTCAAGTTCGCTAATCAATGGATGGTATCAACGCCTCCTGGATACTCGCTGCTGTTTACTCATCCACTAAACAGGGGTGACCTGCCATTCTATAGTTTGACTGGTATTGTTGACACTGACAAATACACCGCTCCAGTTAACTTTCCATTTTTTATCAAAAAAGGCTTTACGGGAATGATACCAGCTGGCACTCCCATGATCCAACTCATTCCTATTAAGAGAGAACCATGGGCAATGGAGCTAGATAAAAAGTTTGATGCTGATGCCGTTACAGTAGCTAATGGACCTCTTTACTCAAAGATGTGGAGAGGTTATAGAGACTTCTTCTGGGATAAGAAAGAGTATGAGTAGATGCCTAAAAAGAAAAAAGTAAACGCACCTATTGAAACTGCTCCAGCTCCAAATAAAGACTGGGAATACGTAACGGAGTTGCGAATAAATGGTAGGAATGTTGCTGCTGGGACTGAGCTAAAAATAAAAGGTCATCGAGGCAGGTTTAGATTTGTAAAGCTTGTGCGTAATGGAGAAGTGGAATGGATTGATGTTTGGGGAGGTCCAAAGAAGTTTGAATCTATGAGAAGCTTTAGACTAGAGCAGGTTCAAAGAATTCATTACAAGAATCAAACCGTGGGTAATTTAGCTGAAGAATATAAAGCTAAAAAAGCGATCTTAAAAGCAGAAGAAGGAAGTAACGATGTTTAAATTCTCTAAAAATAAGAAAACCCGTCCGGGTGAAAAATTAATTGAGTTTGGTAAGACTAGTCCCTTTATACCCAGCCCAGTGCCTGCGAGAAGTACAATACCTGATTGGTACAAAAAGGCACCTAGATTTTTGAATGGAGATACCGAAATTAAGGTAGGTTCTGCCACCTCCGCTGGTAACTTAGGTGTAAAGTACTGCGTACCATACTTAGATGCGCTAAGTTCTGGCTACACTGCAAAACTTTGGGCTGATATTCAGGTCAAACAAGGGCCTAAGGGGCCCATCTTTAACTGGTCGGTTGATCCAAAGATAATCGAAGGCCGAACAGTAGAGGGTTTTGAAACCTTGCCTGTACCTATCGGTCACTCTGAAGAACAGTTTATATGGATACAGCCCTTCTCTGTAAGGCTCCCTAGGGGGTATAGTGCAATCTTCACACACCCATTTAATAGGTTCGATCTCCCGTTCACTACGTTGACTGGAATAATGGATTGTGATGACGTAATGCCAGAAGGTAATTTTCCATTCTATTTGCAAGAAGGTTGGGAGGGTATAATACCAGCAGGCACCCCTTTCTTTCAGATAATTCCATTTAAGAGAGAAAAATGGGTGGCTATAGACAATCACGCCGTCTGGGAGGCGGCTCAGAAAAGACTTTGGGACTCTGCCGCTGTTGTTGCGGGATTCTACAAGCGTAAGCTTTGGTCAAGAAAAGAGTACAGAACAGATTATGACAACAAATAAACGCTCAGTTGAGAACTACGTAATTCTTGGTGGTGGAACAGCTGGGTTGCTAACAGCGCTATACGTAAGGCAAGTGCTCCCTACTAAAAACGTGATCATCGTAAAATCAGATGAGATAGGAGTAATCGGTGCTGGTGAGGGCACCACTCCTATATTTATTGATCTCTTGGATTTTCTTAATATACCCGTATCCCGATTAGTCCAAAAAACTGGCGCTACTCTAAAAAATGGTATTAACTTCAAGGGCTGGTCTAAAGACCTCCCGGAGGAAAATTACTTACATCCCTTTAATGCAGATTTCGGTGCTGGAATATCTAGCTTAGAATCATACGAACACATTAATGGAGTTCACCCAGGGTTTCTTGTAGCTCGTGATGCGGGGGATTCTCTAAGTGCCGCAGACTTAACTAGCATGTTGGTAGAAGGTCATCAAATCGCGGCGATTGACGAAGGTATCGTTATACAAAATGCAGATCCAATCAACAATTACACTCATATGGTGCGGTTTGCACTCCACTTTGATGCTATTGCTCTAAGTAAGGAACTGCTAGCAATTGCAAAATCACGCAAAATAAAAGTAGTTGAGGGAATTGTCTCAAGTTACGAAAGAGATGACTCTGGAGATGTTAAGAAACTAATTTTAGAAGACTCTACTGAGGTCGAATCAGATTTCATCTTTGATGCAAGTGGGTTTAAGAGATTTTTTGCAAAAGAGCTAAAAAGCAAGTGGATTAGCCACAAGAAGCATCTCCCAGTAGACGCCGCTATTCACTTCTTTCTGCCTACAACGGAAAAAATCTCCGCTGTAACTGATGCAATTGCAATGAAGTACGGTTGGATGTGTAAAATTCCTTTACAGCATAGGTACGCATGCGGCTATGCGTTTGATTCTTCCCTAATTACGGCTCAGGAAGCTCAGTCTGAAGTTGAAGAATACTTAGGGCACGACATTGATGTAAATAGAACTCTCTCTTTTGAGCCGGGGTACTATAAGGATCCCTGGAAAAACAACGTAATATCAGTAGGACTATCTGCGGGATTTATAGAGCCATTAGAAGCAACGTCTATAACTTCTTTAATAATGCAGCTCAGGGATGTTCTCCCTTTTACAGAAACAATGAGTAGCATGAATCCAAAAGTTGCGGAACTCTACAATAATAAGTTTGCAACCCGTAGTGAAGAAATTGCGGCTTTAGTGAATTTTCACTATTTAACTGACCGCGATGATACTGAATTCTGGAGAAAGTTCTCTAGAAAAACCGTAGTACCATCCTTGAGCGTAAAACTTGATGTTATGGACGCCAGGGTCTTGCACTATTCAGACGTAGCCCACCCTTTTTGGTCACCAGTTAGTTGGTATTATGTAGCCTTTGGTGTTAAGTATCAGCCACTCCTCGACTCGATTGATGCAGCGCTAGACAGTGGCATCTTCACTAAGTTTCACTCTAATGAGTACAAAGAGCTTAAAGGCACTATAGAATCTTTAAAGAGTCATTGCATAGACCATCGAACGTATTTAATTGGACTAGGAGCAAAGCGTTGGACAAACTAAACTGGTGGGTAGCATTAAAAACAATGTGGGCTGGTGGGTACTGGAACAAGGCTAACACTATTGAATTCTATGCCTTCATGATTAAAATTATCATCATCGTTCCGGGTCTTCTTTTTGGGGTGTCTTGGTGGTGGTTGTATTTGCTGTCTCTTGGCACAAGTATAGCCCTGGTATGGTCTTCTACCGTCAAGACACTTCCAACAATAATCATCTTAAATATTGCATGGATTTTTATATCACTAACAGTAATAAGTAGAGAGGTCCTAACATGGATGTAGTTATTGCGGGGGGAGGATCTGCGGGGTGGTCTGTTGCTTGGGCTTTTGCTAGAGGTTCTAAGGTCTCATCTATAACTGTTGTTGAGTCTTCTAGGATAGGAATAATTGGAGTTGGCGAAGCATCTAGTGGCCTGACGACTGATCTTTTAACGGACTTTCATACTTTTTCTGACTCTAGGATTATGAATGACGAAATGCCCTTTGACTTTAAGGACTTCTACTCAACAGTGCATGCTACCCCAAAGTTTGCGCTAATTCATAAAAATTGGAGTAAAATAAAAAATCACTCCTATGTGGCACCTACTGAGGCACCATTCACGCATACGACGGCTCCAGATCTTGGATACTTAGCTTGCGTTGGCAAGTGGGGGGGTAGAGGTGCCCACCTATCTTCTGCACTAGGAATTGCGCAGGCTCTTGACAAATGGCCGCTTGGCGATGACCCCGGCGGGATCCAATTTGACGCCAATGAGTATAGTAAATATCTAAAGGAATTCTTGACTAAAGATCCACGAGTAAAAGTAATAGACGCAGATATTGAAGATGCAGAACTAGACTCTCGGGGGTATATTAAAAACATTGTACTAAAAGATGGATCTCGTATAGAGGGTGACTTTTTTGTAGACTGTACTGGTTTTAAACGAGTTCTAGGAAAGAAAATTGACGTAGGTTGGAACTCCTATGCAGATGTCTTACCAGTCGACAGAGCCATGCCTTTTATTGAGGAATATAAATCTTTTGAAAAAGAAATCCCGGTTGGTACTGCAACCGGCATGAACGCTGGTTGGATGTGGCAAGCTAACTTAAATCATAGACGTGGTATGGGGTATGTGTACTCTAGTCAGTTTATTTCAGATGAAGATGCGGTTAAAGAGGTCGAGAAGCTCCGTGGACGCAAAGTAGATCCTGTAGCTTTTATGAAGTTTGATTCTGGTTCTGTTAATGATTTCTGGAAAAAGAACTGCCTTGTTGTTGGACTGGCTGCATCATTCATAGAGCCATTAGAAGCAACATCACTACACGCAACCATGATGCAGGCTATAACTTTTGTTAGAGAATACTTGGGTCCAGATGTTGAAAAGACAATAAATTCTGGTTCTATGTATTTCTACAATAAGCAAACTAAAGAAATGTATGAGCACTACAAAGACTTTGTTGTGTTCCACTATCAGGGTGGTAGAACTGACACCCCATTTTGGCAGCACATAACCAATGACAAGTTGTCAACTCCTGTCGTCGATGCTTACATTGAGAAAGTTCAAGCACGTTCACCTGGACGATACATGTTTAATGATATATGGAACGTAGATGCTCTTTGGAAATGGACCGCAACAGGCCTCGGATTTTTTACTCAAAAGCAAGCAAGAGCTGAGCTGGACTTTCTCGATCTTAAATATATAGCAAATAGGGAGTTCCACGATTTCTATGACTCAATCGAGTCCGAGCTGCTAAAAACTGATTTGAAGTTTCAATTCGCACCTAAAGGAAGAGACCTTAAAAAGTGAACGATGAAGAACTGATGCAAACTGGAGCAAAGCTTGAAAGAGAGAGACTTGCTAGAATCGCTATGGGTGAAGGGCTTAGGAATGAAGACGAATCTCGTAGAGCTAGAACTTTTGCAGCAGCTGGAGAAGTCTCGGAACGTAAACGTCTATTGAGACTTTTTGAAGAGTGCAGGGAAAGAGATGACCACCCCGAATGGGCTGAGTGGGCAATCAAGATAATAACTACGCACAAAGATCACAGATACCTCTAAATCTGAGCTAAAAACTATTTCAGTAATGTATAGTTAATATCGTGAATAATGAAATCAAGTTCAGAGACGATATGACCGTTCAGCTCGTACAGAGCATGGGAGACGACATGTCTGTTGTAAACGCTGCCCGTGTATCTACAATTGGGGACGCTGCTAGCCCCGGTGAAAATAACTACGCATCAGGTGACCTCTCCTCTAAGGATAGAGGGCTAATTAATTACCTCATGCGTGATCGTCACGGTACCCCTTTTGAGCACAACGCTTTTACGTTTTTTGTCGAGGCTCCAATCTTTGTCTTCCGTGAATTCATGAGACACCGAGTCGCAAGCTACAACGAGGAATCCGGTCGCTATAAGGAATTGGCTCCCGTGTTCTATATCCCAAACGAAGAGAGAAAGCTTGTTCAGGTTGGTAAACCTGGGGCCTACACCTTCGAAGAGGGTACTTATGATCAAAAGAAACTAGTACCAGCTGCTATGAAGCGTGCTGTAAAAGAGTCATACATTGCATATCAGGAGATGCTGGATAAAGGTGTTGCCCGTGAAGTTGCTAGAGGCGTCCTCCCAGTGAACATTTATAGCTCTATGTTTGTGACCATGAATGCCAGAGCTCTTATGAACTTCCTCTCACTACGTACTATGCGAGAAGGGACAATGTTCCCCTCTTACCCTCAGAGGGAGATAGAAATGGTTGCAGAGATAATGGAAGACCTCTTTGCGGAGAAGATGCCAGTTACATACGAAACTTTTAACAAGAATGGTAGAGTAGCACCTTAAGTTATAAGTTGCTTATTTTTTGGGGTACTTGCGTTCTTTATCTGTACCATCAAAGATATAGCCGTCACCGTCACCGTCGCGTGGCAAGTCTTCTTCGAGCTTCTCGTATCGGAAAGGCCAAAAGGTAATCCACCAAGCAATAAGGGTAAACATGATTAAGTTACCAGTGATTGTCTTGGCATCGCCCTCAAGGACTAGCCAACCGATGATAAGTGCTACTAGTGTCCACGCTTGATCGATAGTGTCCTTAAGTAGTTCTTTCAGGAAGTGAAAGATAGTTTTCATTTATAGATTACTTTCTGCTCGTTTGATTTTTAGAAGGCCGAAGTACATTATTTAGATCTCTTTACTGTTCTGGATCGGGACGAAGTTCCACTGGATGAGGCAAAGGCGGAAGAGGTGGCAGCGGCGGTTGCTGCAGTCTGTGCGACTGTGCTAACTATGACTGCTGCTACAACTACTTCCTCTGACTCTTCGCGAACTTCTGGGGACATGTCTGCTCCGAGGTTTCCTATGTCGTTAAAGACTTCAAGAACTGCTGCTGTTGCTGCACCAACTAGAGGAATCGCTGCAAGCTCTTTTGGCATCTCGGGGTCGTCAGCCTCGGCAACTATCGACAGAGCTTCAAGGGCTGCTTCGTAAACTATAGATCCCTGTGGCGCAGTTTGGAAAGCCTGGAAAGCTGCTTCCTTAACTGAGGTCTGTTGCTCGTTAGTTAAAATCCGGGGATTCTTAATCTGTGCAATTTCTCTAACCGCTGCTTTAATGTTCTCTGCTGTAACTGGCTCTTTAATCTCTACAACAACTGGCTCCTTTTTAGGCTTTGGGGTTGCAACTTTTGTCGCGGTGGGGGTAGGTTTGGCCGTAGGCGTATTAAAAATAGGGGGGACTGTATCCAGAGTGGCTATGGGTTTTGAAGTCGGGGCTGGGGTGGACTGTGGAGTCTGCTTTGTTTTTGTTGGTGTGGGTGTGGAGGTCGGAGTGGGGGTCGGAGTGGGGGTCGGCTTAACAGGATTAGAGTCAAGGATAGGGTCATTTTTCTTTACTGGCTCTTGAGTATTAGTTGGGGTCGGTGTCGGTGTCGGTGTCGGGGTTGGGGTTGGGATTGGATCTGCGGTCTGGGTTGGAGGTTGCAACTGTGTTGGAGGTTGAGTCGGTGTGGGTGTGAGTGTTGGGGTCAATGTCGGAGTCGGGGTCGGAGTTGGCTCTTGAGTTGGCTCTTGAGTTGGGGTGGGGGCTGGCCCGGCAACTATAAAGTCTGCAGTGACAGATTGTGGAGAGTAGACAGCGAACGAATCGTTATCTCCGCGAATTTTAAATGTATAGAGAATATCTAGCCCGCCCGTGGATTCAAACAAAGACCTTGACAGAGTGAAAGTCTCCACATCACCAATGGCGGCCACTGCCCAATTGTTGAAAAATACTGCGTAGCGCTCTACTGGTGTCCAACCCGTAGCCGATCTATCCCAACTAAGAGTTACGTCTCCGCTTGTAGTATCTTGTGTCACTGCTAGATTCTGCGGTTCGGCGATTGTCCGATTAGGTAGTTCGTATAATGCGTCAGCATTAGCCTGGGTAGTTGCGTTAAGCGATATATTGAAATCTGTGGACGCTTGGTTAAAAGTTATTACTGCTTGATCTCTAACTGTTTCTAAGTTTGTTGTAGTGTCTGGGTTGGACTCGTAATCATAACTAGTAGTTGCGTCAACAAGATTAGAACCCGCGGTGTTCTTTGCATCGTTAGCTAAGATGACATCAGCGTCTAATGAATCAACGAGTGCTTGAGCAACTAAGAAAGTTTGGTAGGCAGCATCTGAGTTAGTGAAGTCTCCGGTGGACGTGTCACTATCTAACGCTGCTTGATACTCGGAGTAGGCAGTATCTCTATCTAGCTCTGCCTGCAAGTAGTCTGAGTAGAATCCATCGTAAATAACTACTGCATCATCAAAAGTTGTTTGAGCTGTATCCCGAGAACTTAATGCAGCACTTATAACGAACGGCTGAGCGTTAACCGCTAGCTCTGCAGTATCAGCTACGCTACCTGTCGAGTCGTAAGTGCTAACTGCTAAAGACAGAGAAGAGACTGCAGAAGAAAAAGATGACACTGCGGCGGTTGCTGCGTCAAGTTCCGGTAAATCATCGGGAGTGTAAGTTTGATAGTAAGTAGCTACATCGTTCAGTGTTGACTGGTAAGTTGAGAGATCCTGCTGCTGGGCCGATAAGTTCTGCTGGGGTGTCGCACTTCCAGACGCGCTTAGTACTGGCCATAGTGCTGGAATGAAAGCAAAAGATATTGCTACATAGATGCGTGTCGATATGGCAAACTTACTACGACCACTACTCCGGTTTTTTCTAATCAATCTGAGGCCTTGTATGCTTGGCCCTCCCCAGGGAGCTAATTAATTTTATCAGATTTACGGGTTTTCGATTAGAGCTTGAGAAGTTGCAGAGTATTGATAGACTATTTGCATCGTTAAGATAAAAAATGCAAAATTGATTGAGATTACTTAGAGATGGTAGAGTGGCACAATGAGCCTAAATGACTTTGAAAACGTAAACATACCCGAGGATAAACCTGACTCAGAGGTAATAACTATAGACACTTCTGACTATCTGGCAAAAAAAGAGCTGATGCTAACTTCCTTAGATTCTCTAGTTGACAGCTCCGCGCAAGTGGGTTTTGAAATCGGAGAATCAGCGGCCTACGCAACAATATTCACGTTGATTGATTCTTTTACTGAGAAATTAGAATCTAGCGAAACTGATGCAATCAAGACTCTTGCTATACTCAAGGAGATGATTATCCAAGATCGTAGTCAAAATCTAGAAGAAACTGCTGAAGACGATTAACAAGATTTTCCGCCTCTAGTTCAAGGGCAGAGCAGCGTTGGAGTTATCTAGCGTGGGTTCCTGGTTCGAATCCAGGGGGGCGGACTTTAAGGTATAATTATGTGTACTGCTAATGAAAGGCTAAGTGTTGAGCTCTGATCTAAACGAGGGAACAGTGACTGAAGCAAACCTGTCAGGTATTATGCAGAGTAAGGTTGATGTGGAAAGGGCTCTAAGTTCTGCTTATGATGCTGCTGCGGCTATTGGTCTAGAAATTGGAATCCATCAAGAAAGGTCCAGAGTCCTTTCGGAACTTGAATTGCTATACTCAAATGTAGAAGACACTAGTCTTCGCGAAATGATTGCCCACATAAAAATCTTAGTAGGGTAGTACACTTAGGAGTAATCATGATTAAACTTGAAGAAGTAAACTATAACAACCAGGTTTCTTTGCTGACATATTTACATCAGAGGGAGATTCTGGACACTCCTACGCAAGGTTTCTACGTTCCACTTTTCTCCCAGTATGGAAAAGAAATACAGCAGTGCCACCAAGTAACTTACCGACTATTGCCAAGGCCTGAGTACCACATGGGAACAGTTGAGACAGCTTATAAAGCTCTTTTGAGGTTGCACGACATGGTTTTTGATGTAGAGGCTAAGCATTATTGGGATTTAGAGCAGCTAGAGTCGGACTCCCTAGTCTACAAGGCAAATAGGTAAGCATGTCTACAATGCAATGCGAGCATGGGATTGCTCACTCTGGAGAGGTGCACGCTGGGTGTGATGGGTGCTGTGCAATATTTGAGGGTTGGATAATCTCTGAAAGACAACGCATGATGGGTCTAATTGAAGATATGGGTCTAATTCTTGCAAGACGAGACACCGGCGTAGAGGTGGGAGAAAAAATTTACGACGCTGTTTATGGTGCTCTCCAGCCCGAAGATGCGGAACAGGTCCAAACAGAATTTGATTCTGGGGAATTTGACGCTGAGTAAATAATCTGTTACTATCTATCTCACCAACACAAAAGAGAAAGAATAGACAGATGAGTGATTTTGAATATAGAGATAACCAGGTTTCCGAAATCTATGCGAAGCTAGAAGTAGCTAAAATGTTAATCAAGCTTGGCACAGAAATGGCTGAGCAGGCTACAACCGATATTCAATTTTATAGGATAACTAATGACTCAAATAAATAGGACTAAGGGCCCTCTGATATCAATCAGTGATGCTGCAAAGATGGGAGATGTCAGTCAAGAAACTATAAGAAAATACGTCAAGCAAGGCATACTGGAGACAGAATTTGACGGAGGGATGATTTACTATCGTGAACTACTTAAGGCATCCTGGGAGACGAAACAACGCCACATGATTAGTAATGCTGGTGACAATAATTACAGGAGGCAACAAAATAATGTCTGAGTGTGATCTACACGACTGGTACTTTGATGCAGATGATGATATAGGATGCCCCGTATGTTACGGGATCTCTATAGAGCGTAAACGGATTATTGATCTAATGTATGTGAAAGCTGCTAATCGTAATATCTTTGAGGCCCTAGAGCATCCGTACTCTGCGAAAGAGCTAGAGGATATGATCAGGGAGGGACAAGATGACTGAGCCAAACGAATACCTAGGCTCACTTGATCCGGATGAGTTCCAGGCGGAGGAAGATTTCTTAAACAACCACTGGGCCAACGACATGCTTGACGCTCCGCACGCTTTGATTGCGGTCATAGAGACCAAGATAGCCAGAGCGGTAATTGCAGAGCGTAACGAAATATACAAAGAGATTGATAAGCACTTTCGGCTATTTGACGGAGAATCAATTTCGCACAAAATCAGCGAAGCGGAGCTTATAACGTTGATAAATGAGGCACCACATGACTAAGCAAGCGTTCGGAAATCCCGAACAGTTCAAGTTGTACAAGATGTACAAGTCAGCAAAATGTCACACTAAACGCCGATTTGTCCTGCATACTTTGCACCTAAATACCACTTATGTCCAAACTATAACGTTTTCGTTATCCTTTTGACAGTCCACTAAAGTGGAGAAACTTCCACTAAAGTGGACGAACCTGGTATTAGAGAGGAGATGGTAATGACTGATCAAGAGCAGAAAGATAAATCTGCATGGCACATCATCGAGCACCTACACCCCGACACTCAGGTTGCGGTTCGGTATGCGATCGAACGAGCCAAAATTGAAGAGGGTTTTCAAGTAGCTCACATGTTGCAGCAAGACTACGAGCTGGGCATCCAAGAAGAGCGTAAACGCATACTTGACATATTGATAGCAAACTGCAATACTTATCACACAGCGTTAATGGGTTGTGAGTGCTCAGTGCAGATTGAACTTATAGGCTAAAACGCAAATAATCATTTTTAACTATAAGGAGAGAAATGAGCTTCCTATATATAGGACTAGATGGAGAGATGTCCTCCAGTGAGCTGGCTGAAGGCGGTAAGCTGATTCAGATTGGCCTGTTCACTCAGGACGGGTACCAACTCTCTATGAAGATAAATCCAGGTGAGTGCCAGTGGTCAGAGCGCGCCTTTGAGGTTCACGGCATAACACTAGAGTCTCTACAAAGTGCGCCTTTGCCAGATGAGGTTGACAGTCAAGTTTACGATTGGTTGATTGCAGTAGGAGTTGATACTAACAGCAGGGGTAAAACTATCCCTGTCGGGTTTAACGTTGGCGCATTTGACATGCCCTTTGTGAAGGACTCGCTGCCCAAAAGCTATTCCCTATTCTCTAGGAGGACAGTAGATCTAAACGCGCTATGTTTCGCGCTGGATTACAAAGAAGAAAACGGAATGCCCGTAAAAGCCGCGACTTGGAAGAAACGCGCGAAGGCTTATGCCATTGAAAAGATTGGTACAGAAAATCAGCACGATGCTGGTTGGGATGCAGAGATGCACTATTATTGCTGGGAATTTTTGAAAGGAATCATAAATAATGAACGATGAAACAGAGACAATTGTACTTTCACTTAATCTATTGGTAGTCTCAGTGGTTACAATATTTGCACAACTAAGCGAGAAGAAAAGGCTTAAAAAAATTAATACTTGGGCTAATGATCGGATGGCAGAGATGGAGGGTCCTATGAAAATACTGGCAGCCCACGCTAAGCTAACTAAGGTCTACAAGGCACATCAGAGCGGTAGGTTAACTGAGATGATGCTTGCACTCGATATTGATGTTAACGATCCTCTCTTTAATGGGATGAGTCTCAGTGAGTTCGACGGTATAGTTGCAGTCCGTGTTGCGGATCTTAAGCGTGTAATAACGAATGAAAGTAATCAATGATAAATAAAACTAGCGGGCCACTACTAAGCCTGGAAGACGCCTGCAAGATGGCAAACATAACTAAAACAAGTTTATATAGTTATGTGTCTTTGGGCTATCTGAAACTTGAGTTTGACGGGGGGATGGTCTACTATCGAGATCTCTTACGTGCCTCTTGGATAGCAAAACAAAATCAGATTGCAAATGGTAAAAGAAGTGCCTATGGTAGGCGAGATAAATAATGCCACTACACGTTCAGATTAGACTAAACAGACAGCTGCTCAGCGAGATACATATAGCCAGAGCTGAGGGTGGAACAGATCCGGATGATATAAATACCTACATCGCTACTACTGGTGAAGAGCCTTTGTGGCTAGAGGGCTACGAAGAGCATGGTGTAAAATTTAAACATCGCTATGGTGATGGTGCAGAGGTTTGCGTTAGGAAAGCACTTGAAGCACTTGAACCATCTATAAAAACATAAAAGCTAGCATCCGTAAAAACATGGAAATGAGGTCAAAATGATTAAGTTTAGAAGCTACAGAGATTCTAGCTCTCTAGGTACCCACTATGTATTCGGCATCAACTTGTACGACATGAAAACCCAGCCAACGCTAGACATTATTATTGGCAAGAGGGTGTTCGTATTCTTCTGTGACAGAAAGACCAAATGATAGTCACAACTGAGTCAGGTACGGTGTATAACTTAACTGGTGCATTCTGCGTGCGTAATGGGCAATTTGAATTTAGGATTTGGTGGATCTATTGTTTTGACTCTGAGGAAGACATGCCTATGTCCGAAGTACCTCGACCGTATGAGAGTGAAGATTCTGGAAGAAGGCTCCCGATTCAGGTTGGTAAGCGCATGTACCTAGGCGGCAAAGACGGCTGGAGGATCTCGACTAAGATAGTATCAATAGAGGAGACACAATAATGGGAGACTTTATGAGAGAACTATTTGGAAGTAGTTGGGCATACTTGCTAGCTATTGCTGGATTACTGATCTGGTGGGCCGGTCAGAGATTTTGGCGCAAGTAGTGAACAGCGGGGACGGATTCGCGGAAGTGTACCTTGACTAATAGTAGTTTTAAGTACCATCTTGAAGAGGCTAACTCTAATCTCGATAAAGCAGAGCGTTGCGATCAGAAGTCTAAGAAATATCAAGACAAAGTCGCGAGAAGAAAAAATTGGGCTACAAAACATCACGCGAGGTTCTGGGCCGCACACTGGGCTAGTGAAACAAGTAATCATCTGTCGTGGGCCAAGTACCACACTGAACAAACTAGATACGCTGTGTGATGTACTTCCTCGTAAAAACTACCTAAGAGAAAGGCTGCTTGTGCAGGTTAAATCACTAACTAAAGAAGACGTATTGCTTCTACTGGAGTCGTATGCCTTAGCTCGGCCGGAGCACTCAGAGGCTGTGCTTAGTGCTTCTAAGTACATGAGACTTAAGTTTATACAACATGCTGACAACATGAAGTGGGAGGTAATCCTTGAAAAGGAACGACGATCTGAGTCTTAAGCGCTTTGAGTACTTAGAAGGAAACATTAGGGTTGTTGATTGGGTTTGGCTCAGAGAGAATGAAGTGGCGAACTACATGTCCGGCAGGGATACAATTGGTGCGCTACTAGTTAGAAACGCTTCTGCTGATGAGGCAGAATTATATGACGAAGCCTACAACGACGGCTACGATGTGGCCATGATTTATGAAAGTATTAATAATTCAAATGGAGTTACTTACAGAATAGAAGTTTCAGAAGATAAGATAGCAACTAAGGCGGGTGACTTTGATAGTCACAAGATGTTTGAGTGCGCAACCTGTGGGGTTAACAAAGACTTTGAATCAGACGTTGCTGTAATTGAAAGCGGTCCTTGGTTCCTAGCTACTCTAAAAGAAGATGTGCTGTGGTTTAACTGCTACAACTGTGGATCTATGGGCGCTGAGATAGCGGGGATAGAAGTTGATGGAACGCCAGATGAGTGAGCTTGGGCTGGACTGGGGCAAATCCTCTGCACCACCTCCTAAGCAAAGCAAGGCTGCAAAGCTTAAAGCTGTGGTAAACGTATCTATTTTCACTATGGATAAGCACAAATGTGAAGCTGCGCACAAGACAACGAAGACTTTTATCGAATGCGCTCTACGTGTATATAGAGAGAACATAAGCAAGAAGCTAGCACTACCAACAATAAGTGTTAAGGGATCTGGCTCCTGGGCAACTATTCACGCCAGCGAAAGTGATAGCTACTACACACACGCAAACAATAAAGAACTAAATCACCAGCACGAACTTCTAGAAGTGATCTTATTTGAGACTCTGGAGGAAGCAGCCGAGTGGCAAAAGTTTCAAATAAGGTTCTGTAAGAGTTCTACTGGTTGCAGTAATGATTGCAATGGCAAGGGAATGCACGGATACGTGACTAAGATAGTACTATGAACCTAGAAGAATTTAGAAAAGTATCACACGAGTTTTATGCAGAAGCAGAGAGTGTGCTTGTCAAGAAACAGAATGATTACGGACCAACAAACATTAGCAGAAGCCCTGGTGGCCCACTCAATGGACTACGAGTCAGAATGCATGACAAGATTAGTCGTATAAATCATCTAATAGACAACGATGTGGACCCAGAGAATGAAAGCTTGAAGGATTCCTTCCTTGATCTTGCGAACTATAGCATTATTGCGATGATGGTGTTAGATCAAAAATGGCCTGACGCGGAGTAGTATTCCATAAAAATACTAATTGAGCGCCACGTCTCACTGGTAGATTAGCGAATGATCGCCTATTTTACTTAGTTTACCCTAGAAAAAAATAAAAATCAATAAACTACTGGTACTATCAGCTACCTAAAAGACGTGACATAATAATATAAAGTAATCACACTAGGAAAGTTGGTCGTATGCAATACTCCACTCGTCGTTTGCGAAACTTGCAAAAACATCGACACATGGGTGATATAAAAAGAATGATTTTAAACAACAATCTTTTTAGAAACTTAGATAATAAAGACCAACGCAAGCTTGCAGAACTCATATACAAGTCAGAAATGATCGAAGTATTTGTTAGGGACAAAGAGCTCGTAAGAATAAATGAGTCCTTTGAATCTATCGTAGAAGCAGTTGCGGACATGTTGGATGAACGATTGGAAGAGGATTACCCAGAAGATGATAGTGACGATTATCGCGAAAAGTAGTAATTCTTGTGTTACAATTTAATTGATTGGAGTCTATCTTCTTTCTTGGTGTTGTGACCAGTAACAGAAAACCCCCGGTTTGTGTGGCCGGGGGTTTTCTTTTTTAAAACTATATGTCTATAAAGGTCGCTTGCAGCACTCGCAGATTTTAACTTCTTCCTTAGCTACTGGTACTGGTTCTGCTGGAATTCGAAGAGACTGGCCAACACTAATAATGTTAATGTCTACGATTTTATTTTCCTTAGCTAATTTATTAACGTCTATATCAAACTGTTTTGCAATGCCTGACAGTGTGTCTCCAGACTTAACTGAGTACCTAACAACCTTGGGGGCTTTGATGGCTTTGGTGGCTTTGGTTTCTTTAACGGGTGCCACTACTTTTGATTCAGCTTTTTCTGGGACAACTTTTTTAGGCTCTTCTACAAGGGGACTTATCTTCTTGGAGGAAACAAGAATGTCGTTTACCTCTACACAAATCTCGTGTGTAGTTGTCAGTGTTATCCCTTCCGCGAAAGCAACTCCAGCTTTTCTTTGAGTCTTATAGTAAACGCTAGTGCCATCTTTTCTAATGCGAACTTTAGAACCAACTGGTATTTTTGTGACTTCAACAACAACATTGGTATTCTTTGGCGTGTAGGTGACCTTCACGCCATCTGCCTGACCTTTTTTGATCTCCTCTAGGAGAAACTCTTTTAGGTCAAAGACTACTTTATTATGCTCACCGTAAAATACGCCCTTAATGGTTGTCGCAAGGGTCGCGTGCAAATGGGGCCCAGAACTTGCAGACCCAGAATTTCCGAGAAGTCCGATCGTCTGACCTACTTCAATCTTATCTCCAACTTTTAGGGTGGGAGCCTTGGCCATATGGCAGTAGCCAACGTACCAAACTTTTTCTCTTGCCCAAACTGTCTGAACTATTACATGGCCAAGAATTGAGCTTCTACCAACATACTTAATTGTTCCGCTACTTACCGCGGGGATTGGGGTATTTAGTGGCATTGCCCAGTCGGTACCTCGGTGAGCGCCAAGTCCGTTACGGATTCTATAAGCCGAGCGCGTGTTGAACTCGCCTGTAATCCTTTTTAGTGGGAACGGAAGAATGAATTCACTCATTTAATACTCCTAACAAGATATTTTGTAGTATATTACTATTGTACCTTCTGTGTGATGTACCTATTAATATGTTAGGATTTACAAATTATGTCAGGATTATTTCTTATAACTGTTAGTGCCGATGCTGCTGATAGGTCTTTGCTCCCGTCTTACGACTCTTTGTTTGACTCAGCTGCATACCTCATGTCTGCAGAGAATGTTGTAGTGCCCGCTGGTAAAAGGGTAGCTGTATCAACGGGTGTGAGAATGTCTATGCCAAATACAGAATTGTGCGGTCTTTTGAGTCCAGTAATGAACTTAAGTATTGATGGGCTCCTAATGATGGACAGTGGAAGAGTGATTGACCAGTGGGACGTATCGGAAATTAAAACTCTGCTATGGAACACCACTGACGATGATATCACTCTAGCTAAAGGGCAGAGGGTCTGCAGGTATTCTGTAATCCCGGTTGCACATGCTAGTTATGTATCAGTGCCCGCAAATGTACTAGATACAATACACCACTCGGATGAATGCGGAGCAGCAATGGACTGGAGTAGCCTTGAGCACTAACTTAAACTTTAAGCAGCCACCTAATACTTTAATATTTACAACGGATTATGACATCCTGACTGCTAATTACACTTCAGAAAAAGTAACCATAGACAAGAAGACCAAAAAAGTTGTCTATAAGTGCTTCTGGGTGCTAAGTGCTTGGCGTGATGGAAAAATGCTTCTATATGGCAGCCTCGAAACAGATTTAGAGGCTACTAATGATGCTGAAGCAGAAGACAGGATTGCTGAAATATCAAACCACGTAGCTAGGTTTATTGAAACAGCTAGAGATATTGAGTCCTCTGACAATAGTGTCAATGTTCTTTCTGAACATAATGGTAGGGAAATAATTGCCGCAGTCCATGCAAGGTTTCTATCTCAGTTCTTGCACAGTACGAAGTTAGAACACAGTATTCTAGCCGTACGTGCTTTTCTTAAGACAATGAACGTTAAAAACACCAAGAAGATACTTGCTGACGTTTTTGACGCAAAGATCATTGAAGACATAAAGGATAAAGACCTAAAGTAGGTACTACTTACTTCTACACGCGCCACTTCCCCTGAGTTTGACATTTGTTTCTAGTTAGTGCATACTATGAAGATGAATGAAGATGAAGAAACTTGGGAGCTACCTCCAGGGCCAAAACTGTATGTAGAGAAATTACGTAGCGAGGGTAATGGGGATATGGCAGATGCCTACGAGGACCTATACGAGGACCACCGGGTCGCTCGTGAGCAATTTATTAAAGATCACCTTGGTGGAGATGTTACGACCTTCTACAAGGCTAGCAAGCAGGTTAGGGACGAGTTCCACAGCATAGCTTCCGATATTGTTGATCTTCAAAGAATTGCTAATAAGGCAACTAACTATGGGAGAACAGCGAAGCAAGAAGCGTTGGATAACTTAGATTTTATGAACGACCCCAAGTTGGTCTACAGGCAACAAAAAGATTTACTGGCTGGCTGGTATCAGAGCCTCTCTGCTGAGTTGTTCTACTATGACGGAGTGATTTGGGACAAGATCCCTAAAGAGAGAATTAATGAATTGGAGTACTTAGGATGATAGACGAAACGAAACTACAGTCAGTACCAGGAGGAGACGAGCGTGTTCTCTATGATGATGCTGGCAACACCTACTACAAAGATCCTAAGAAGGGCATCATCCCTTGGGCGGAATTAGTTGAGGATAATCTAGAACACTCTGTAGGAAGTTTCCTTGATCTAGACCTTGAGGATGTTGGGAAGATTGTTTACGTTCGGGTTACTGAAACTGGCTATCAAAGAATTATTGGCTCTGAACGTTCAGGTAAGGCAGTTAGTGGCCAATCTTGGGAAGATCTAGCTCCAGAATTATCAAAGAAGAGAGCAGCTGGTCTAGCTGCCGGAGTATCTCTAGCGCCAACCGAGATCCTTGCAGTGCAAGAACCAGAAGCAATAGAGATTGGCTGGTATCAAGATCCTGATGGTAACTTGTATCAGTACAATGGTGACAAGTGGGTTGATGGAGATGTCTCTAGCAACTTTATTAAAAAGTTAGAGTACTTAGGATAAACAAGCGCTGGACTTTTATTTCTACCTAAAGGTTGACTTATAAGTCTTTGCGTGTTACTGTTTATCTGCAACATCTTAATCAAGGAGAAATAATGGAAATCACTTTTGTATGGAGCTGGTTCAGCTTTATAGTAGGTAGCTTGTCCTCTGTTGCTACAGGGGTAACGCTACTACTAATTGCTGCTGTAGCTAAGTGGAAAAAAACAAACCGCTATAACAAGTAAAGCAATCGAACAGAAGACAAGACCGCCTCGTAAGGGACGGTCTTTCTTTTTGCCCTGTGTAGTGCAAGTTGACAGGATATGGTTGTCGGGGTATACTAAAGACATGAAAAAATTAACTGCAATAGCATGGTCAATACCATTTGTGGTAACAGGATGGATCTGGTTTGGTTGGCTAATGCCGGAGCTTATGAGCTCTAATGAAAATCTAAGTTGGTGGGCCATGACTGTGGGTGGCATCATATTTACTTTTAGTGGTTGGAGTGTGATCTTCAGCTCTAAGTCAGCAGGAAGGATTCCAGGCGCCTTACCGATCGTCACTACTACAGAATATGATGCGGATTATTTAAACGCCAAAATTGAGATGGAAGTAGACTTCAATGTGGCAGACGATATGTTTAAGCGTTACTCTTCTTGATGATCTAGATCAACTTCTGTACCCCAAGCGAAAAATTTCGCGGTCCTAAGCAGGTCCATCACTTCGTAAGCCAAGTCTTCTACTGCTAGCAATAGATCGGCTTTCTCTTCTGAGTCGATAGGGTCTTCTACTTCGTAGTGTGCCTCTTGGACAGCATAACGACAGAGCATAAGACGCTGAACTGTTTTTTCAAGCGCGCTCCTATTTTGAGAGACCTTAGGAGATCTCGGGGGAATCGGTGCTGTATCCATCTAATAATTGTATGCCAAAAGACTGGGTGCGTTTAGGATGGGGGTCAACAGTTGGAGCTAATAATGTAACATGATAGTATTTAAAGATAGCAGGGTCTTGCAGATAGAGACAGCAAAAAAAGGAGGATGGAGAAAATCTCTTCTAAAAACGTAAAAAATGTATTACCAAGAAAAGAGAGAACAGTAACTTCGAAACCTGATAATAAAGAAGAGCACTTATTACCAAGAAACGACAAGAGGGAATTGTTTTTTCTTGATAATAAACTAATATATCTAAAGTCTAAAAGATTAAGTAGACTAATGTTTACTAATTACGCGCTTTAAAAACAACTTGACGCATCTTAGGAAAGTTTAGTTGTCTTAATCTTTTAGTTGTTTTTAGTTGTTTTAGAGTGCTTTAGAGTGTGTTAGAGTAGAGCTTGACATTTGCTATTTGACAAGTCAAATTAAGGACAGGGAAAAGTAATGGGAATCTACGAGAGACTAACAAGAAGACCTTTTTTGTTGGGGCTTCAAAGAGGGATGAGAATGGGGCGGAAACTTGAACGCTCTGAACTTGGGATTGGATTAAAGTCCGTGAGTAAAAAAATGGCTCCGGGTAAATTTAAAGATGGGTACAAACAAGCCATCGAAGACTTGGATAAAAAGAACTTCCAGGGTGATCATGATTTTGGTGACTTTGGATCAGAAGAAGGAGAATACTAAAATGACAGACAATGTTTCTAATATGTTTTCATTTGACCTAGCTGAAGCAGATGAGGTTAACAACTCAATCGAAGGGCAAGGACGAATTAGGGATGGCGGTATCTGTGTATGTGGGCACCCATCAAGCAGACACACCTGGGTCCCAGAAAGAGGCAGGTCAGTTTGCCAACCAACTAAGCTCTACTGCGCATGTATGAAGAAGGACGTTTACATAGAAGTTTCAGATACTAGATTCTTTCTTAGGAAGACTTTGGGTAATGGACCTGAGCACGCATTCAGTCGAGGAGTGGCTGCTGCGATAAAAGCTGGTGTAGATATAAAAATAATCAAGCCACCAATATGCGAGCCTTGTGGCAAAGAAGGTGTGCCTGTGACTCCAGTTCGAGTGACGGATACAGGTCGAGTAACCGATTCAGATTCATCTGGTAGAAATGCTTTCTTATGCAGAGAGTGTCAGATTGCAAGATCGTAACTTTTATGATACTGTTTTACGGTACTCGTACAAGTGCAAGCAACATCAAAACTAACGTTAGGAAATCAAATGGCAGTTCAATACAAGTGGGTCGACAATGTTCGAACCTTTTTCGGAATGACAATTACAGACTCAACAGCACGAGCTATCCTCGCTGAGGCCGAAGCTCAAGCCGAAGCAAAGCAAGCCGAATTGGATAAGGCTTCATCGGCTGCAAAGACTGCAAAGGCTGCAAAGCTTAAGAAGGTTGCTTTCAAGGCGGATGCTACAGATGGCGATGATGATGGTTTGGTACAGGATGGAACTATCCATGAGCGTAAGACTGCTCCGGCCAAGAAACCAGCAGCTAAGAGAGCAGCTCCTAAAAAGAAGTAACTAAGATTCCAGCGCAAACGGGAGAGTTTGCGTATGGACTAAAAAAGTCGCCCTTCCGTGTTAAAGTGGAGGGGCGACTTACTTTTTAGGAGACTCTGTGCCAGAGAACATCGTTAAGATCTCAATCGTTGCAGGGGAGCTAGGAGTAACAGCTAAGACTGTTTACAACTGGGTCAGCTGGGGTAAGCTCATTATGCAAGTCCCTGGGTATGTGAACTACATCGATGCCTGGCAGGCATACCTCCAACAAAAGCAGGACAAGTCAATTTTTGCATCCACTATGGCACGTCATGGTATCACCAGAGACGCGAGTGGACGATTCTCTGCTCGCTCTAAACAAGGGGAGTAAAGTGGAGCAAAGTGGAATGTTGTTAATAAAAGGAGCAAACCCCTTCGTTCTCCCTCTCTCCACGCAAAAATTCGTCCGAGAACTAATCAACAACTTTTCATGAGTGTACACTTGTTCATTAGGTGGCCCGGGATCAAGTCCTCTCCCCAGTATCTCGGGTCACCCTTAAAACAACTTGACATTACGAGGACGGCGTGGTAGAATCTAATCCCAGCTCCATCGAGCCATACCAGATAGAAGACCCTATCTCAATAAGGGCCGATCTATCAGAGCTCGGTATTGAAGAACTAGACAAGGGCGTTTGCGAAGACTCCTTTGACAACCGCAAGATCCTCCGCAAATCCAAACTTATCTGGGAACCTGTCTACTCAAACGCAGGTACCGCAACCGGCCTGATAAAAGTACGTTCCGCTGAATCAACTCGCGAGCGCCGGATTCAATCCCTTGCTGAAAAGCGTCCAATACTTGTTACTACCTCAGACAACAATTCAGATTACCTAACCGGCCTGGATCTTTTGGCCGAGGAAGCTTCCGACTGGCTAGCCCCTCCTTGGGTTGTTCACGCAACTCGCCTCTACTTAAAAGAACAAGAGGACGGCGGCCCGAAGTCCGAAAAGCGCGCACCTCTTGCACAACCGCATCGCTGTCGACACATCAAAGATGACGGTATCCGTTGCATGCTTTGGGGGTCAGGAAGAATTAAGGACGACGGATTATGTCGCGTGCACCTGAGGTCCTTGTCTCGCAAAACATCTGATGACATCGAACGGGCCCGTGAAAAGTTAACCCAGGCTGCACCGTATGCTGTTGACAAACTTGAAGAACTTATGATGACCGCTGAATCTGAACCGGTCCAACTTAAAGCTGCAACCGAGATCCTCGACCGAGCTGGGGTTAGGGGCGGCGTGGAAATCGAAACCACCCTTAACATTGATCTACGTCCAGCGGCTGATGTCATCCAAGAACGGTTGGCCCGTTTAACAAGCGGCGCGCTTTCCGAATCGCTGCGTCTAGCAAACCAGGGAACGGACATCATTGATGCAGAAGTTGTTGAAGAGCCAAAGAAAGAAGAAGAAGAAGAGCGGACTGCAGCAACTATTAACGCGACGGAAGAGAAGTAACGGATGACCGACGGTAGAACCTTCACTGAATTAATCAAGACGGCGCGCGATCATTACGAGAGCATAAGATCTGACGTCTCAAATGCTAAAGACCGTGTCGAGCACATTCGCTTAAGCTCCTTAGCCCAAGAGGCACAGAACTTGGTAACGGACCTGACTACCTTTGAGATAGGTCTTGTCTACTCACATACCAATAACACCGATGCGTATATTGAAGAGCGCATTGCTGCAGCAAACAATGAACTAACCGTTAACGAAGAAACCGGCGAGATTCTGGATCTACCAGAGTTTAAGTCTCCATACAATCCCCGCACCTGATATGATTACTAGGTGCGTTTACTAAAGAAATCTCAGACCGCGTCTGCAGCCAAGGAACTTTTCCTGCAGACCGCGTTGTCTTACCTCGGGTACCAGCCCGAACTACTCGGCCGCAATAAGTTTGGACAGAAGGTCGGATATGATTCTGTCCCGTGGTCCGGAGCATTTGTTGACGTCTGTGCACGGGAGGCGGGGATCCCTAACTTTGCATCATTCGTAAACACCGCGGCCGGCCTGGGAGAATCTCTTCGAAACGGCCAGGACTTTCGGGTACCTGAGGTTGGGGACATAGTCGTGTTCAACTTCTCATCAAACGTTGGCTTCGCGGCGAGCCCTTTCTCAATGATGCATTGCGGGATAGTGACCGACGTACGTGAGTTTGAGAATTCAGGTAGGTTCGTTACTGTTGAAGCAAACACTGAAGGATCTTCAGCTGCAACAAAGAGAGACGGCGTGCATCAGAAAGTTCGTCACATGACGGACGTCTTAACTTTCTGTAGGCCCAGGTTCAGACCGGACCGTCTAACTTTTAACGGATGGTTGATGAAAACCTTCGACGCGGCCCGTACCACTTTCACCAGGGAGGAGACCGATCTGATCGAAAGAGAAGTACTGGTTCCCAAGATCCTTAAGTTAAACGGAGAGATAAGATACGGGGATCGCAATAAGCGCGTCGAGATTATTCAACTAGCGCTAGCAATGGTGACCGACCTACGATCAGCAGAACCTGGTAGATGGGACCCAGCAACAGCAGCTGCGTGCAGTAGGTTTCAACGGAACATTGGACGAACCGGATATGGAGTGACCGGCCTGCCGGATCTCAATATGCTTAAGCGCTTATCACATGACACGGGAGTGTTTATACTTGAGTCATAGACTCTAGGAAACGAGACCACACATGGCCACAAAATTGCCCGTTGAGCGTCAAGATTACTGCCCGTACTGCGGATGGATACGCTTGGAAGATCAAGGTAATAACTCTTACCCACGCTGCTCACGGCAAGGTTGTCCAGGTGCGCACAGCAAAAAGAAAGGTAAGCCCGTCATTGAGAAGTAGCGAAGACATGTTCCTAGGAACAGTGGCCGCCAGGGATGGTTATACTTTTAACGAGGCAGCTGATGTTATAGATCTGGTAGTCCACACCAAGTCACCAGAGAAGTGGCTATTGATAGATCGAGAGACCGGCCAGACTTACCAAGGAAGCCTCTCTGGCAATTGGGATAAGATGGACCCACGAAAGAACGATAGGATGAAAGAACTATGAAACATTACACATTTCTCAGCGGGCACGTAGACCTAGAGCGAGAGCAATTCTTAACTGTTTCGCTTTATGCAGAGTCTGCTGATGCAGCAAAACTAACTTTGATTCAAGTTCTCATGAGTCCCGAGATCACTGACGAGGGTCCTACAGGCATGACCTTTGAGCTTGTTTCATCGCGTGAGCTCGAGGAAGACGAAAAAGTTGTTCGTTCAATCCATGGCATTGCTCCGAACGGCCACACTTGGGACCAAAGCTACTAAGCGGCGAGCGCCGGTTTAATCTTCGACTAATAATTAAGTAGAGATTTTACGCCTTCTTGTGCTAGACTTTGTAAAATAATGATGATGTCTCAGCAGCACTTAATAGAGATCCTCCAGGCCGATATCGAGGCACGGGGAGATCAGATGCTCTCCATTTGGATCTGGGATCGAAAAGCATTCAACGCAACACACGGCTCGGATATGATCGAAACCCAATGGACGGCCGGCCTGGTGACAATAGATGACGTGACTCAACGTCTAATGGTTGGTGAAGATGCACGGGTACTCTACTCAGAAGCATTAGAGGAGTTGGGGTATGTCGAAGAAGAATGAACCGATCAAGGTTTACTGGTCGCCCACCGAGGTAGACGGGTTGAGGTGGAGCCTCTTGTATGAAGAGCCTGCTAACATACTTAAAGAAATCACGCCCCGCAAGAATCTAGATGTTAACTATGACAGCTACCTCTTCTGTCCTTCATATAAAGCAATTGCCAGTAATACTTTCTCCCTAATTGCACCGATGCGTTCTGAGTTTGTGTATCAAGAAAACTTTTCAGGCGAGCAGCCTTACTTAGAGTTCCCAGGCAGAAGCGGCTTGGGTGGGAGTATTAACAAGCAGCCAACTTTGAACGGCTCGCCTCTTATCAATGTCGCAATGAATTGGTTCTTCTTTTGCGAAGAGCCACTGGAGATGGAGATAACTCCTCCGTACTTGCACAAAACAGAAAGCAGCCAGTACGGCGCGATAGTTCCTGGGCGGGTTGACATCGGCCAGTGGTTTAGGTCCATGAACGTTGAGTTTCAATTGTGGGAAGACGAGACCGAGCTCAAGATAGAAGCTGGCCAGCCAATAGCCTACGTTCGATTTCTTACTGACCGCCCCGTAGAATTAGTTCGCTTTACGATGACGGAAAAGCTAGAAGAGTTAGCAATGGCCTGCATAACAATGCCATCGACTTTCGGATTGCTTAAAAGTCTGCAGGAACGCTACGATCGATTCAATAAAACTAAAACGGGCTCGCTTGTGATGAAGAACATCCAAGAGAACTTGACCTAATCATTGAGTCTCAGCAAAACCCTAAAACTTTTCACGGAGCGGCGTGCAGTTCTTGCGGCGAGCGCCGTCCAAATAACACGGACGGCGTGCGCTGTAGAATTACTTCTATGAGACACATAGAGCTGCACATAATCGAGACCGACTCCGATGTTGCGCTCGCTCTGTTCGCTGGGGTGTTGTCGACGGATCAGCTAGACATCACTGAGTGCGATGTGTGCGGAGAACCAATTGGACACTCAACCGAGACCGATAGCTTTGAGCAGTTTGTCGTCGTTCTTGAAGATGAGATCGAATACTCGATCTGCACTGATTGTGCCAGTCCGATAATTGAGACCGAAGAGTATGAGGATGACGACGAGCTAGATAGGTTCTAGTTCTGTATCCACTTTTTTACCAGTTTCAAATTATTTCCACAGATAGATTACTTTTTCCTTGCAAGTGTGCTACTATTGACTCAACACTAAAAAAGGAGAAAAGATGACACAAAGGATTTACTGGTCAGACATTATTGAATGTGACGACCAACTGTTCGAGAACCTAGACACACTAATTGCGGTAGCAACTCAGACACCACAATGTTTCGGCTTTTGGAGTTCGGGTTCGGACTATGAAATGGTAAGCGTGGACACTAATGACGAAATGGAATTGGTAGTCACCTACACAGACATTGACAACTATGACGACAATGGCGATGAGATTCGCAAAACTGTAGTTGAAAAACTCGACTACACCTATGGGAAAGAACTAGCAGTTCTAGTAGGGAGCGACTAATGCCGAACTGGGTATCGAACAGCGTTAGGGTTACAGGACTCGAAGCCGAGGTTCAGAGATTCATAGGGCAGGCAAAAGCTATGCCAAATACTTTTGTTGAGACAGATGAGGACAAGTGGGATTCCGAACTCTCATTCGCCAACTTTATTGCGCCACCACAGGAAAGCATTGACTCGGGAGAATACCACGAAACTAAAGGCTGGGTTGAGGGCAAGGAGTCTGGCAGCTCAGAGAATAATTGGTATAACTTCAACAGCCGAGAGTGGAGCACCAAGTGGGACGCTGGCGAGGTTTTTCTAACAGCCGAAGCAGCAAGCGCCGACTTCGAATTTCACACAGCTTGGTCGCCACCAGAGCCAGTTTTCAGAGCTATGGTTGAGCAGTTTCCTGAGCTACAGTTCGCCATTTCATACGAGGAAGAGCAAGGCTGGGGTGGAGAGTTGGTCGGTGCAAAAGGCGAGCTGGCTATTGTCGAGGAATACGACATTCCAGATTCTCACGCCGACTATGTTGAGCGTGACAGAGAAGATAGTTGCGCCTGTTCTTGGGCAGAGGATAAGGACGATTGGTATGACGATTGCCCGAACAAACGAGAAATCTTTGTTCAAGTTACAAAGGTGTATCGTCTCAGTTCGAGCGACGCAACAAACGCTAGAGCCGAATACTTAGAGATTGAAATGGGCGAAAAGAAATTGCCTGTTGAAGAATCTGACTTGGGTTCGTTTGTTCTCGTAGACGAAGATGGTAAGCCTCTACAGGACTAATCACAGACCAACCTCTTACAAAGATTGACCTCACTTCGGTGGGGTTTTTCTTTTGTCTAAAAGCTGTATCCACTTTTTTACTAGGTTAGCGCCGTTACCAAACTGTTACCAAACTTTTCACGAAAGATTTGACATTACCTCTTTTTCGTGGTTTGATTCTCTTATCGCCAAAAGGTGAGAGACACGAAACGAAAGGGGAAGTCAAATGACTTCATTATCAGCACCACTAGTAGCACCGAAAATTATAGGCAAGGCAGTCTACCTAGAATTGGTAGTAAACCCTGCACTCACTCCTGACCAGCAGAGAACTGTTTGCGGTTGGCATGGGGCAGCAAGTAGCACGAAACAAATGATTATCTTTCCTCAGTATCAGGACGATACTGGCAAGATTATGCAGTCAGTTGTAATGACCAGAACTGTTTCAGAACACTCGCCTAGGGCGCAGTGGGATACCAGCTACACCAGAGGCTTCGCCAAGTTGGACGAACCAGAAATGGGAGTCGTTAGTGGACACCACTCCGACTACACAAATGTAGAGGACTACTCAAAAGAGGAATTTGACGAGCTTCCAGTTCTTCAGCAAGTAGCGTCCAGACAGCGCACTTTGAGGCTAACCTTGAAGCGTGAATTACTCGGCACAGCTTATGGCGAAGTCATAAATGGTGAGCGTGAGGATTCCGTAGTCCAAGCTTGGGTAGTTCGTGACGATACTCCACTTGCCGTTGAGATTACCAACGAGGACATGGCACTTTTGCATGACGAGAGCAAGACACCTCAAGCAGTTATTCGCCGAATAAATAAAGTTCGTGAATCAGTCTTGACATTTCCAACCAAACTGGCATAATTAGACCAGACACAAAACGACACGAAAACTAAAGGGAGACACGAAAATGTATCTAAAAAAGAGTATTTATCTAGCACCAGCACCAACGCTCAATAGCGCCTTGGACTTTGACTTCGAGAAGCTTTTGACAGAGCTATCGTCCACAGTAGCACTACCAACTTTGGGCGTGACTACCTCGGTTCTTGACAGCCTAATGCGACCAGAGGGCAGGGCAACACTTCGCTCGAAGGCAGGGGCAAGAGCAGTCAAGCCACTTGGGATAGACTTGGGAGCAGAAACCCCAAGCCTTGCAGAGACAGTTGAGACAATGGAAACCACAGATTCGCTCGAAGGCTCGGAGAGTTATCCTCGACCAAATGGTGAGGACTACTATGCTCGACCTTGGGGCGACCACACAGATGTCGAGGTCCTGAGAAAAGCCAGAGCCGAAGGTCATGCCATTCTACTTTATGGAGTCCCAGGAACAGGCAAGACAGCTTTAGTTGAAGCTGCTTTTCCAGAGGAACTTTATACCATTCTTGGCTCAGGCGATACTGAGGTTGCCGATTTGGTCGGTGGCTATGTCCAGACTCAGAGCGGTGGCTTCGAGTGGGTGGACGGAGTTTTGACCAGAGCTGCTTCTGAGGGCAAGGCACTTCTGATTGACGAAATTGGGTTGATTGACCCGAAGGTAATGTCAGTTGTCTATGGGCTAATGGACGGAAGGCGTGAGCTAGTCGTAACTCAGAATCCAGAGCGTGGCACTATCAAGGCTAAAGAGGGCTTCTATGTCGTTTCAGCCACGAATCCGAATGTCGCAGGTGTTCGGTTGAGCGAGGCGCTTCTATCGAGGTTCGCTATTCACGCCGAAATGACCACAGATTGGGCGCTTGCTAAAAAGCTTGGCGTTCCCCAGAGTGCCGTAGTTGCTTCTCAGAATCTATCCAAAAAGGTAGAGAATGGTGAGACCTCATGGTCGCCACAATTCCGAGAGCTTCTAGCTTTCCGAGACTTGGCAAAGAGCTTTGGAACTAAGTGGGCAGTTCAGAATCTACTTGCCAGCGCACCAGAAATTGACAGACCAGTTGCCTCAGATGTATTTGGTCGAGTATTCGGCGAAGCGATAATGCCAGCCAAGATTTAGTTGAGTATTCGTGTCCTCGACTAATGGGGAGTGTCAGGAAAGTTTTTCTGAAATGGACTTGACACTCCTACCCATTAGGGTGCATAATTAGACACAAGATAGAAACACCAGACAAAAGGGAGATTCAAAATGGCACACTACAAAGTAAAGGGTTCAAGGCTTACAAGTCGAGAGACAACAGCTAGTCCAGAGTGGCTAAAAGTTGGAAGCCAGATAAGCAAATTTGTCAATGACCTCGCACTTCGAGGCGACCTAGTTGTATTCGTGGGTGGTGACGAAGTTGCCGAGGGCGAAGCAGTTGCGGCTTACTACGCCGACATAGCCGAGATTGAGATAAACGCTTCAAAGGCGTTCGGTGAAATTACCAAGCCAGAGTTCGTTGGAGATTTCAATGAGCGCACAGTCCAGTATGAGTTCCCAATGGCAACTGGAATCATTTTCCACGAAGCACTCCACGCCAAGCACACAGCTTGGGACACAAACTACTTGCAGACTCAGCTAGACAACCAAGAAGGTCAAGCTTTCATGTTGCTAGAAGAATCCAGAATCGAAGCCAAGGGCGTTCTTGAGCGACCACTAAACAGAGAATTCCTCAGAGCCTCAGCTATTGAAATGGCGCTCGAAGGCGTGGACGAAAAGCAACTGGCAACTCTCGGTAGCGACCTATGGGTCGTTGCGAATCTTGCAGGGCTATCGCTTGCTCGGTATGACGCCAGAGTTTTGGACAGGTCAGATGTCATAGACATTTACAAGATTGTTGTTTCCATTCTCGGTGAAAAGCTCTATGAAGATTTGCGCCTAGTTTGGGTTGCGTTCCAAAAGCTCACAGTTCCACAGGTCGAAGAAGCTATTACGCTCTCCAAGAAGTGGGTCGAGCTATTGCGTGAGGCAGACCCCGAAGGTGAGCCACAGGGAACAGGCTCAGCTTTTGAGTCAAGCGAAGGCGAAGGCGAAGGCGAAGGCAAGTCTCCAAGTGAAGGCGTTCAAAAGTTGCTCGATAAAATGAGCGACCAAGGAATGACCACAGAGCTTTCAGCTAACGACAAGTTGGCAGACCAAGAGACTCAAGAGAAGTGGCAGGACGAAGCCAAGGCTCGCCAAGAGGAATCCAAGTCCAAGAATCAGAAACAGGACACAGCTCGAAAAATCTTTGACAAGAGCCATAATGCAACTGGCTCAAACTCAAACTCGACAGTCAGCGAGCGCCGAGCGCCAACTGGCGGTGAGCGAGCCAGCGCAGTCAAGGTGGCGCAGATGTTAGACAAGGCAAAGTATCGTGAGCGTTCGGTTCATGTTCGCAAGACTCAAGCGCCACAGGGTCGCCTGATTGCTCGTAATGCCGTCCAGAATAAGGCAAGCGAAGCTATGGGTCGCCGAGGCGAACTACCAGCTTGGAAGTCGAAGTCTCGCAAGCACACAGACGACCCGACACTACGCCTCGGTATCATGGTGGACATTTCAGGGTCAATGGGTTCTGCTATGCAAGCTATGGCGACCACAGCGTGGGTCATGGGCGAGGCAGGTCGCCGAATCCAAGCCGAGACAGCTATGGTTTACTACGGCTCGGGTGTATTCCCTACTCTCCGCAGAGGTCAGAGGCTAGACGAAGTTTCTGTCTACACCGCACCAGACGGAACTGAAAAGTTCGGCGAAGCTTGGAGCGCACTAGACGGCGAACTCGGACTGACTTTTGGAACAGGCGTGAGAATGGTTGTCAATGTATCGGACGGACAATACACACCTCAAGAGCGTGAGAGAGCTTTGGCTATGCTCACCGAGTGCAAGCAAAACGGCGTGGCAGTTCTTTGGATTACTCCAAGAGATTGCTACGGCATGCCAGCGAGCAACCTTATCCGACAGGCGAACTGGGGCGTGCATTTAGACCAGCTCGACACCGCTCAGATTGCGTTGCTAGTCGGCAAGTCGGCAAGCGAAGCTTTGGGGAAGGTTGGGGCAAGCGCCTGAACTAACCCATAACGGATTGCCTATCCAGAGGTCGAGCTACCCTCAGTTACCGTTTTTCTGAGGATAAGTTCCTGACGGACAGGTAACAGAAACCCCAACTACCTTTACCCCCTTTTTGGTAGTTGGGGTTTCGCCATACCCTGAGGTCAGCAACAGCAAAGCCCGCACTTTTGACCGCACATGAAAAGTCAAGCCCGCCGATCTCGAAACCAAATCCCGTATCCACTTTTTTACTGACTTCAAACTATTTTCAGAAAAGGCTTCCCTTTTGCTAGGTAACCCTGCTAGGATTGGAGTATCCAATTAGGGCGAAACAAAAGTAGCCCAAAAAAGAAAGGGGGGACAGAATGGCAACAGCCACTTCGTCCCAGACAGCGTCAGAAGGCACTGTCAAAGTTTCACGACAAATCGTGGAACTAATCAACGAGCTTTCCGAAGTTCGTTCCACCTACAACACAGCGAAGGCTCGTGTTGAGGAACTCCGCAAGGAAGTTCTATCGCAGGTTGGCACAGGCAACTTGACCCTTATCCACCACAACATTGAAGTGGCTCGCATTGTCGAGAGCAACCCAGCTCGTGTTGACCCTAAGTTCTTGGAAGAGAACTTCCCAGAGGCGTATGAGGCTTCCTTGAAGTCCAGCCAGCAGTTCACCATTCGTTCCGTCACACGAACGAAATAACCAGAAGGGGTTGGGCGAAAGCTCAGCCCTTTTCTCACCACCAGTTCCGTATCCACTTTTTTACTGGAGTTCCGTAAAAACTTCACACCAGAGTTGCAAAGTTGCATCAAGTGTGATTAGATACATACATCAAACGAAAAGGGAGACAAAATGAACACACCACTAGAGCTAGAAGAAATCACAGCTTTGAGCCTGTCAATAACAGGCGTGTTAGTCGAAAATTATTTGAAGGAAAGCTACGCCGACCCAACTATGTATCGCGCATTGAGAGTCGCTTGCGGGCTTGCCGAGCAGTATAAGGAAAGGCTTGCGCTAAACGGCTCACCAGAGCAGATGATACAGGAAGTAGAAGAATTAGTGAATAACCTAAAAGTTACCGCTATGGAATGCGGCGAGATAGTCCAGAAGATTATCGAGGATAACGGCTGGGAAACCGAGGCTACTGGTTGGGACAGACCGCACAACCACGACAACTGTGACCACGGCGAGGACGGCGAGGATAACTGATGCAAACCATAGTGCTACGGCTACACATTGACCAACCGATACCGAACGGCGAGGAAGGCGAGCGTATTATCAACGCCTACATAGACGAGCTTGCCAAAACGAACGGCACGCTTAGCTGGACTTCTGTGGACTGGGACGGCTTGGAGATTGACGAAACCGAGCATAGATTGGACGGACACTCTTGACAATGAGATTCAGGCACGCACTAGGCGAGGTAGTTCGTGAGCAACGGCTTGCTAAAAGCCTTACCCTAAGAGGCGTGTCCACTAAGGGGTTCGTGTCGATAGGACACCTGTCGGACATTGAACGGGGAGTGAAAGAAGCCTCGTCAGATACGATCGAAGCGATTGCCAACGGACTGGGTGTCCAGAGCTATTGGCTGATTATCGAAGCTGGCTATCGAATGACGGGCGAAGCCACCTTTATTCCAGATACGCCCGAAAGTTTATTTATCCGAAATTCTCGTTGGGTCGAGCAATACTCTGACCTAGTTATCTAGGGCAAAACCCGAAAAACCTCGACACTTAGGTGTTGGGGTTTTTTGCATTTACTGTGGCGTATCCACTTTTTTACGAACTTCTAGACTGGATTAGGTGTTTTGCTAATTCTGTAGTAAGGTTTAGATAACAACAACGAAAGGGGCAACAAATGTACGATAATCCAGAGAGCATCTTGATAGATGCCGAAGAAGCGCAAGAGGAAGGCTTTTGCGAAATGCTCGATGAAATTTATCCAGTCGTAAAAATGGGAGAACTAACTTTCTACCCGTCACAAATTCTAAAAAGCTGCGACCCCGTTGCATACAGGATCGAGCTAGCTGATTACCTCGACGACCTGAACGACAAAATGAATGACTAGGTTCGCAACAGCGCCGAAGCCCTTGCCGAAAGGCAGGGGTTTTTTCGTGCCGTAGGACTGTATCCACTTTTTTACTGTCGCCGATTAGTTTGCCGACAACTTGCGGAACGCCGTAATTCGTAGTAAGGTTTAGCTATCAACGAAAAAGGGAGAGAAAATGAAAACTTACAAAATCACAATGGCACGCGAAGAGACTTGGATGGTCGAAGTCGAAGCTGAGTCCGAAGTGGACGCGCTGATTGCTGGCGAGAGAGAACTAATGTCTGGCAATGGCGAATCTATTTGGAGTGAGTGGACTGCTGCGCCAGAGTCCGAAGAAGAAGAAGGGGAGGACAACTAATGGCTAAGCCAAGTATCACTGCGGTAAAAGAATGGGAACTCGCTTATGAGTCCGAAATGGTTCGTATCGAGTCTGGAACTGCCGTCTTCGATGAGGATTACTGGAAAGTAGTTCCTGCGGGCAAGAAGGCAACTTATTTCTATGGAGAGTCGGCGTGGAGTGACGCTCAGCGGTTTGCAAGCGACATAGACTCCAAGGCTTGGGTGAGTTGAGAATGAACACCCTAGAGGAACGCCGAGAGTTTTGGGCAGACATTGCCAAAAGAAATGGCTGGCATACAGCGCCGTTCTATGTTCAAGTCTGGCAGAATAAAGCTGGCGAGATTTGGGATAGTGTAAGCCACCAAGGAATGACCAAAGACATAATTACGATTGGAGAGAACTATGAGTAAATTGCTAGTGAAGCTGGGCTTGAAAAAGCCTGCGGGCAAACACGCCAAGCGAGCAAGACACGCCAAATAAAGTTAGCCCCCCTAACAGAAAGCCCCGTAAGACTTAGTGTCTTGCGGGGTTTTTGTCTCGGCGCTCGCCGTATCCACTTTTTTACTTGCCGTAAATAATCTTGCCGTAGTGACTTGCGCAATTAGGGGGAACTATGCGATACTTGAGTATCAACAGAAAGGGAAGATAATGAGCGAGACAGCGTATTTTTTCACCAAGGAGGAAGCCGAAGCTTTAGCCGATTTGCTAGGGCAGAAGCTTGACAGGAACCCGCTAAGTTATGCGGTGCTACAGCCAGTCTACAATAAGCTAACTAGGGGCTGGACTTGGAATACAGATGAGGAGAAAAACTAATGGACAGCCTATACAAAATGATGGACGACTCAGCAGAGAACTCAGCAGAGCTATTTGACGAAATGCTAGACGAGTTGTATCCAACTTTCAAAATTGGGGAGCTAACTTTTTACGCTTCACAAATCCTAAAGGCTTGCGACCCGATCGCATACAGGATTGAACTTGCCGATTACCTGAATGACTTAGGCGACCAACTCAGCGAGTAGTGTCACCAAGAACCCCGAGAGTACCCCGCCGTAAAAAGCGGGGTTTCTTTTTGCCCTGGAGCGTATCCACTTTTTTACTGAGTTTAGATAGACAGGGAGTTGGCTTGACATCTGCCGATAACTCTGAGATACTGATACTAATCAGAAAGAAGGGCAACAAAATGGATACACAGTTCTGCGAAATCTGCGACAACTACACACCCGTAGTTCTCGACACAGACTCAGATGAGGCTTGCCAGTATTGCTATGACGCATACGCAGGAGTTCTCTAATGTTCGGGAGCATAGATGGCTCAGGTATTGGACAGGTTCAAATGGAGCGAGAGTTCACTTGCGGAGAGTGCCTTTGGACAGGTGAGGCGTTAGGTTCAAGTGACGACTTGGTTGAAATGCTTTTTGCCGTATGCCCAAACTGTAAAGAAGAGATGACGATTGACCTAGCTCAGGAGCGAGAGTCCGAACACTGGGACGACAAGCCAGACTTCGACTGAGCCGTAAACTCACACCCCAATAAAATCCGACAGCGAGCGGAATTGGGGAGTTTTTCTTTCGCTGAGGTGTATCCACTTTTTTACTACGACTTCGCCGGCGCTCGCAGAAAGAACTTGCGCAATACCGGGCGTTCTGCTAGGTTTATACCAACAACGAAAGGGAGGAACTCAAATGGGTTCAAGAACACAGTGGGTTATCAAGACTCACGCCAATGGTGACGCAATTCACCTATACAGTCACTCAGGTGGAGAGTCAAAGTTTTATGACACTCGTGCCGCTCTACTCGCAGCTCAACCTCGATGGAGCGACGTCGCTTATGGTTCACGCATCTTCATCAGCAACATTATTGGTGACAACTGGGCCAGCGAAACTGGTTTTGGGTTACTCGGTGGCGACCACGATGAAATTCTTTTCGAAGAGTCCTACTATCCTTCGATTATTGATTTTCCGTTGCAGCTAGTAACTATGGGCGGAATGACTTGGAGTTTTGCAGAGTTCCTTTTAGCCGAAGACATTCAAGAAATCTTAGTCGAGCAACACTGGGCGACTGCCTAATGGGGAGCCTACAAGCTGCCGCAATGGCAGACACTGACTTGACACTGGAGCAGGCACTTGCTTGGCATCTACGTTCCAACCACTATCCACCCGTGCCTGAGTCGATGGTGCCAACTTGCATAGAAGCCATCAACGCCTACTGGGAAGATGACCTAGACAAAATGGTTAGCCTGCCTGCTGGCGTAAGTTTCCGAGGAGAAATCGAAGCGCCTGCTAGGGCAATTATTATCTCTCATCACCTTGACATTTGGTGTGCCGAAGAAGAATAAGCCCCCCCCCCCCTAACAACCTTAGTAAGTTGTAAAACTGCTTGCCCCCCCTATAAGAAGCGCGAGACAAGTTACCCCCTTTTCCTGTCTCGCGTTTTCTTTGGGCGGGAGTGTATCTACTTTTTTACTGCCGTTTCTACGCCGTTCACAAGAAGTTGCACTTTGTCTGCCGAGTGTGCTAGAGTTTGAGTAACAACAAAGGGAGAACAAAATGAATTCAGAAAATCGCGAAGCCAAAATGGTTTTCGAAATGGTTATGAAGCTAGGCGGAGAGACAAACTACTCCGAGAGAACTAAAGCCGCAATCTGGGCAGAGTGCTTGAAGCCAGAATTACAAAATCAAGCCTTGCTTTATCTTTCAGGGTCAAGTGAGAGAGCGCATACAAGTCTCTACAACTTGCATACCACGATAGTGGACAAGTTCTTTCGTGACCCAATTACCGAAGAATTGAGAGCATAATGAAACCAGAATGGTCTAAAGCTAGAAACAAGTTTCTCGAAACACGAAACATAATCTGGGCGCACAAAATTCGTGAAGCCGAACTAAAGGCTAGTGTCTTTTACGGAATTGGAGTGGCTTGCGGTTTCTTTTTGCTAACCAATTTCCTAACGCCGTTACCTGATGTTTTGAATGGCTGGCTATCACTAATAGGGGCTGGCGTAATTTTTACAGGGGCTACTATCGTAGTCAATGCCAAAGAAGTTCCACCGAGAATAAGGAGTGGCGTTGAGTATCGTCGTTAGAGAGCTTACAGAGTGTTACAAGTGTGACACGCCGATAATGGCGGAAGTCGAAAGCGTTCACCCACTTTGCAAGAAGTGTGGCGAGAGTTTTGATGAGTGGTTCAACGCCGAAGTAAAAAAGATTTTGCACTAACTACCTAACCCCCTAAGAAAAAACCCCGTCGACCTTACCCCCTTTTGGTCGACGGGGTTTCTTTGTGCCGTTCGTAAAAAGTTACAGCAACTCCAGGCGTATCCACTTTTTTACTCGGCGCTCGCAATTCTGCCGATGGACTTGCGTTTTCGGTGTTTCTTGATAGGCTTTGATAAGTAACATAAGTTACTAAGTCGCAGAATGAAGGGGCAACAAAATGGGAGTAAAGTATCCAGAGATTGAAGTTCAACTCACTGGGAATGATGGAAATGCGTATTCAATTATGGGCGCAGTTTCAAAGGCGCTAAAGCGTGCCGAAGTTCCTCAGATAGAAATTGACCAATACATAAATCGCTCAATGAGTGGCGACTACGATAACTTGCTACAGACAGCTGCTAGTTGGGTTCAGGTTCGCTGATGGCTAAGTTAGCGCTGCAAGTTGCACCTGATGGCGAGATTACTGAGCTAGACCTAGATTCGAACGCTTTGAGCGTGCTACAAGCTGCCGTTGATGGCTTGATTGAAGCCGTAGACCTAGCCAACGATTTAACCCTATGGGTGAATGAAGAAGGGCTACTAAGGAACGACTTGAAGCTGAACCTAATCGCCCAAGCTTTTTATTCTGCGCCTATTATGGGAACTATTGTTTTCACTGGTGGAACTGATGATGAAGGTGAGACACTAGGGCTTGATTCCACAAACGCAGCGAGTATCGAGCGAGTGTGCCAAATTTTCAGAGATGCGTTCAGTGACCTGAGCTGATGACCAAACAAACTAACCCCCGTCAAAAGTTGGCGGGGGTTTTTTTGCTGCCTTAGTTTGCAGCGGGAGCGTATCTACTTTTTTACTAATCTATACCCCAAAAAATCGAACACTTGTTCGCTTGCATAGGTTGGGTAATCGTGCTATCTTTATCTTGTAGAAATCAGAAATCCAACAAACAAAGGGGCAACAAATGAACAAGGAACTTCAAGCAGAATTAGTCTCAGACCTAATCGACGCCGCAGGCTATGGAATCAACTGGGCAGTGGAAGCTGTCCAGGACGATGCCGCCCAGACTTACACACTTACCCTAGACGACGACGCTGCCGAAGAAGCTGGCAAGCCTGAGGTTGTAGTCACATACGCTCAGATTCGCACAGCCATTCGCAAGATTGCCAAGGGTGGAGTTTTGAATCCAGTGCTAACAAGCTCAGCTAAGGACTTCGTGTTCCGTCCTGACGAAGCAGACCTAGACAGCGATTTTGCTGATGCCGCAATTCAGATTGCAGTATTCGGGGAGGTGGTTTTTGGCTAACCCCCTCAGGGGAGTTATCCACAGACTTATCCACACCCTGTGGATAACTTTTCCTGGACTCTGGTATCCACTTTTTTACCAAGGTTCCGTGTCGGCGCTCGCGATTTGCTTTTGGCAGAAAATCCTGCTAGGCTATCGGAGTAGCCAATCAGCTACATACTTGGAAACTAAATAAAGGGAGAGCAAAATGACTAACATCATTACGCGTTGGGTAGGAATTGAATCCGAAGAATTGAATCCAGAGAATTGGATCCAAGTCGGATTTAGATTTACTGACCAAGGAGGACACCGAGAGTATCGCGTGTTTGGGCAGCTCTATGGTGAGGACTTTGAAGAGACTTATTCTTCAGACACCGACAACACTAAGTCGTTGGCATACAGTTACTTCGGAGAGCAGCTAAAGCGGATTGAAAGCGCGCAGACTTGGCTTTATGATGCTTATGAAGTCTGGGATCACGATTTTGTTGAAGTGGCTTGTGAGACTTGTGCGGTGGAGTTTGCCAAAGAACGTTCGCTTGAATGGAGCGGTGGGAAGTCTGCCGATTCATACACTGAAAATTCTGAGGAACTAAATGCAGGAGCGTCCTGTATCGCAAGCTACGCACTTGGCGATAGTGACTATCCACACACTTGTGTGTGCGGTGTTTACTTAGATACCCGATTCACCACCGAAGGTGAGGACTATCTTCGAGAGAACTTCCCGAAGGGTGTTCAAAAGCTCTACAGCTACTGATCCAGGATTGAACCCTAGGGCTAACGCTCTAGGGTTTTTTCTTGCCCAAAACTTTATTGCGGATTGACTTGACACTATCTAATAAAGCTAGTAACCTAGAGTTACTAGCTAATCGGTTAGTATCCAGATTCAATTTTCAAAGGGGTATCGTATGCCAACACCAACCACCGCAGGAGCTATAACCACGCGGATTTTTGAAGTTCAAGATCGTATGATCGAGATCCACGAGATACGCGACAACTTAGCCAAAGTTATTATGCAGAGCTTAGGCGATGGAACAATTCCAGGAATAAGCGTGGACAACCTAATCAGCTTTGCCGATAAGATTATTCCACTGAACGCTGAGTTCGGAACCCTATCCGCCGAACACGCCGAACTTATGTCTGGAGACTAAAGTTCTTCAAGCGAGAACCCTAGGGTAATTCCTAGGGTTTTTTCTTGCCCAAAACTTTATTGCCGATTGACTTGACACGATCCAATAAAGCTAGTAATCTATAGATAGATAACCAAGGGGGTTATCGGAAAAGGGATTCAGAATGACAATTATCGCAACTTATCCAGATTTCAAAACCGTCACCGTGTCGGTTGATGCTTGGAACGCGGACGCCACCGTTGAAGCCTTTATGGAACTGGGCGCATTGTTCGTGACAACCAAGTAGGGGCAACCCTATACCGATCACCCCTAGTCTCTGGCTAGGGGTTTTCTTTTTGCGAGCGCGAGTAGTCGGTATCCACTTTTTTACGCACTGCTACTTGGGCGCGGGATCGAGTTGCGGTTTGTCGCTTAGCGTGGTAGAGTTGCACTACAACAACTAAACAAAGGGAGATAGAATGCAAAAAGATACTACGCCTATTGCCGCCGACATCTACGAGAGAATCGAAATGTCAAAAAATGGTGACAAGGGAACTGTCTATGATGACTTGTCAGAGACTTTGGAATCTGGTAACTACCAAGAGTTCGAAGATTATTTCGGAGACACTGATCCTTTTGAATTCTTGTAATTCAAAAAAACAATTAGCCCGCTAGAGATAGCGGGTTTTTTGTTTGCCGTAGAGCTTGACAAGTGACAACTTTAGTATTAGACTTTGGGTATCAACCCAAGGGGGGTTGGTAAAAAGGAGACAAAATGACTAACCAGACTTACGAGAGAATAGCCAATGTTTCATCTTGGGCGACAATGCTAAGCGGGCTTATTTTTGTAGGCACACTTGCATCGATCCTTGACCTAAGCAAGGCGGGTTCCTGGTGGCAGAATGAACAGCTAATGCCGGCACTAGCAGACTTTGGTTTAGCTAGTGGTTGGGTAATGATAATTGCGGCGGTAACTTGGTTCTTGACTTACCGCCGTTACAACTACGGACAGAAATAAAGGAGAGACACAATGATCAGAATGGCATTGGTAAATCGAGTAGGCGTTAGCCACACGCTTAGTATGGTTCAAGGCGAGACTACAGTTCCCACTTACTTGCTACAGGAGAGTGAGGAGTTCTTAGACTTGCTACGAACTGCCGTAGAGCTTGAAGAGCTTACCGATTGGGTGAACGAGAACTTTTAGGTTCGAGAGAAGATGCCCCGCTTTTGCGGGGTATTTTTTTGTCTGGCGGGAGTTTGAGGTATCCACTTTTTTACGAACTGTGATCATAGAGCGCCATCGAGTTGCTCTAAGCCATAGGAGCTGCTAAGCTAATCGTAGTTAGCCCAAGGGGGCTGCAAAATCAAAGGGGCAAAAAATGTCAGTAATCGCCAAAAATCCTTTCCACAACTGGATTATGGAAAATCACCCAGATTTTTCAGACTTCATCAAGTTTGCCGGCAACATCGTCAGACTAAACGCCGAGAGTCGTGGAACTCTTTTCGCCGTAGCAATCCCTGCCTACATCGCGCAGCATAACCTTGACTACGACAACGCGCTAGACGCGTTCATCGCTTATGAAGTATTCAAGCGCGAGCTTTGGGCTTCAAGGGCTTAGAGATCACACCGCAACCCCTAGGGCTAACGCTCTAGGGGTTTTCCATTGTCTGGCGTGTCTCACGCGTTGCGCGTGTTGCGGTATCCACTTTTTTACTAATTTCTGACACGCCCCGACATCGAGTTGCGCTAAGTCCTAATCCGTAGTAAGCTAGAGTTACTAGCCAATCGGTTGGTGTTCAAGTTCCACCAAGTAAAGGGGCAAAAAATGTCAGTAACCACCAAGGCGCAAGCCACCACCACCAAGACCACCAAGGCGACCAAAGTAGTTGTAGGTCAAGTTCGTGAGTTGGTTGAACTACGCGCCGAAATCACACGCCTTGAGAAACTAAAGGTTGCGATTACCGCCGAAATCGAAATCGCTTTTGGGGTGAACAAGACTTCAAAGACTTCAGAGTTCGACACGCTTACTCACCAAGGTATCGAGTTCGCTCGCTACGATTGGAGAAGCCGTAAAGGGATTGATGAAGCCAAGTTGGCGCTAGAGTTTCCCGAAGCTTATGAAGCGTGTTTCAAGGCGGACAAGACCGTATTCGGGCTAGTCGTGTCGCTGTTCAAGTAACCAGAATACCGAGAGTGCCTCCCGAGAAATCGGGGGGTATTCTGCTGTCTGGATTTTTGGCGGGGCGGGGGTGTATCTACTTTTTTACTAGAGTTTTTTGCTGTGGGAAAGAACTTGACAAGTTTGCCGTGACCGTGATAGGATTGACTTATCAAGTCAAAGGGGCTTGAGGATAAGGGGCAAAGATGAGTAAGCAAAAGGCATTCGCCAAAGTAGCAGAGTTAGGCGCTGCACTCGTTGATGATGGCGGTGTGTATCAGCTCGAAGCACCCGCTGGAAAAATCTGCGGTGGTGGTGACACTCACACTAGGGCGTTCAGTTACGAGGACGGCATCAAGGACCCGTGGAGTGGCAGGACGGTGTGGCAGGATGTTCTTGAGGAACTGAAGGATGGCTTTATAGATTGCCCTTATAGGGCGTCGGGGTGTGACTACTGCGATCCCGAGTAGCCACACACTTGCACGCGAAAGACCCCGTCCTAGTGACGGGGTTTTTTATTGCCGATTGACTTGACACACTTATGCGCCATACAGTAAGCTTTAGATAGATAGCCAAGGGGGCTATCGGATAAGGGGTTCAAGATGACTAAGCCATTCGCCGTAGTGTTCGCAGGAGACTTGGGAGATTTCTTTACTCCAGAGTTTTACGCCACCGAAGCAGCTGCCACTGCACGACTAATTGAGTGCCGTAACACTCTCAAAGACCCTAGCCAAGTCAAAGTGATGTTGCTAGTCGAGCTTGACTAGTCACACCAGTTCACCACGCGACCCCTACTTTCGAGTGGGGGTTTTCGCGTTACCAAGTTGTTATCAAAAACTTCCTGGATTGACTTGACACGCGTGCCGTTATCCTGATAAGTTGAACTTAGTTAGCCCAAGGGGGGCTGCTAGAAGGGGTTCAAAATGACTTACTACATTCTCAGGAACACCACCACCACTGGTGAACTTGCTTACGCGCATAAAGGCGCTTACCTAACCCGCAGTGGCGCGCAGACTGCTGCCGACGGGATAAACCCCTACGGGCATCCTTTTACTTTTGCGGTTTATTCTGCCGAAGAACTCAACACCGAGTTTCTAGCTAAAGGCATAAGGGTTAGCGACTAACCACGCCACACCGCAACCCCTTAGCCATCACGGCTAGGGGGTTTTCCATTGCCCAAAAGTTTTTTATGGATTGACTTGACACGCGTGTCGTTATCCTGATAAGCTGAACTTAGTTAGCCCAAGGGGGGCTGCTAGAAGGGGTTCGAAATGACAACATTCATTCTTGACCAGAGTAACACTGGTGGAGTATTCCTTGACGGGATGCCACGCATTGCGGTGCTTATCGCTGCTACCGAAGACGATGCTTATGCTCAAGCGCGTGAGCTAGGCGTAGACTTCATGGATTTCTGCGAGTGCTGCGGCACTAGGTGGAACATTGCCGCTTATGATCCAAAGTTTCACGGCGACTTGGATGAGCTGCTAGCGTCACGCCGTGACTCCGATTCATTCAAGTGGTAACTAGCCACACTGCTTCAACCCCTAGGGCTAACGCTCTAGGGGTTTTCCATTGTCTGGCGTGTCTGGCGTGCCTAGCAAGAGCGTCAGAGCGCGTCAATGGCGCTGCCTAGGCAATCACACTAGGGCAATAGGCTAAGCCGTTAGATTCGATCCTGGAGTGTCTGGCGCACTGGCGCACTGGCGCACTGGCGGGTATCCACTTTTTTACTAAGGTATTTACTACGGGTAGCAGCTTGACAAACTCTAATACCGTGATAGTCTTATTCCATAAGTAGATAGCTTATAAAAAACAAAGGGATAAAATGAATGAATCATTAGTAGTAGCAGTAGTAGCATCTTCGGGATTAGAAAATCTTTATTATTTTGCACCGCAGGCAGGCAGACTAGAGCAACTGAAAGAGTTCTATGCCGAACTACTTGCAACTGGTCAGATCCTGGGCTATGAAATTAGTGACCTAAATCACGAGACTTTGAGTATTGCGGGAGAGACGCATAACCCCGTACACCGTCGCTAATCACTAACCGCAACCCCCTAGCCCCCAAAAGGTTAGGGGGTTTTCCATTGCCGTAGCCCTAGCCACTAGCAGTTAGTGACCATAGCCAGGTGCGACTTGTTGTGCCGAACACGGCTAATGTAGCGCCCCAATTGTTAGTAGCTACTTTAGGTTGATAGATAGTTATCATCAACCATCAATAAGCCACACCCCCCTAGTGATTAGTTCCTCAGACTACCTGCCGCATCTTGTGGCAATTGCTTATGGAGTTTATTAGAGGATCTAGATAACTCGTCAAGATGCCGATAAGCACTTTTAGGGTGTCTACAGGATCGCTACTCTCACCTAATGAATCTTCTATGGACGCGCCCTAGTAAAAATCCTTGAGTGACCTTGAGAGTTTGATCCCTAGTTACTAGTCAATAGTTAGAAACTATAACTACTTGGCACTAGTGACAACTACTAGACAACACTCTCAGTTGGAGCATCATCACTACATAAATCATCTTTTATTCTTTGACGTTTTTTGCATAAATTGCAGCACTTGCTTATTACCCCTTGTCGTTATGTAAAGCTGGCAGACCCCTATGTTTTTAGGAAACGCTTGAAACGCACCCGTAGGTATACCGCTTCCGTCTCACCCGTCAAAATCAGTTCATGGCCAGTGTAGCATACCCCCCTCTAATTCCAAAACCTCGTATCGTAAACGCCCTTATTCCAATAAAAAATCCAAAAAATTTTCCAAAAAAATACGTCCAAACCTAGCCCTGTCTACTAAACTGGACATTCATCCGGTAAAATGGATGGATGTCTAGAAGAACCGCACGTGGTCAGCAGCTCCCCCCTCAAGAGGTAGAGTTCCTAAATTCTCTTGGTAAAATAGATCAAGTTAAGCGCGTCCATGATTTATATCACGCAGGTTGGTCTCTAGATTCCATCGGATCCGCAATGCTGCCCAAGCGACCTAGGACAACGGTGCGCAGCTGGGTTATTCGCGAGGAAAACAATCCGCAACCGGAAACAGACGCCCCTATCCCGACCCCTGTTTACAGAACCGAGGAAGGTAGTTACGGGAAGCCAGCATTTGAGTCACCAGGCATACCTCAAGAATCTCTCTACGCAATCCAGGAGCTAGCGCCACTAGCACGTGGGTACAGATCACGGATGGCAACAACATCTGCCGCGGCCGTGGCTAATGACCGACTCTCTGGGGTGTGTATCACTCTCTATCAAAAAGGAGTGCCCATAAGGGAGCTCGCTGAGGCGGCGGGAGTTACTTACAGAGCTATGTACAAGAGGGTGAAATTATAGATTTTTAAACCTACAACTTGACAACTTAATAAACGCCCCTATATAGTGGGCAATACGACTGAGTACTAACGCAAGGAAAGGTAGGTCGTGAACTATGAATAAAATTTCAGAAGCACTAATATTTTTAGCAGCAATAAGCATGACAGGCTCCACCGCTGGAGCAGTAGCAGAAGAGATTAAAACCGTTGAGGCCGTCAAGATTATCTATCAGACGGCATCTGTAACCGAAGACATCTCGTCACTAATGGAACAAGCCGATGAGTTCGCCAACCTAAACGGTAAAATTGGTGAGCTAGAGGGCAAGATAGAAGCTAAACAGAGTTATATCTACATAGTGAAGAAGCAGAAAGAGATCGCACTTGAGGCTCAAGAGCAGCTCTACGTTGATATAGACATAGCTCTTGCAGACCTAGCTAAATACGTTGGCGTGACTCCTTACGTTCTCGGGGCGTCTACTACTTCCGCCTGGGATTGTTCCGGTCTCACACTTTGGTTTTACGAGACCTACCGAGGAATCACCCTCCCACACTCCGCTACCTCTCAACAAAATGAAGGCACAGTTGTAGACGCGCCTATTCCAGGAGACATAGTGGCGTTTACCAATATTGGCTTCGAGAACGCGTATCACGTTGGAATCTACCTCGGTGGCGGTCTAATGATCCACGCTCTCAACCCAGATAAAGACACCCTGATTCAGAACGTAACTCAGTTTGTAGACTCCGAGAATAGCAAGGTTGCATATATCCGTTATTAGTGTTATGATATTTCGATGGAGACAGACATGAACATAGATACAATAGTTTCATGGGCAGCGTTTATAGCAATAATTTTTGGTATCTACGTTGTTCCTAAGTACTACACGATCCACAAGGTACGAAAACAAAAAATAAAAAATAAGACCAAGCGAAAGCTACCTCCTCCTGCACCACTCCTAGGAGTTATCTACCCCGCTAAACGACGAAAAGAGAAATAACATACTATGAAACTAATTAGACTCCTACGTTCCATCGAGTGGGCAGCAGTGTTTGCGGTCTTACTGTTGGTAGCGGCAATTATTAATGCCTATATCACTAAAGATGTATCAACTACTATTGCACTCTCTGCATCTGCGCTCACACTAGCCTTTCTTGCCTCTCAGGCAAGTAGTTGAAAATGGGGTCAATGACTCCTATTGCAAAGACTATAAGAGCGTCTAGTCCTCAGCATTTTCTTGACTTGCTACCCTATAGCGGTGTCTTCGAGATAGATGACTGCGTGATAGAAATTGCGCACCCAGATTCTGCAACAACAGATGACATTGACAAAATAGTTAGGACCATGGAGTCTATGATTCACGTTGTAGATGTTAGAGTTTCCAGTACCCCCGCTCAACTTGAAGACGATTACTTCACCGTGATAGTTACTCAAGTTCTCCCAGACAGCCCGGCTTACATCAAGCAGAGAAAAAAGAAATGACAATAATTATGATAGAAGCACCTAAGTACCAGAAGAAGAATCAGCAGCTCCCTAAAGAGGTGCACGAATTCTTTTCAACTCCTGGATTAACCCTTTCAAGTAGAGACGGCATAATCCGATCCCTAGCCGACGCTGACTGGACATTCGAAGCAATAGCCGGGGCAAGTGGTATTACTAGGGAGAGGGTTCGACAGATATCCAAAACCCAGCACATGATGTGGCCAGCTGACCCCAAACTCTCGGAACACTCACTTGACATTCCAGAGCCACCGATAAAATTCGAAAAGCCAAAGCGCGAATACATCGAGCCATCGCCTAAGACCTTGCAACGTTTGCTAGAACTTCAGCCATACGCTCAGCAGGTTCGATCGAACGGAACTAAGTATCGCGAAGAGGCAGAAGAATATACTGCTCTTCTAAATCACGCACACACTGTAGAGGAAGTTACTCTCTATCGTTTGGCTAAGCGTCTAGGAATTACTCACGGAGCTATTCGATTCCGCTTGGTTCGTTACGGATACAAGAAGGCAATCACTGCAACATCAAAGGTGTACATGCCCATCATTCGCGACAATCGTGCGCTAGACGGTAAGTAACAACTAACAGTTTGTAAAAGAAAACCCCTTGTAGAGATACAGGGGGTTTTTGTTTATTTTTCTATGCGCTAGACTGGAGACCTTATGGCTAAAAGTATTATGGAACTTATTGCAATGCTCCCTCCAGAGGAGCAGGCTGCTGCACTCGAGGGGATTGATCCAGACGCTCTACTTTGGGACTGGAAAGTTTGGGCGCGCCCCGAGCAACTTCCTCCTACTGACGACTGGAATGTTTGGTTGGTTCTTGCCGGGCGTGGATTTGGAAAAACCAGAATGGCCTCCGAGTGGGTTCGCGAGACGGCAAAGTACACAACTGAAGGTCAACGTCGGTTTGCACTTGTTGCTCGTACTGCTGCTGACGTTCGAGACGTAATCGTCGAGGGAGAATCCGGAATCATAAACATCTCCCCTCCTTCAGAGAAGCCACACTACGAGCCGTCTAAAAGGCGCCTAACTTGGCCGAACGGTAACACCGCTACATTGTTTACGGCAGATGAACCTGATGGATTGCGTGGACCACAATTTAGTCACGCATGGGGCGACGAAGTTGCCGCTTGGCGGCAGACCCCAGACGCTGCGGGCATGACTGCTTTTGACAACTTACGAGTCGGTACTCGTCTTGGTAAGAATCCTCAGATCTTGGCCACCACCACTCCGAAGCGCACTCCGCTTCTCTACAAACTTATTGAAGAATCTCGCACAGACAAGGCGACTGCCGCAAAGGTTGTTGTCACAAAAGGTTCCACAATGGACAATGCTGGAAATCTCTCCGGCGCATATCTTGAGACTATTATGGGCGTTTACGAAGGCACGTCTCTAGCTCGACAAGAGCTCTATGGAGAGATGCTTGACGACCTAGAAGGAGCGATGTGGAATGAAGAACTGGTTGAAGCAGCTAGACATACTGATTACCCTGCGTCTACTCCGTTACGTGTTATCGGCGTCGACCCTTCAGTTGCTGAGAATCCCCGCGACGAGTGCGGTATTGTTGTCTGCGCATCGACTGCAGAACACGACCTCTATAAGCGCAATGCTTGGGTTCTTGAGGACGCTTCAATTCATGGTTCCCCGGACACCTGGGCCCGTAAAGTTGTTGAAATGGCTCGCAAGTGGGGTTGTCCCGTTGTTGCCGAAGTTAATCAAGGTGGCGCGCTCGTACGAAATGCCATCAACTCTATTGACCCCAGCGTCACAGTCCTTGAGGTCCACTCAAAGTACGGAAAACAGCTAAGAGCAGAGCCAATTCTTCTTGCATACGAGCAAGGACGAGTTCACCACGTGAACTACCTCCCAGAACTAGAATCTCAGATGTACTCTTGGATCCCAGGAGAGGGTAAATCCCCTGACCGCATCGATGCAATGGTTCACGCTATGACTGCTCTACTAATTAAACCACCACCGGGCTTTTCTGGTGGTAAATTACGTGCAAAAAGCCTAGCAGATCGCAAAATGGGCGTAACTAGGCCTAATACTGGTCAAGTTGGCCGCGTTTTTAGAGCTAGATAGTCATGAAAATTATTTTAGACAAGTTCCCATGCCACTTGTCTGCAGTAGCAGTAGATAGGTTAGAGGATATTTCTCAGCTAAATAGCTATCAACCTACTCATGGTGCTAACTATATGAGCAAAACTAGAGTAATATTAACTGAAACCGAAATAGTAGTAGCAAAAGATGACCATGACGGACCTGTTGTAGTGTTTCAAGAGAAGTACGCCCAAGTATTCCTGTCACAAAAGACCGACGAGGACACAAGGGTTATAACTATTAGCGGTAAGATGCTAGCATTTAAGAAAGATACCGCCTGCGGATGTGGTTCTCGCCTTCGTGGTTGGAATCCGTATAGGACTTTAAGCTCAATTAAGGATTAATATGACTATAGATGCGTTTACTTTTGTAATTCTCGCTCTTGGAGCGTACCGTGCAACCCATTTGATCACAACCGACGCCATTGCAGACGGATTTCGCAATAAGGTTTGGTCAAAGTTCCCACCAACCACTAAAATTGGGTACTTAATCACTTGTAACTGGTGTACAGGGTTCTGGATGGCGGGCATTTTTGTCGTCGGAGCGTCAATCCTACCTCAACTTACCTTTGTGGTATCATTAGTCTTGGCTATATCTGCCTTGATTGGAATTATTTCCGCTTGGACAGAGCGCTAAACAGACAGGGAGCCCGTCTTGGGTATTTTTAAAAAAGAACCACAGCAGTTACAGGCTTCCGGCCGTAATTTACGCGCCTCCGCCCCAAAGAACACTACTAGCATTGCCCCGGGTGTCTCAGTTGACTCTTTTGGTATTATTTATGCTGAACCACGCGCGTTCAACGCACCTAGACCAATAACTGCTGCTGCTGCTCAAGTAAAGCTAGATGATAAAACTGAAGCAGAGTACTTTAAAGCTCGCAGGAACTCCGCCGCTACCTCTTGGCAGGGCGAAGCATGGGAATACTACGACGCAATTGGTGAGATTAAATATGCCTTCAACCTAGTTGCGTCTGTTGTCTCAAGAATTCGTCTATACGCAGCAGCTATAGGCAATCCGAGTGAAGCACCTTCTCCAATTGTTTCAGTAGCTAAGGTAGAGCCCCGACTAGCACAAGCTGCTCAGCGAGCCCTCGACCGCTTGAGCTCTGCCTACGGTGGACAGCCTGGTCTTTTAAAAGACGCAGCGCTAAACTTGCAAGTTACTGGAGAGTGCTACCTAGTTCAGGTCCCAGAACGACTAGGATCGGGCTACCCCGAGACCTGGGACATCAGATCAACCGATGAGCTACAAGTTGATTCTAGGGGTAATTACATTCTTAATCCTCGCAGTGACCCAGCTGGCACCGGTGGTGTTGGAAAGGGTACTGGTGATATCATTCATCTACCAAAAACTTCATATGTTGGTCGCATTTGGCGAGCTCACCCTCGCTATAGTCAGGAATCTGACTCTTCCCTAAGAGGTCTATTGGACCTTTGCGCTGAATTGCTACTACTGAATAGGACATTCCGTGCGACTGCAAGATCTCGCCTTAACGCTGGTGCTCTCTACCTACCTGACGGCCTATCGGTGGCTTCGACTCCGGACCCAGACTACCCGTACGACGAAGACGGTAATTACAACGAGCAATATAATCCCGAAGAGGCCGCAGACGACTTCGAAGATCAGCTAATCGATGCAATGACCACCCCGATTAAGGACGAAGATTCTGCATCTGCAGTTGTGCCCTTAATTATCCGTGGTCCAGCAGAGCTTGGCGACAAGATCAAGCAGTTTAAGTTCGAACGTTCCTTCGACCCAGCTCTTGGAGAGCGCTCCGACCGTGTACTAGAGCGTATCATGCAGGGCCTAGACGTCCCTAAAGACATCGTAACGGGACTTGCCAACGTTAAGTACTCTAACGCGCTACAGATCGACGAGAGCCTCTACAAGGCTCACATTGAGCCCCTGATGCTTCTGATAGTTGACGCCTTAACAGTTATGTACTTACGTCCATACCTAATTGCCAACGGTTACTCCGAGGCAGAAGTTAAAGATGTCTGCATTTGGTATGATCCTAGCCTAGTGTCTACCAGAAACGACCGCGCTACAGACGCGGACTCTGGATTTGACAAGATGGCAGTATCATTTGACACCTGGCGTCGCGCACATGGGTTCTCCGCGGCAGACGCACCGGACGCTAAAGAGCTTGCACTTCGTTTAGTGATGCAAAAGGGCATGGTCACACCTGAACTTACCGAGGCGATGCTACAGTCGGTGGCTCCAGAGATGATGGGTGCACTCAGGCAGCAGACCATGGAAAATAATGGTGCTGCTATTCCCCCAGAGATTGATGAGCTTTTGACCCCAGCGGGTACTGGTGCTCCGTCAACTACAGAAGATGTTGCTGAAGAATCAACGCAAGAAGAAACAACACCGCCACCACTAGCAGAGCCAGAGGCTTAACATGCATATTGATCAAAAACCAGAACTAGTTGCAAGATTGGCAAAATTACTGGCTAATACAGTCACGGCTAAATTTATTCTCCACGGCTATCACTGGAACGTCTTAGGCCCAGACTTTGGTGAGTATCATAAATTCTTTAAGACTCTATATAAGGATGTAGACGGCTCAATAGACGAGTTGGGCGAAAATATTCTTAAAGCTGGATTCCCTGCGCCATATCTTCTAAGTGACTATATAGAGATGTCCTCTATCAAAGAAGAGCGCTTAGATGGAACTTCTCCCGTTTTCTTGCTTCAGTCTGCTAAAAGAGTTAATGATGAATTAGTTCACTCTCTATTCGACGCATTTAAGATGGCAGAAGAGTGCAATGAGCAAGGACTAATGGATTTTCTTGCAGGCCGTATTGATACACATAAAACATTCAACTGGCAGATCAATGCATTCATAGGAGTTCGCTAAATGTCTGAGTACTTTGATAAAGTTTTAAACGCCTCTGGAGAGTACGCTTCACCAGAACAGATTCTCGATAACGATAAGAAGGAAGCTCCCGAAGGTTATCACTATATGCCAGACGGAGAGTTAATGAAAGATTCAGCGCACGAAGCAGCGGCTCTAGAAAAAGACTCTGACGATCCTTGCTGGAAGGGATATGTCCAAGTAGGTACAAAAAAGAAGAACGGCAAAAAAGTACCAAACTGCGTCCCTTCTGCGGCATCCATAGATGAGATAGTTGCAAGTGTTAATAGTGAGTTTGGGCACTCCAGGCGAGTTCGCAAAGAAGATGCCTATCAAGTTGCTAGAAAAGCCTGCGACAAATACAGCTACCTCGGAGATACCGAAGAACTCGAGTTAGCGATTCTGTGGGAAGTATTCACATACGTAGAATATGCAACCGAAGGCGTCTCTGAGGATCTTGAAGATTTATCAGAATATTCTATTCTCCTGCCAGCCGGACATCCGGGAAGAGACTCTTCAATTGCAGACTCCCTCGAGTGGGTCTATGGTGCCCCTGACTTGGATGACTTTGCCAAAGAAGCACTTCTTTCTGCTTTTGATATAGGCTCTGGCGGCATAGAGGTATTGCATGCAACTACTAGGCTGAATGTCTTAATTTCCAGTGGCGCGCTCAGTCCGGCTACCGTTTATCACGTGGAAACCTTAAAAAATAAAAAGAATCAAGTCAGTTAGATTTTATTAGGGTAAAATTTAGAGTAGCTTTCTATCTATATAAAGGATTAAATTTATGTCCGACTCCCTTAAGTCAATAATTGCAGTGGGTGGAAACTCTAGTGCTTCAAAAAGCCTGAGGGCCAGGAAGCAGCCTCGTGATAAAAAAGGCCGTTGGGTAACAACAGGCGCAGCCATGTTTGCAAGCGTCTCACTCAGTAATGGCAAAATATTAAAAGTAAAAGGTAAAGCTGTTGGAGGCACTGCAACTAAAAAGGGTGAAAAAAATGATATTCGCATGCTCGTTGACAAGGGCTACGGAGCTTCGGGAATTCCAGAAAATACGGTACTTGAAGTAGACTCTAAAAATGGTGAGCTAGAGTCCAAGATTCAGATAAATCGCGACTTCTTGAAGAAGAAGGGTATTGACCCCGATCTGCAGCATGACCTTCCTAAGTCAATAGCTGATATGCCTCAGAAGCTAGAGAACATGAACGCTCAGCCGGGCGATGAGCTAGATATTGAACTTGCCACCAATGGACTGACTGATGAGGAAGATAAAGAATTCCGCGCAGAGCGCGACAAGGAGCCTCTAGCAAAACTTCCACCAGCACTTGCAGAGCAAGCTGTTGAAGGCGAAGACGTTAACAAACTTCTAGACGAAGCGGGCAAGGCAGACTCTCCTTTTATTGATCTCATACCAAAGTCTGCACTCGAGGTCATAAAGCTACGTGACGCGGGTCTTATAGACTCTACAGGAGGCATTCAACCTGGTGCCAGGTTTGTACCAGGAACACGGATGTATGGCGGAACGTGGGACACTAATGACTATTGGTATAACCCAGATGGAAGTGTTGTTAGGATTCGCAATGAGAAGGTAGGTAGCAAATCTACACTTCCTACCGGGGTGATTGATCCTGATATGTTACGCGACATGTGGACCCCAGCTGACGTAGAAAACCGAAACCCCGCTAAAGTCGCAGACAATGCAATTGCAAATATTATGGCTGAAGTCAGTCTGCATGGAGATACCGAGGTAAAATTCGAGGCTCTGGACGAGCTGTTTAGTGAAAAAAGCAGCCTCAAGCCAACGGCTCCTATGAATCTAAATGTTGGAGACGTAGTTCGCTCGAAGGCAGGTAAAGATTCCGTCATTGTTGACTTGAAATTGGATCCCAGCAGTGGCGGTAGATCATTCATGAAACTACAGAATGAGGATGGCACCGTAGCAGAGGTTCCTATAGATCTGACCAGGAAACTTAACGTTGTGCAAGGCAGAAAAGCTACTATCTCTGAACCAACTGAACCAACTGAACCAACTGAACCAACTGAACCAACTGAACCAACCGCGAAAGCTAAGCCCGCTAAGCCCGCTAAGCCCGCTAAGCCCGTTCCAAAAACGGTAGATGATACCAGAGA